TTTTTATTCTTTTGTAATTTTGCCATTTTAATTCCTCCTATTATCTTTTAAATTTTAACAAAATAAGCCTGTAAGAGAATACTCTTACAGGCAGTCTATTATCCATATTATCCCATAACTACAGTTGCTTCATTTACTTTTCTATTAAGTACTGAGTCTGTGTAATTTACCAATCTTAATGTACTATTTAATTCTATAATTATAGCAGATATATTATTATAGTAAGCTCTATATTCTTCTCTTACTTCAGCATCTACTTTAGTATAATTATAAATAATATCATTAAGTATTAACAAAAATTCATCTACTAGTTTAGCATAATTTATTCTATACTTTCTAGTGATATCCACCATAAATAGACCTTCTTCTATTGTCTCATTAGTTTCTGATACTTTATCCTCTACTATCAATAGTCTTGCTTTTTGTATATAAGCAAGGTCAGGATAATTTGATATATCATCTGAATTGAATGGTTTATCTACTATATTTCTACAGTCGAATGTATCAAACAATTCTTCATCTACTTCTTCTAATGCTTCTCTAGAAGTGTCTTCATCCTCTCCAATAACAGCCATTGAAGGTTTATACTGATTATTGACTTTCTCTTCCAGATCTTTCATTGGTCTGTTGACATATTTTTCAACAATCCCATTACATAATAACAATATAGCATCTGAATTTATTACAGGATGGAACATTTCTGAATTCATGACCAACTTGATACTTTCCAATTCATTATCTGGTCTTTGTTCCATATCTTTAATGAATTGGTATATATTTTGTTTTATCATTGACATTTTATTTATAGTACTGTCATCAAACTCAATGCCAATCTCTGTTATTTTCTTCTCAATAGTAATTAAACAGAAAGCTGCTAGGACATCTTCTATTGTTAAATCATCTTTTTTGATTTTATAAATATTGTCTATCACAGTATCCATTTTCTTATCAATTTCTAAAAATAACTCTTTCTCATTACTATTTGTGAACACTCTACTATTTTTATAAATATCTAATACTAATTTTAAATTTTCCATTTCAATTCCTCCTTAATAAATTTCACATCATCTCTCATAATAACTGTTACTACATCAGAGCATATATAAATCCCGTAACATAGAAACATCATACCAAACAAAGCCTTTGCCATTTTCTTAATATCTGTTGTATCTATTATTCTTATTAAGTATATTACTATAATAGTCATAATAGCTATTGCAAATATTAATACTAAGCATAATATTTTATCCATTAGATAATCCTAGCTCCTTTCTAATACTTTCCTTAAGAGTAGCATCATCTATAGTTTCTATATCAGCATCATCGTATAATGATTTCATATCTTTTATATCATAGTCTTTAACTATCTCTCTCATACGATATGCTTCGATTTCATTAATGTCTAATTTTTCTAATGCTTTACTATTTGCTACTTCTAAAGTATTTCTTATATAAGCGATACCTAATGGTGATAAATCTGAAGGACTTAAATGAGTAGCCTTCATTAATCTTTTAATTCTATCTTTTCTCATTCATCCACCCCCAAACTTACTTTACCATAAACCACATCTTTATCTGGTAATTCTAAATTACTAGAATTATCATTTAAAGAATCTTCCATACTACTATCTTCACCTAATAATGAATCAGCTAAGAATTTAAATGCAACATCATCTTCTTCATAATCATCTTCTTGTAAGATGTTGCTTCTCTTAACTTTTTGATTTTCAAGATAAGTTTCACTATTAGAATATAATGAGATTGTAGTTCTAATCTCATTCATATAATCTACGAATACTCCAGTATATTTATCTTTATACTTTTCTTCATATTCATCAACCATAGCTTGTAACTCGTCTACTTCATCTTCACGAAGTATCTTTTGCCAATCTAGCATATGATTGTTTATTTCTATTAGATTACTTATCTTTTTGAAAAGCATAGGTGAGAATAGTTCTATAGGTAGTCCTCTTATTTCTCTAACTAAGTCATGTGCAGATACTAATGAAGGGTCTTCATGTATATCCATACCTAACATAGATAGTTCTAAAAGTCTACCAGATTTGTGTACCGTAAATGGTACTCTCTCAGTATAGCCTTTCATTTTACTTACCTCCCTTGTTTATTTCTTGCATTTATTGTTACAATCATATCATAGTTGATATTTTGTAATGTTTGAAGCTTCTGATATTTATTATACACATCAGAGAACTTCATATTTTTTGAAGTCAACATATAAGGCATAACTTGGTCAATATTAACAATAGTATCATTAATATTTTCACTAATGATTATGATTTCTCTGTTTGATATGACCTCTTTAGTATTTTCTTCTATGAAGTATTCATTTAACTCTAAATCATACTTTTCCTTTAATACTACTGGTCCTAGTACATCATATGCCTTCGCAAGTATTGTACCCCAGTGTTTATCTAGAGTATCATTAAGTCTATTATAACTCTTCATTACTTGCTTTTCAAATCCTTCATCACTACCATCTAATACTGGTACTCCTAGTGGTCTGTTTTTTGGTCTTAATACCTTTCCTAATAATTTCTTTAACATTTCTTTTCCTCCTTATTATATTAAAAATCTTGTACAGTAGCATAGAAATATCCCGTAGCAATTACCTGTAAAGGAACTGCTACGGAATTTTATTTATGCTTTTATCTACTACTATAATATGTATCTAAAATCGTTATTGAATTTTATTCTACTATATATTCTATAGGAGAATAATCATCTGGTATTGATTCTATAAATGAGAAGTTACTATTCATAGTTTTCAATTCCACTGTTTCTATTGGATTTATTAAGAAATCTTCATTATAGTATGTATCAATCTCATCTACTGATTGTTCAGTAAATTCAAACTGAATTCCTATAGGTTTCATATATCCTAATAGTATCTCAACATTACGATTTTCAGAATTAGATACATCTATATTTATATCATCAAATATATTTGATGTATATAGAGCATAATTCAATTTCTCCCTAGCATCTATTGAAGCAGAATGCTCCAAATTCAATTTTGTTACTAAATCATAACCAATACCTATAGATAGTATTGATTGCTCCATTTCACCTAATCTTACTGGTGAAGTAGAGAATAAACTCTTGTTGAATTTATAACTTCTAGACTTTGTAGGTATACCTTTAGCATTTACGAATGACACACTACGAGCAGAGAATTTACTACTTGGTGTATGTTTTAATTTTATAACATACTTAAATCCAACTACAGCTTTTCTAGACATTTCTCTGTATACCCCATCTAGTTTTTCATACATAACCATTTTCTTTACGAATGGAAATTCTTCTTTTAGTTTAGTGAAGCTGTCTATATTGAAATCACTGTAATATGGTTCTTGAGTAATATTCATAGTCTTCATAGCTATATACTCATCTATAATGTTATATAATTCCTGTTTATCCTTCATACCTAGGTTTATTAATTGCTCTCTTAATCTTTGGTCAACCATTCCTAGATATCTAAATATTAATTTTATCTTGTCATCATAGTTATCATATGTCTCAGCTTCTTCTAATATCTTCATTGTATAGAATGATAGATTTTGTTCTATTAATTGTCCAGGATTTAATCTTCCAACAACTCCACACTGATTACATATAATATCTACTCTTAATCCATTTTCTGTTAAAGGCATATTCTCATCTTTCTCTACTAACGATATTACACCTTTGTCTCCATATCTTCCAGTAAGTTTACTTCCTTTAGTAATCTTACTTTCATATACTACTTTAAATTCTAATATCAAATTACTGAATTTCTTATCTCTATCTCTCCAAGCTTTATGTTCTATTATATCTTTAGCCTTTTGCCACATAAAGTATAAGTCATCACTACAATTACTATCTAGATATTTAGATAATTCATCATAGATTTCTTGATAGTATTTTATATTGATATCATAATACTTCTTTATCTGAGAATTACATTCTTCCTCTAAATATTCTGGTTTATTACTATATACCATTACATCTATAATTCTTCCATATGAGTAGAATATATTGTCAGATAGTTTATTAATGTTATTCATTCTACTATTATCTAAATCAAATAATATACTTTCATTATTTCTTCTTCTAGCTACACATAGAATATTGTCTCTTATCTCTTCTCCTATATCTGGAAAAGATTTTATTTCTTTTCCTACTCCATAATAATTTATTAGAATATCATTATCATTTACTTGTACTCTAATAGTATCACTCTCAGGAGAAGCTAATCTTTTTGCAAATGATTCTGATACTATTAAAGCATCTTCTGTTGTTCTTGTATCTGTCCAGTATAATGTCAATGCATTTATACCATATCTATAGTTACCTAGACTTCGATCACCTATATTATCAAATGACCTACTCTTGTATAATACAGTACCAGCTGGTATTTCATCATTATCATTTAATGAATCTATAACTGAGTTATTATACTCATAACAGTATTTCTCTGTTAAATTCTCTACAGCTTTTCTTTCTATTATATCATACATATCTTTTTCTTTGTTGTATGTTAATAGTATATAAGGACTTTCTTCAAATCCTTCAAATTTTGTTATTTTCTTTATTACTATCCTATCTTCTTCAATTTGTCTATATGAATCTGAATAACCACCTACTACATTTTCCCATCCAGTAGAATAATATGGTATCTCAGGTTCTTTTATCTGTACAAATTGGTCTATATGGTTAGTAAACATTAATGACCGAGAACCACTAATAGCGTCTCCTCTAGTCAATAATGTTTTACCATATATTTCATATGAATTCTTAAACCTATTATCTAAAGCATCAAGCTCTTTTTTGTAATCAAATGTATTCATATTGAAATATCTCCTTTTATTTAATTTTTAACAATCAAAGTCAACTAATGTGACATATAATTCTGGATCTAATGAATCCATTGTTTTTATAAAGTCATTATAATTTTCTTCAACCGTTCTCGTATTAGTTCGATCAGCATAAAAGTCTGTTTCTAGAATATCACCATAAGAAATTAGAGCCAATGGACAAGAATTTTCAAATATACCACAATACTCATCAAATGGCATATTCTTAGCTTGTGAATTTTCATAAATATCTTTAAGTATTCTAACATAATTCTCATCTGACATATCATGTTTATAATAGATATCTTTAATCTTAGCTGTATATTTCTTTGACCCGTCTTTACATAATAATGGTGGACTTTTATCTATATCTGTAATCAATTCAGATAATTCATATTTAGAATACATGTTGTATACTTGATGATGTTTACCTAATTGAGGCTTATAAACTTTAATTCCATATAAGTATTCTAAATGTTCTGGTGTTTCAAACATATATCCATCTGCTAGTAATCTTAACATAGTTTCACGATCAGATAGTCCAAATTTATATTTCCAATAAAATATATCTGAATCCAATTCAAACCATACTATTTTTGAAGGATATCCATTATAGGTTCTTGATATATTAGAAATATCTTTAGAATACATATTCATAATAGCTCTAACTTCGTCAACTGTTCCTTCTCTACTAATGACAAAGGCATTATAATACATAATATACCACCTCCTTTAATTTTAACAATGAAAATCAACTATAGTAACATAGAATTCTGGGTTTAATTCTTTTATTGCTTTAATAAAATCATTATATTTTTGCTCTTTAGTTCTTTTATCTGGATAATCATCATAATAATCAGTCTTACTACTATTTAATCCATTTATTAATATTGATGGACAATTATGTTCATACAATTTTACAAATTCATCAAATAGTAATTCCTTTGTGCCATGTATTTTATTTTCTTCAAAATCTTTTGTATATTGTATATAATTATCTTCTAAATGTTTCATAAATACTTTATCATTAGAATCATATTCAAAATATACATCTTTAACTTTTGCTGTATACTTCTTTGAACCATCTTTACACATCATAGGTGTACATCTACTTTCTTCCCCACCTATAGTATAAAAATCATAAACATTAAATACTTCATGGTGTACTCCTAATTGTGGTTCATTTACTATTATTCCATATTTGTATTCTAATACTTCTGGTGTTACATAATCATACCCAAAATCTAATAACTCAAAAATAGCTTTGCTTTTTGATACTTCATTTTTCTCCATATGGTTTTTAAGTATATCAGTACAATCTTCCCAAACTATTTTAGAAGGATAATCATTATCTCTTCTTTCTTCATTACTAATACTTTCATAATATGGTTCTAATATATTATGAACTTCATCAATTTCACCTGTTTCACTTACTACTAATCCTACAAAATGCATACTAATCAACTCCTTATTATTTAATAAAATATAGTGTAGAAGACAATACTTTGTACTTCTACACTAATATAATATATTTATAAATTACTTTTTAGATTTCTTTTCTTCTTCTGGCAAGTCTTTATTGATTATATCATTAATCTCATCATCAGTTATAGCAAATTTAACTTGGTCCCCAGAACCAACACCACTTAGATAAGATTCTAATAAAGGTTTACAAGCATTATCAAATGCTAATTTAAATTCTTTATTATCTTTATATAACTCAATGAACTCACTATTTCTGAATTTCTTATCATATCCAGGAATAGTTAGATATGTAGTACCTTCTACAACACCTGCGTTCTTAGCCATATTGAATTTACTCATAGGAGTATTGAAACCATACTCTTGAGTATATAATAATTCAAATGACTGACCTGCTCTGTTTCCTCTAGATTTTATAATAGTACATTCTATAGGGAAACCTTTTAATTTATATTTATCATCATCTTTAAATGCTGCTTTGGCATTTAATTTGATTAAGTTATTTGCTAAATAAATTGCAGTATTACCACCAGGTACACTTTCATCTTGTTTCATATAATTTACTTGTTTTTGATTTGGTTGATACATAGATGTCTGTATAGCCTTATTGACATGGTTTACCACTATTAGATTTATATTACACTCACCTAATATTGGTATTAGTTTCTTAAATATAGATGAGTTAGCTTTTGCTGCTTGTGCTGCTGACATATTAGAACCTGTTCCTTCTTCATCTAAATTCTTCTCAGGCATTAATAATGCTAATGAGTCTAATATAATAAATGAAGGCACATATTTCATAACAGGTTTACCATTATCTATTAAGTCTGACTCATATAATAAGTCTTCTTTATTATCTTTCTTTAATTTAGCATGTGCTACTATATCATTATAGAAGTTTTCAGCATAAACCCCATTATCTTTCTTTATATAATGCTCTGTTAGCCATTCTTCTGTAACTCCTGTTGTTGTCATAATTCTGGCAGGACTTGTTGCTCCTTCTAAGTCATAATGCATTATAATAGTTCTACCTTTGAAAGGTTTTGCCATATTAACTACTGTTTGTAATACAAATGTAGTCTTACCTGAACCAGATGGTCCTATTACCATAGTATACGAACCTTCTCTCAATCCAGTGAACTGTTGTTTTGTTTCTGGGTTAATAAATCCATTTCTATAATCAAATTCATCAAACCCCGTCTTGTAAGTCGTATAGACTTCAAAGTCTCTTTCAATTTTTAATTCCTTCATCAATGCTTGTTTTAAAAATGACATTCCTTTAAATCCTCCTTAAATTAATTTATTATTCTTCTACTTCTACATATAAGAAGTATAAACTATTATCCATATATTTATCTCCAAATATAGACTTTATATCTTTTTGATATTCCTCAAAACTATATTTGCTTTTCTTAGCTATTCTACATATAGCCATATATTCTGTATTGTCTTTCCCTTCTTGACCCATCCAGTTGTAAGTCTCTGTCATTAATTCTGTAGGTTGATTTATACTATCTCCGAATACTATTAAATCTTTATTCATTGGTAGTATAACACCAGCTTCTTTACCATATATACCATCTATTATTACTGATGATACTTGTTCTTTCTCTAATCCTAATAAATCTCTAAATATTGATGGTATGAATGAATACTTCATACTCATTGCTGAATTATCTTCTGACTTAATATTTAAATTTATAATCCTGTCAGTATATCCATATTGATACTCATACTCAGGTAATTGTACTTTCTTATCTTCCATTATTATCTCCTTTATAAATTATGATATACTACTATCACTGCACATATAATAAGTGCTATTATTAATCCTTTTAATATTTTGTAATCTGTGTAATCACTATATAATTCTAATCCTATTGTAATTATCAATGCTACTCCTACTACTATAGCAAAATAATATAATAAAAATCCATGTATAAAATATACTTCCATTGTATCATTCTCTCCTTAAAATAATATATTAAATTCTTCTCTTAATTGTGAACAAACTTTAGCTAGACTAGGATAGTCTTCTAAAGCTACATTATTACATATTTCTATTCTTCTTTGATAATTATTACATCCATCGTCTTCTATATGTAATATGTATCTTTTAAGAATATTGTATATTCTTTTCTCTGATAAATTATTTAATTCTTCTAATATCATATTAGTTATCATATTCCATATTATTATTTGCCTACTATCAAAATCATCAGTTCTATCTTTTAATTCTAATAGTAAATAGTATAATACATCATCGAAATATTTACCCTTACCAAAGACATAGTATAATAACTTTAAAACATTAGTCTTAGTTATTAATCTATCTGAATCTTTTGAAGAGTTATCTATTTTAAACATATTGTATATTTTAGATGTAAATCTATATACTCTTTTCTCTATATTGTGTGTATATTCTTTTTTCCATATTTGTGGCATGAATATACTTATATCTATTGCAAAATTTCTTGAACCTTCTAAAATTTCTTCTAATTTGTCTATATATCCTTTATTTAATTCTATATATTTATTCAATAATAATATCTTATATTCTTTTTCTTTTCTTTTAATCTTTTCGGATATTAGATATGTAGTAGTCAAGAAATTAAATGCTCTTAACCTATCATCTATATCTTCTTCTATATGGTTTATATATTCTAACATAAAATCTTTATTTTTAGCTAGAATAAGTATTTCATTAATATCTTCATTTAATGCTTCAAGATATATAATATAGTCAGTTATTTCTTTTATATTATCTTTTGTATATTGTACTATGTCTTCTATTTGATTTCCATCTTCATCTCTGAATAATGTTGTTATTTGCATATTCAATCCTCTTTTCATTCTAATTTTCTAGTATTGTGTTGTTTTATTGATAATTCATTATAATAATTCAATGATTTTCCAGTATTTGTTTTGAGATATGTATCTATCTGCTTCATTATTCGTTTAGTATCACCACTATATCCTACATATATAGCTAATGCTTTTTCTAAATCACCATCTAATGCTTTTGTAAGACTACTTATATAATGTACTGATAATTCTATATTAACATCTGGTCGATACAAGTATTTTGGATTATATATGTCATTAGGATATATAGTATACCAAATATCTTTAGCTACAAATAATGGCATAGCTGTTACACCATAACTGACTCCATCTCTATGCTTAGTATTACCTTTACTCATTGTATCTATTAATGCTACAAATACATTCTTATCTATTTGACTATTATTTCTATTCAATGCTGTTACTATCATTTTATTATAACTAGTTGCTTTAGCTACTTGCTTAGTCTTCTTATTATTATTTGTAGTAGCTTTCTTTTGTTCTTGTTTCTTTGTATCCTTATTCACTACTGTTTTCTTTTCTTGTAACTTCACACCTTTACCTAATGCAATACCTACTGATTTTACATCATATTTAGCTATATTTCCACTATCTGGTTCTGAGTTAATAACTTCATATTCCATTACTAAATTTTCTGCTTCCATATGTTGAATTTTATCTTTTAAATCTAACACTTGTTCTTCTAGTTCTCTATTCTTATCTTCTAATACTTTAGCACTAATAAAATTATCATGATATTTATTAAATCCACTATTAGCTATCTTATCTAGTATTCCTATATTATCTATAAATAATAAAAATATTGCTAATGAAATAAAGAAAGAAATTATATACACTATCCCTTTCTTATACATTGGGTCCAAAAGTTGTCTGTTTATCTTCAATTTTGTAAAATACTCCTCCATCTTTAATGCTCTTTCATAATCTGCTGTATTAAAATATTTAGAGCAATATTCTCTATATATTTGCTCTTTATAGTAATTTTCACCTACAAATAAATACATTCTTTTAATGAATCCACTTACTCCACCTTCTTCTTTTGCACTTTCTACCAATTCATTATATTTATCATCTATCTTTATATTTATTTCATTAGAATCGACTACAAGACTCTCGTCACCATGGTAACGAGAGTAAGTTGTATATTCTGGAAAAAATATCATAATTATCTTCCTCCTATTTGTCCTTTTTATCTTCTTTCTTATTATCTTTATCTTCTACATCATATGTAGTATCTGCTCCGAATATTCCTATACCTATTTCATGTATAACTTTAACACCTTCATCTTTTTTATCCTTTTTTATTTCTACCATTGTTATTCCTCCTCTTATTTAACTCCTGTTTCTTTATCTAATGCACTTAATAACATAAGGTTATCTGTAATTAAATTAGACTTTATACCAGCTCCTAAGAAATACACATCTACTAGATTTAATGTAGTTTTATTTCTAGGGTCATTTGGTATATCTTCTTGTGATACATAACCTTTTTCCAATATTTGTTTAGTCATTTCATTATAACCAACTATATCATCTGCTCTTGGTCCTAAGAATTCTTTTAATACATCTTTCATTCCAGTAACCATCATTGCTGCTGTTTCTACATCTGATATTCTTGCATTTTTATCTTCATTTATAACTTGCCCTGTTTTACTATCTCTATTAGTAGCTGTAAATGAAGTACTATTCTTTTTATTTATCATTTGTTGTAATCTCTTAATACCTAATGGTAATATCATACACTCAAAGTCAGACATATATCCTTCTTTGAAGTGATTCAAATATACTCTTTCATTAAAGCTAAAATTTAGTATTTTAGCTGATTTCATTGCATCTTCCATTGTAGGTTCATTATCAAATGGAATAAATTGTAATATTAAATTATCTTTTCCTTTGAAAAAATTATTAAAGAATGTTTCAAATTGCTTATCAGACATAGTACCGAACTTATTTTCATAAAGTTCTTTGTTCTTGCCTGATTTATCTATAGGAGCTAGTGTTTTGAATAATAACTCCATCATTTTTTGTCTTTTTTGTTTCAATTCTTCTGGTTTCATTATATTCTTAAACCTCCTACACTATTATAATATAATATCATAAGTCTTTTCAAATATATCTGGCTTACAAGGATAACATTCTCCTTTTATACCTTTTATTATATAATCACCCTCAGTTAAATACATATTACCTTCTAGAGTTATTATATAATAATCTCCTCTCATATGAGAATAATGCATCCCACCTTTACAGAATGCTTTACATTCTTCTATTGTTTCTTTAGTAAATCTTATTGCTTCCTTTTCTACTGGTTTACATTTTACTTTTAATATTGACATTTCTTTATTTCCTCCTAACTTTATTATCTTCCACTATATACCATTATTATAAATAAGAAATACATATATAATGCTCTTTTAAAATTATTTAATGTAGCTTCTCTATTACATTTTAAATAAAAATCTGAGCACTCTTTTAACCATGTATCTAGTATTTCTTTTATTTTTATTATTTTAGTATCATTAGTATTATTTTTCTTATATACTCTTATACTCTCATATAAGAATTTCTTTGAATTTATTTCTCTCTCAGTCATATTAGGTGACACTAAACTATATACAGAAAGTATTAATTCAACCATATTTGGTATCTCATCTACTTTCTTTCTATATAATTGGTCTACTGCTACTAATAATGATGCTGATGATATTTGATTATATGAAGCAGCACTATTAACTAATTTATGCTCTACTCCATTTGCATTGATTTGTGTTGTTACTTTTAGTTGTATTCTATTTATGATAAATTGTACATTATCTGCTTTTACCATAGTATCTTCATCTTCTTGGTCTTGTTGCGTATTTAAATATTTACCACTCTTATGTACTTCATAGTACACTTCAGCTATTTTCTTAACAAATGAGTTCATTCTATTATGAGCATCATTTACGAAGTCTACTAGATTCTTATCATCTAATTTCTTTAATCTTTCTCTGAAGTTTTCTATTAGAGGTAAAGCCATTGCTTTTACTGCTCCTAATAATGTACCTGCTTCTTTTAAAGCAAATTTATAAGACATATGGTTTACAGTATATTCCATTACTTGTCTTATAACTCCATTAGGAAATGAGTTAGCAAATCTAGATGGATATAGTTTTAGTAATAGATATGTAGTAAGATTTTCTATTGTTTTTTGATGTTTCTTTTCATCTATAATTAGTAAAGCTCTTACTATAGTACCTATTAATAAATTGTATGGATTAGCACCTATATTCCATTTAGGGTCTATATAACTACTCTTTTTAACTTCTGCTTTTATTTCTTGTGAGCTTGTTTTAAATAATCTAAATAATTTATTCTGTTCTAATTCTGAGAACACTAGCTTATATAAACCAGCTTCAGATAATATCTCATTATTCATATCTATATATGAATGTATTAATCTATTTATAACTGTTATATTTGATGTATTAAGTAATTTCATTATATGGTCTTCCATATATGTAGAGAATTCTTTCATCTACAAACACCTCCTATTTTATAAGTGTGTTTGAGTTATAGAAATTTCTTATGTTAAACAATCTGGTAATAAAAATATTAATGAAAAGGAGAATAAATATATGAATAAAACAAGAGAACAAATATTAAATGAAGCATTTATTGGTAAGAAACCTACTGATAAATTATTTGGTCACTGGAAAGATTTAACTGATTTTATTAAATCACACCCACATGACCCACATTTAAAAGAAAAATGCTATCTAGATTTCAAGAAAGAATTATCTTCATTATTCGGTTTTGATAGAACTGAGTTAGTTGTAATACCTACAGCTGATGTAAATGCTATGACACTACCTATAAGATTCGATGATGAAGATCTAGAAAAGCTAAATGATTTATTTATAGTAAATAATAAAATAATTAAGATAAATCCTAAATATAAGAATAGTACTTTTTTCTTTTTCTATTCAGAATTAATTATGAGATTAACTGCTGAAGAATCATTTGCTATATTCTTACATGAAGTAGGTCATAGCTTTAATAATGTACTATTACAAGCACATTATTTATCTACTAGAAGTAGAATACAAAAAATGATAGACTATACATTAGGAGCATTCAATAGTGTTATAAATAAAGTATCTAATACTATTAAAAATGCTTTAGGTGCATCTAATATATATGGAGATGGTTCAAGTGCATATAATCCATATATACAAGATTATTTTGATGAAGTTGATAGATTAATAAAAGACGATAAAGAATACCAAAAATATAGACAATGGTATGGGAAAATGAGAGATATTGCAGATAAGCAAGAAAAAGATACATATAATTTTGGTATCTTTAATAGTATAGTACATATACTAATATCACCAATATTATTGCCAATAGGACTAATAACTTATATGGTTGGAGGAAATCTTAAAGGACAAACTGAAGATAATAGTGGCGAAATAAAATCTCAATGGGCTCAATATTATAAGAACTTAGAAAATGAATATAATGCTGATAACTTTGTTAGTATCTATGGATACAGTAAAGAGTTATCTGATGCTTTTTTAAAATTCAATGATATCTATAGAAATATGAAATCAACAAATGGTTTAGAAACTAAAATACTTAGATGTGTTGTTTTATTAAATAGAATGACAGTAACTTCTCACCCAAATGAATATGCTAGAGTAACTACTCTTATGAAACACGCTGAATATGAATTAAAGAATAACAAGACTATTACAAAAGAACAAAGAGCAGAATTAACAAAGATGCTTAATGGATGTAAAGAAGTATTAGATAATTTATATAAAATAAATTCAGATATAAATAAATCACCATTAAGTATTAGAATATACAATAGAATGAATAACAAATTAAGAGACAAATACGAATCAGATGCTTCTAAGAGAGATTATGATAGAGGTTATAGAGAGATTCAAAATAGTCAGCAAGGCAAAAAAATAAATGAAAGTACTGGATTGTCAGTGTTAAATGAAAAATTCATAGGTCCTAAACCAATAGAGAAATTACATGAATATTGGACTATACTTTATAATAAATTAAAAAATGATGAAATATCAGTATTAGCAAATGATGACCCTGACTATATTAATTTTAAACAAGAAGTATGTGATATGTTTGGATTTGGTAGCTTTACCTTAGAAATAGAAAATCTTTCTAGAGTAAATGCATTTACTATGCCTATAGGTTTTTCTGCTGTTGATATGTATAAGAAAGATTTATTCTTAGTAGGTAAAGACTATATTAAGATAAATCCTAAGTATAATGTTAGTGGATATATAGTATTATCACATAGCATGTTTAGATTACTAGAATGTGATGAAGTATTTAGTGTTTTTCTACATGAAATAGGTCATAATTTTAATGATGTGCAATTACAAGTAAAATGCATTTTAATGAAAAAACAAATACCTGGAATTATAGCAACATTATCGCAATATAGAGCATCTGTACTATCATTAATAAACAGAACAATCAATCAAACAGTTAGCACACAAGCAGGTGATACTATAAACCAAGCAATGAATGGAATATGGAACACTATAGGTTCTTGGGATATTACTAAGAAAATAGGAGAATCATTAAACTGGGTAGCTAAATTATATTGGGGAGATGAAGGTATGGATAAAAGATCTGGATTTTTCTCATACTTATCAGTAGGATTTAAAGTACCTGGATTATTATTAAGTATAGCAAGTACTGTTACTAATAAATTATGGAAATCTATGGCATTACAATTTCCATTAATATTCTCATCAGACCAAACTAAAACTATAAAATCATTCGATTTAGAAAATCAAGCAGATAATTTTCCTAGTATGTTTGGATATGGTGCAGCAGCTGCATCTGGCCTAGCTAAAATAGAGAAAATAATGCTAAAATCTAATGTTGGTTGGGGTATAATAGAAGGTATTCAAAGATTACAATATGCTATAACACAAGCTGGTATGTGGTGTCACCCTACAATGGTTAATAGACTGATAAATATTCAAAAACATCTTGAATATGAATTAAAAAATAATAAGAATATAGATAAACTACAAAGAAAATCTTTAGAAGAAAACTTAGCAAGTACAAAGAAAGCATTAGATGACTTATTAGACATATCTTCTGATGTAGGTAAAATGAGACCATTAACATATAAGATATGGATGCTAATCCAAAAGAGATATCTAAAAGTATATAGTTATGCTGCTGATAATAGAGACTTTGAATTTGGCTATGATTACTTACAAAAAGAACAAGAGGAATTAGAGAGTGTTAAAGAATGTATGCTTAAAGAAGGAACTACTTCATTGAGAGACATTTATCTTATATATAAAGAATAAAAAAATAAAGAGAGTAGATAGGTTAATCCTATCTACTCAATCTTTTTGTTTTTAATACATTTCTACTACATACTCAGTACTTCCTATATTAAATACTTTCTCACATTTACTCTTACGAGTTAATTCTGGGATATCTTTATATGGTATAGTATAAGTATTCTTATTAGTAGTAACTGTTAATTCTCTATCCTCACTACTATCTATTGGTAATACATTATTTATTTTATCACCTTTTAATAGAGTAGCTAGTGAAGATGTTTTACCATTTCTATCATTGAAAGGTAATGTCTCAACAGATACTTTCTTAATATGACCTTTCTCTGTTATTATTACTAAATGAGAATCATATTTAGTTAATTCTACAATATCCTTTAATTTATCTTTGCCTTCTAATGCTAACCCTATAACCCCTTTAGCCATTCTACCAACAGTATTGATTGTATTCACATTTATTATTAAACAATCCCCATTTTCAGAATATAATAAGTATTTAGGTTCATTATCTCTACAAGCTATTACTTGTACTACAGTATCCTTTTCATTTAACACTATAGACATTAATGCTGTATTTTTAATCGCAGCATACAAATTAATCTCAGATTTCTTAATTAATCCATCTTTAGTAATGAATACAAGATACTTGAAATCATTCTCTATAAGTCTATTTATATTACAAGCAAATACTATCGAATCATCACTATGTAATCCTAATTGGTCTTTAAGATTCATATTATCATTTATTTTTTCTACTGGTACTCTAAGCATATTACCAGATGATGTAAATAAATGAATGTCATCTTTTCTAGATACTCCATCTATTACTCCTACTAGTCTTTCTGCTTTATAATGTTTTATCTTATCAATATCTTCAGAAGTTCTTACTGTTCCATCTTTATATACTGCTATTGACATTTCTATTTCTGGTACAATATTATCTGCTTCTTCTGTAGTTAGAACTCTACTTTGTCTAGGTCTGCCATATTTTTCTTGTGCTACTTTTAATTCAGATATAATCATTAAATCAATATCTTTAGGATTCTTTCTTAAAGCTATTAAATCTTTTATATCTTTTTCTAATAAATCTTTTTCATCTTGGTATTTTATTATATGTGTCTTATTAAGATTATATAATTGCATACTAGATATTCTCTCTGCTTGTAAGTCAGATATTTTGAAGTATTCCATTAAGAATTGTATAGTACTTTGTTTATCTTTACATTCATCATGTATTCTTCCTATTATTTCTTTAAACTTAGGATGACTAAGCATCTTTATCAATCCATCTAGAATTAATACTCTTGTGCTTAAATCCATAATTTTATTATTTATTAATCTAACTTTCATTTCTCTTCTATCTTTTATCCAAGATAACAATACTGATTTATAGCTATGACTATGCTCATTGAAGTTTCTTATTGTATTTAGTATTACTTTATAAGAAGATTCAAATTCTGTATGTTTATATAATTTCTCCATAGCTACATAAGGGTTTACACCTTTCTTTAACACTATTATTATTTTAACTACACCATCTTTAGTTTCATTCAATACATCTTTAATGAAATTAAATTCTCCAGATTGCATTAATTCTAATAGTTTAGGTTTTATACTTGTATCATAGTTTACACTGTATGGTATATTGTGTACTACTAAACAAGTTTCCTTTTTATTCTTAACTAATAATTCCTCTTCTATTGAGATAGTACTTCTAAATTTAAATGAGCCTCTACCAGTATCTACTATATCTTCAAATTTCTCTTTACCTATTACATCACAACCAGTAGGAGAATCTGGATATAACAGTATCTCTTTATTAGGGTCTAACATTAATGCTATTGTAACATTTATTACTTCATTTAAATTATGTGGTGGTATAGAGGATGCTTTAGTATATCCTATACCAAAACTACCATTTATCAATACTGCTGGATATTTAGATGGTAAATACTCTGGTATTACATAATTCTTATTTGATGCTTCTATAAAGTCTACTACTCTTGGATTGAATTCTGAGAAATAACAATCCCAACAGAATTCACTTAATTTTGCTTCTATATATCTTCCAGCACCAGCTCTAAAACCATCAGGAGTACCAAAACTTCCTTGTGGTTGTATTAATGGGTAATTATTTGTCCAAGGTTGACCCATAGCAACTAATGGACCATATGCATCAGCATGTGGGTGGTACTTTTCTGAAACTACTCCTAATATAGCTTGAACTTTTACTGAATTGCTTTTTGGTGTTAATTTTTTATCATTATAACAAGCATAAAGTATTCTTAATTGTACAGGTTTTAAACCATCTAATTCATGAGATGCCATTCTTGCTATATTTATATTAGCACCATAGATTAGCATACCATTAGTACAATCTTCAGTTATCTCTCTATCTATTATTTTATTCATAATTAAGCCCAGTCCTTTTCAATTCTTTCTATATTTTGATTATATTTATCTATATACCCGTCTACTACTTGCTCTAATGTGTATCCTAATTTATTACCTATTTCTCCTAATAGTTCAAATACTTTAGTTAGACGAGTTTCTATAGATATGCTTCTCATTAATTTATATTCTGGTATCAGTATATCTTCTGCTTTAGCTTTTTCTTTATTACTTTGTACTTGTGCTATTATAGATATTTCAGACACATGACATCTTACTAAGTCTATAAGAGTTCTTACATCTAAATCATCACTAATAGCTTTTTCTTTACCTGATATAGTATCTCTGAATTTATTAGCACAGAATAATTCTTTTATTCTAAACTCTGTATCTAAGTAATCTGCTTCACCTATATAATTAACTAATGTAAAGGTAAAGAATAATATATCAATAAATTCTAAGAATTCTTTATTTTGGTCATACTGATGTCTCTTCCATACTTTAAAATTCATAAAACTAGGAAGCTCTCTAGTCAATTCACAAATCTCATCTTGTAGTGCATAGCAAACATCAGTTATAGTTTTTTGTCTTGGTGACCATCCATCTTTTCTAGTTGATTGTGCTAAATCATCCATTATCTCTTGATATTTAAATAATTGATGGAATTTAGTCACTCTTCTTTCCTCTTCTGTAATTTTCTTAAAAATTGGTTTTTCCATAATACTCTCCTTTCAAGTATAAAAAATAATAGGAATATGTGTAATTAGGTTATCTATATTATATGAAGGATTTAAAACGACAGTTTTATTTCATTACACATATTCCAATAATATAATATATAACTAAATACAATTCTAATTGTCTAAATCATCTTTAGTTATTTTAAAGTCATCCATTAATTTCTTTCTTTCATATATATCTCTAACAGTCTTTCCATGAAGTGCTTTAAATCTTTTCAATGATGCACTTATATCATTAGCAGTTAGTCTTACTAAAATTCTATTTTCTGGATTCATAGTAGTTCTATGTAAATCTACAGGATTCATTTCTGCTAACCCTTTATATCTCTTAATATCATTTGGTTTAAACTCTTCAAACAATTTAAGCATATTATATAAAGTATAGTCTTTACCATTTACTTTAAAATCTAATGAATAATTATTTAAAGATATTAACTCAATAGCTTTATGGAAATATGTAAAGAAATTCTCACCAAATTCCACATATTGATATTGGTTATCTGTAATACCTTCTATAAATTCAACACCATCATTATTTTTATCTAATTTTAAATATGGGTGTTTTCTCTTTAAGAATTCTTCTTTTTCTTTTGTAGTCATATCTGACAACAATACAGCATCTTCAACCATATCTGGAGTTAATGATAATCTTATAGCTATTTTATCTATTTCATCTTTATAATCTTTATTCATTATTAATAATTCTTTTACTCCATCTGAAGTATAATTCTTACCATTTTTAGAAATAGTGTAGTATTCTGATATTGCTTGTTCTATATAGCTTACATATTCATAATATGTAGTTAGATAAACTTCCTTTTTACTATTCTTAGGTATAAATGAATATAATGGTGGCACTGCTCTATATAAATATCCACCAGTAACTATTTCTGGCATATGGATAGTAAAGAATGTACATATTAATGAAGATATTGCCATACCATCAACATCAGCATCAGTCATTATTATTATCTTATCATAATTTAATTTCTTAATATCAAACTTAGGTCCTATATTAGTACCTAATACTTTTACTAATGTTCTTAACTCTTCATTCTCTAATACTTTAGCTAAAGTGTCTTCTATAGTATTCTTTATCTTACCTCTTACAGGAAATATAGCTTGAGATTTAGTATCTCTACAATAACTTGCTGAACCCATAGCCGAATCTCCTTCAACTAAGAATAACTCTTTTGGAATAGAACTATCACCATTAGCTGCTACTAATTTACCATTAGTTCCTAAGAATGTAGATTCATCATCTTTTTCTTTCAAATAAGATGATTTCATTTCCTTTGCTTTATTCTTTACTAGTACAGTATTTCTAATAAAATCAAATAATGATTTCATATAAGATTTATCTGAATGTACTAGATTTTCCCATTCTTTTTCTATTAAGTCTTTAGCTATTTGAATGAATTCTTTTTGTAATACTTTATCTTTTATTTGTCCTTCTAATAATGGTCTAGGGTGAGTACAAACTATAATAGCGACTAATCCTTCTCTAGCATCATTTAAAGTAACATTTAGATTTTTCTTTTCTTTCTCAGATAGATTATTTGTTACATACTCTTTTGCTAACTTACAGAAAGTATCAACAAATCCATCTACATGATATCCTCCAGATACTGTACTACAGTTGTTACAGAAAGATAATATATCATAACCTGATATATCTTTACTATAACCAAACAGTACTCTATATGAAGTATCTTTATCTCCTTCAAAGTCAAATTGTTTGAATGGTATAGATGTCTTAACTCCTATCTCTTTAGAGAATTTCTTCATTAATTTTGCTAAACCATTTTCAGATGAAAATGATTTCTTACTCTTTACTTGTCCTTTATGTAAAACTGTATAATTTATAATTACAGTCTTTTTAGTTATATATGCTAATTCTTCTAGCATACTTTCTAGCATATCTTCAACATCACCAAATTCTCCTAGTATAGTTTTATCTGGTGTGAAAGCTATTCTAGTTCCTACTTTCTTTTTATCCATATTATCTGGAAATTTAGTAGTAATTAAATCTGTTATAGGTTCCCCTTCTTTAAATTGCATTGAATATATTTGTCCATCCCTATAGACTGATACAGCTAATTCTTTAGATACTCCATTAGTGAATTTAATACCAACCCCGTGAGCACCTGCTGTTGAACCTTCATATGAAGTATCATCATTGAATGATGATTTTCCTGAAGTATGTAATTCTGTTAATACATTAAGTATTCTTTCTGGTGGGATACCTCTACCATTATCTTCAATTACTACTAAATTTATATCTGGTTCAAATGAAACATCTACAGTTATTATTCTTTTAGATTTTAGTATCTCTGCTGCTGATGCTTCATCTAATGAGTTTTGTACTACTTCTTTAATAGCATGTACAAATCCTTTATCTGATAGAGGACCATACATTTGTGGCACTCTTCTAAGTTTATACATGTCGGTTAATCCAACTTTTATACTGTCCTTATCATAACTCATTTTTTTCAACTCCTATAAAAAAATAATAAAAGGTAGAGATTTATTACATCTCTACCTTCTAAATTTATTTGCAAATAAATTTAACTACAAGTATGCTTAATCTTATTTAGGTACTTTTGCATACTTATTAAGAAATCTACTTACACCATTGTCTCCATTTGCATTTCCTTTGAATTTGCCATTTTTGAAGTCAGTGAAACCTTTATTAGATTTTCCAGCTGTTAATGCTCCTCTGTACACTGGTTCAAGCTGTACTATTAGGTGAGTTGCATGTGCAAATGTCACAGCTGAACTTTCACTTAAATTTGCAAGTGATTTAATTTGTTGAATTGCATTCATAATTGTGTCTTTAGCTTTAGCTAGGTCTACTGTAGATACTGGAGACATGTCCATTGTTTGTCTACATATTGGGCAATACATTCTTGTACCCATATTCTTACCGTCTACTCCTTTAGCTGGGACTAGTGCTAGTCTCCCATCTTGGTTCATGTGGTCACATAGATAAACAGCCATTTGTTCATCACTAATTGATAAGATATTAGCTGTTACCCCTTTCTTAGATAATAAGTATTCTTTTGCTTTTGCTCTAGTATCAATACTAGAAGTGATAACTTTTTCTGACATTTCTTGTCCTCCTTAAATTTTAAATGTAATTGAGCTTTTCATATTCTCAATTCACTGATATAATATATATATTAAAACATAGTTAAATTATTAATTAATTTTAATTTTCTTACCTGTATCATAAGGTCCACATATCATAGGTAATTTTTCTTTGTTTCCAAACTGAATTCCTATTTTTAACTCATGTCCAATATACTTATCCTTCTCTTTAACAAATAAATCTAAATCAGCTGTCTCATATACATTAGTATCACTAGTAACAGTTAATTTAGCTTTAGCTATTTCTACTCCACCAAATATACTAAATACATATATAGTAGTTTCTTTCATTACTTCGTCTCTATCTATATATCCAGCATTTGGTGTAGTTAATTTAATTTTATTTCCATCTAATTCAGCAATACATTCAGATGCAAATTTCATTAGATTTGGTATATTATATTGCTTTTGTTCAGGTTGTGGTATTGGTTTATCTAAGTACTTGTTTCTTATAATCACATTGCCTAAAGCTAAATCAACATCTTCATCAGGTATACCTAAATCTTGTATTAATGTTTTTAAATCATCTTTCTTCTCTATTGGGAATATTGCTGTTATTGTAGATAATGAATCTAGACTTACTACATCTACTCTTATACCATGATTATATTGATAACCACTGATATGATTTTCAGCATTAGAAATAAAATATATTTCTTCTCCTTTAATAGCAAAACAAGCTGTATCTTTTTTATTTACAACAATATTTCCAAATGGTTGCCATGCAAAAGAAACAATGTTCTTTTTACCAATTTTATTTATTAGCGTATTTAAAGTTGCTCCTGTCAATTGAACTTCACTCCTTTTCTTTTAGTATTTAATTTATCCTTATGTTTAATAGTATTTATTTCTATACTTTACCAGAATTAGAAACTCTTGTGCTCTAGTAATACCAGTATATAGCCAATTTTTATGAGTTCTACTATCTAGTACTTCTTCTAGTAATAATACTGACTCATACTGAGAACCTTGTGACAAATGACAAGTAATAGCATAAGCATATTCCATAAGGTTTCCATTATTAAATTTACTTGATATATTTTTATTAACTGCTTTACCATTATAAGTATCATATAGATACTTCAAGTCTACTTTTATATCTGAAAAGAATTTATCTATAAAATATGGTTTAAAATCCATTTGAAAACTACTTGAATTCATTCTAGATTTGTCTATCGGTTGCTTTACTATTCCTTGTAATCCATTTACCATGAAATAATCATCTATTGATAAATTCCAGTTATTCTTTCTACATATCATCTTTTCATTCATTTGTGGTATTATGTCATTATACTTTAATAGTTCTTCTCTTACATATCTATTTAAATCATTTCTAGTTCTATTCTTACCACATATTACACCTTCAGCTAACAATATTATTTTATCAGTTAATTCTTCTTTAGAAATAACATAACACCTAGGTCCATATTTACCTAATGGTATATTTTCATTATTTCTAGCTAGTTCTGATAGATATATTATAGGATTACCCTCATTCTGTCTCATTATTTCTGTTAATCTTATATCTGGATTTATTAAGAAACCTGGATTACCAATAACTGGTGGTAATTGGTCTAAATCACCTAAAGCTATTATTGGTATATTGAAAGATAATAAGTCTTGTTTTATTTCTTCAGATACCATTGATGCTTCATCTAATATCATTAGTTTTATATTAGTATTCTCTAACTCGTGTTTCAATTCAAATCTAGGTACTTTAATCACTTTACCTACATTATCTAATTGAAATATTCCATTATCATCTACTAATGGTTTCATAACTAAATCATATATTGTACTATGTATAGTAAATGCTGGTAAACCTTTTTGTCTTAATACTAAAGATGCTTGTCCAGTAAAAGCTATAAATATAACTTCCTGACCCATTTCTAATCCTAATTGTTTTACAATCTCTGATATAATAGTAGTCTTACCAGAACCTGCTGGTCCAGTTATTTCAAATACTTGTGATATTTTATTATTATACCACTTACAAGCTTTTGAAATTGCTTGCTGTTGACCATTATTAAGTATCATTTATTTCACCTCACATATTTAGTATTGAATAGTTCCTATAAATATCGTATTCTACAACTTATAAATAATCAAATCAATTAGTAAAATATAGTGTTTAGCTATATTTTGAAAGGAGAAAGAATATATGAATACTGTTTTAATAGAATCATGTAATGAGTATATATACGAATCTATGACATTCACAAATATAGATGAAGCTATACTTAGTACTATTTTTGATTTTAAATATATAATACAGCAAATAAAACACTTCTTTACTAAAGTAAAGAGTTGGATAATAAAACTATGGAACTACTTAAAAAGACTATTTATGAAAAATAAAAGCAAAGAAGAACAAATAAAAGAATTAATAAAACAGTTGAAAGTAGAATATAATATAGCTGATACAACACCAGACTTAGAAGTATTAAAAAAGGTTTATACTAGGCTTTCTAACAATAATGATATTAAGCTATATAATATTGATGAGTACAATCTAAGTGAATGGAGATTATTCAGTAATGCTGCATATTATTTTATAAACATCTTAGGAATTGAAACAGATGAAAGTAAATTAGTGGATGCTATTGACAAAGGCGAAACTGAATATATTGAAAGATTAGAAATTGCAAAAGAAACATTGAGTAGATTAAAAGATAATAAGCTCATTATAATAAGTGAGCATATTTTCGATTCAATAAATGAACTAGTTACTAGTAAGGATGAAATTATAAAGAAAATGGAAGTCAATAATAAATTAGCTGAAAATAATTTAAATCGCTTTATGGAAAAAGATTATTCAGATGAATTAAAAAATAGAGTATTTAAATCAGCAACTGCCAAAATGACAGAATATAATAATCTTGTTACAGAACTATTTAAGTATATGAATCCTACTAAGATATATAATGACACTACTCAATTTTTATCAGATGCAATACTTAAAATGAAAAGACGGGAAGATTTTAAATTATAATATAGAAAGGAGATTTAGGATATGAATAGATTATTAGTAGAATCATGTAATGATTTTATAGTGTATAATATAAATGAGTCATATAAGACACTTATAAATGAAGCATATGATTCTAGAGAAAATTCTAAATGGTGGGCAAAGATAATAGAATTTATCAGAAGAGCTATAGTTTGGGTTAAAACTAAAATACTATCATTATTTGGTAAATTTACTAAAAATATAAAAGCCTTAAAAGATAGACTAAAAAATAGTACACTGAAATCAGATAAAGCTTTAGAACCAGCATTAACACAAATTTCTTTTACTTTAGCTTCAATTATCACTGACTCTGATTTATTACTTACAAGCATAAATAATAATGATGAAGGTTTTATAGAAGCTAAGATAGAAGAAACAAAAAGCAAAAATGAAGCATATGCTAAAATAGATAAAAGCATAGCTGAAAATGTAAAAGACATAACATTAAATAACTATCCTGATTGTTTAAAGTTGGAGGAAATATTGTCTAAAGCTGAAAATAGTATAAAGGATATGAATGAAAAATTCAACAATATAACTTCTAAATATAAAAATGTAACAGATGAACAAGCAGTTCTTGTAAATGAGATAGTTAATATAAATATATCTAGAGTTAAGAGTTGTATTATTCATTTAAATACTATAATAAATAATACACCTTTAGAATATTGGGATAAAAGAACAGATGTTAAAGAGGCTGATAAATAATGGGTAATGTTTTAATAGAGTCATGTAATGGGTACTTATATGAATCTGGATATTTCAATATACCACTTCTGGAAGCAGATGGTGATGATAAGAAAGAAGGAATAATAACAAGATTTAAAAATTGGATAAAGAAAATATACGAATACATAAAAGAAAAAGTTGTTCTATTATGGAAAAAGATTAAAAGAAAACTAACTGGTGATATAGGTGCATTGAAAAGACTTTTATTGATAAGAGAAGGAACATCAAATAGAAGATCATACACTGCTGAAATATATACTAGTATAACTGAATATCTAAATAAAATAGAAAAGACATTTGGTGAATATGAATCTATGTCTAAGAAATTATTTTCTGATAATACTGTAATTGCTGATTCTGATGAAGATAAATATTTAAATTCGTTCAAAGAAATGTATGACCAGTATGAGCAATTAAAAGAATTATTGAATGATAAAATGGGTAAATTTGTTGTACTTACTAAAAAGGACTTAGCAGATTATGAGAAATTTTTAAATCAAACAGATAAATTAATTTATAGAAGTGAAAAGATAGTAAAAGACTTATCTAATCATGCTAATGAAGTTAATGATAACTCGAATGTTAAAGTTTTAACTGATGGTATTAGTGGATTAGTTAAATCTGTAAATAGAATGATTTCTGTATTAAATAGAGATGTTATAGCTAGAAGTTTAGCAACACTAAGAAAAGGTGACAGATTAGTAAATATAGACACTAATACTAAAGGATTTAATGACGGTGAGGAAGATAAATAACAAATAAAAGGAGAGTGAATTCAGCTATATGGCAGGAATGAATAAAGGTGCAGAGAAACCTAAGTTGGAGTGTGTTGATTCTTTTTATTTAGCTGAAGACACACTCATCACAGCTAGAGAATATTTAGTATATATACCAAAACTAATGTCTGGTATATCATTTGGAAATACTGATTCGACAGATGAAGAGATTTCCAATCAACCAAAAAATGAAAATTCTGGAGTGTCTTCTAATATATCTATACAAGGTGCAGTTAGAGTTAAGAATATGACTGACTATAGATTATATCATGAAGGTACTGTAGAAATAGAAAAAGTAAAATTTAAAGTAGATGAAGTTAGTGGACCTATAGCAAATGTTGGTAAATGGCCTATGCCACCAAAACCAGAATATACTATAGAGAAACTAACTGGAGAAGTAATTAAAATAGATATGCTGAACCAAGTAATAATGCCTAAAGGCACTAGGGTTATTGGTGTTGCAGTAGGTGGCAATGCTGATGATTTAGGTGTCATACATATACCTGGTGCAGTAAAATTATCAGACTAAAAATACAACAATTTATTCCTCTATTACCTTATTATGGTAATGGAGGTAATTATGGAGGCTAATATGAGTATATTGATAGAATCATGTAATGAATACTTATATGAGAATATTATAAGTTCAATACCATTATGTGAAGCAGATGATGGAAAGGATAAGAAATCTCTATGGCAGAAAATTAAAGATTTCTTTAAGAGAATTTGGCAATGGATAAAAGATAAAGTATTGGCTTTATTTGGTAAAAAGAAGAAAGAAAATAAAGCTAAAATAGATGAATTAAAAGAATTATTAAAAGATAGTAAAAGACCAACTGATAAAAGTTTTAAAAGCTGGTTAGATGGTATAAAAGAAGGGTTGGATATATCAGAAAGATATACTAGTATGTATCAAGAATTAAAGAAAGATGATGAAAGTGTTAGAGAAAGATTAGAAAAAGAATTAGCTGAAATGAATGAAACAGCTGAACAAGAAATATCTGAATCTATTGATTTCACATTGAACAATATGCGTGATATAGAAGATTATGAATGGGCTTTAGAAGAAATAAATAAAGAAGTAGTAAGACTAGAAAAAGATATCAAGAAAATGACAGATAATGTCAATATACCTGAAGCTAATGTAGAAATAACTAGAAAATTTGGTGAAGGACTATTAAATAATCTTAAGTTGATGATTAAAGTAGTACAAAATACTTTACTAGATAAATCTATAGAAGCAGCAAAAGAAGAATCGAAAAAAAAATAAGTAATCTATCTAGAGAAGATCTAATATCAGAAATAATAAATTGTATTAGATTCAGTAAATCTGATGTTAGAAATTATATAAAAGATTTTGAATCTAGATTTGATTATGATGAAGACGATGATGTTCTAGATTTAAATGGAAAAGAAAATGAAGATATGTTATATCAACTATTACCAGCTCTTAGAAAGAATTTCTCTAAAGTAAAATTAGAGAAAGCAATAAAGATACATAATAAGATAAGAAAAGATAAAATATAGCAAGGAGGAATATGAATGAGTATATTGGTAGAATCATGTAATGAATATTTATATGAAGGTGTAATGAATTCAATACCTTTATGTGAAGCAGATGAAAGTGGAGATAAAAAATCTCTATGGCAAAAGGTTAAAGATTTCTTTAAAAGAATATGGCAATGGATAAAGGATAAAGTAATGGCTTTATTTGGAAAGAAAAAGAAATCTGATGAAGAAAAATTAAAAGAATTAAAAGAACTATTAAAAGACAGTACAAAATCTAATGGTGGGGATTTCCAAGACTTCATGAATGATGCAGCAGATATCATGAGAGAATGTGAAGATGCTATGGATAAATTCTATAAGAAACTAAGTTCTAATGCAACTAGTGAGAAAATGGGTATGGATTTAATAATAGAAGACTTCAAAAAAATACTAGAAAACCCTATTAAAGAAACTGATGATATGATTATGACAAGCGTTAATGATGTTATTTGGTTTGAAAATAATCTTAAGTCAATGGAAAAAACTCTTAAAAAAATAGAAGACTTCATAAAGAAAGTATCAAGTTCTAATAGTGAAGTATTAGCTGAAAATGTTGAAAGTGCTAAAGAGTTTGGTAATTTATTACTTAAATGTGTACAAAGAATACTTACAACAATGAAATCTACTATAATAGACAAATCAATAGCTAAAGCAAAAGAAGCAAAATCAGAATAATAAAAGAAGTGTGATATATTATGAATAGTACTAGAATAGAACAAGCATATGATATTAATCAAATGATTAAAGAAGGTAAAGACACTGAATTAACCTATGCTACTAGTAGTATTATAGCAGGTAATGAAAATATTTCATTTACTTATAGAAATATCTATGATGAATTTATTCCAGTATTAAAAGATAAATCAATAGAAACTGAATTAGATGAGGATAATTTAATTAAGTTTAAATATAATCCTCATCTATTAGCATATGTATTATATGGTACTACTGATTTATGGTTCTTATTATTGAGAATAAATAATATGACTAGAGTAACACAATTTGACAAGAAAAAAATAAAAATCATACATCCAGATGATATGAAATTAATAAATGATATATTTATAATTCGTGAAGAGAGAACAAAAAAATTTCAATGTTTTGAAAAAGAATGTGAGTAACCAATTAAGGTTACTCACATTTCTAATTCTTTTTAATCTAGATTATAATGGGCATAATTATACCCTTCATAACCTGTTGATTTACTTTCTTCTTTGGCGAAACAAGATACACATTCTAATAAATAATCATATTCAGAAATATCTTTAAATTTAAATCCAGTAGCAGTATTAAGTAGGTTTAATGTTTCTTGTTCATTTTTATAATCTGTTTCTATTATTTTAAATGGTGAATAATCAGAATCTTTAGTATGAACTTTCCATATTGCTCTTTCATATCTGTATGTATAAATATAACCACGACCAAATTTTTCTTGCCAATCAGATTCAGTATCATCGAATCTGCTAGTATAAAGTATGATTTCTACTTCATGATAGCCAGTTTTAGTCGCTCTGAAGAATATATTTCTGAATTCTCCGTCATCCATAACTCTACTTACACCAGTACCTTCAGTCATAATTCTTGCTAATTGTTCCATTATTGCATTATTGTTTGTCATTTTAATACCTCCATAATTTATTTATATTTTTATTCTTTACTCCTATTATAATATATAAGAAAAAAAAACAAAATTACATTAGTTTGAGAGTTAGTAGGTATCTACTAACTCTCTTCATATTTATTGTGTACATTCATTTCTTTTATTTATTTTAACTATGTTATCTATATATCCACAGAAACTTCGTACATCTAAACACATTTTAGCTAATTCATCTGTACTATAATTAAAAGCATCATCGACAGCTATTCTATGAGTATCTATTAATACTTGCTGTAAATGTTTTCTAGGTATTTTTATTTTCATACCTGACACTATATCTTCTACAATAAATCTAGCATATTTATTTCTTTTCGTATGCATATAAATCACATCCTTGTTTTGTATTTTATTAATATATTGGAATATGTGTGACTATATCATCTTTAGGACCAGTCAATGGTTTGAAATATATTATATGAATATATGTCTCATTCTCAATTCCTTCAACATACACTTTATATTTATCATCATTCCATTTAGCCATTTCTCTATAAAATGCATAATCATATGCACTTGTTTCTTTCCCAACTAATTTAACCACAGCATGTATGAAATCAGTTATTTGTTTAGGTTCTTCTATATGTATACCTTTATTATTCATATACTCAGAATAAGCATAATGTGGAACAAAAGTAATGTCATTTTTAAATATAACTAAACTAAGATTATCTATAGCTTCATTTATTTTACTAGTTATATAGTCTGGTGTATTCTCATATTCATCAGATTTTACTTTATTTATAAATTCCTCATTTAATCTTTTTTCTACCTCTCTAAACTTTTTTATCCCTTCTCTTATATAATTTTCCAATTCTTCATTCATACAATTATTTTCATATATTTTATTTTCTGATGGGTCTATGTCTCTTTCAAATACTAATACAAACAGTATATAATCCTTAAGTAAATGACTATCACATTTAACTAATTCCCATTTATTGACTCTTTCATTATCTACTAAACACTTCAAAGTGAGATCTAAATTTCCTACATATGGGATAAGATAAGTTCTGGTTAATATTTTACTTTCTTTCATTCTTTACACCTTCTTTTTTATATGGTTTAAAATAAACCACTTTAATTATATTAGTATTTTCCTTTAATGATGTTCTTACTATATATTTAACATTGTTAAATTTTAATAATTCACTATAAGTAATGAACCCTCTTACATTATCATCAGTACAAGTTATAGTTATTGTACCTACAATAGTATCTGTTTGTGGTATTGGTTTAGGTATGTCGTCGTACTCATTTTTATTTTTCTCAATCCAATCATATATAGTACTCATATCTATACACTCATAATCTCTAGTTATATTAAAATTATATTTAATTTTATATTTATCTATCATATTTTTAATATATCCAGGAATACCTAGATATTCTGCTTGTATAAGTTGCTTGAACTCATCATCCCCACTAGTATCTATTATTGTTCTTTTATTTTCACATCCATAAATATGTGGTATAAGGTCAGCTATTACATTATTATCATCTTCTTTTCTTTCATATTTCTCAAATATTAAATTATAAACTATATTAGCTTCATACTCTCCTACTTTAGTAGTATATTCCACTAAATCCCACCCATTTAAATATTCTTCTTCTATTAATCTATTCAATGCTTTATCATAATCTGCTACCATATCACCAAAAGTAATATTTACACATCTTGGCACATATCTAGTTAATACCTTTTTGATAGTTTTTCTTTCTTTCATTTTTAAATACCTCCATTTTTCATTAATAATTATCTTATTATTATATATTTTACTATATAGAAATGACCAACCTTAACAGGATTCTTTCTAAGTGATACGTATGGACACTTTAAATGAATGTCTTCAGCTGTCATATAACCTAATAAGAATAAATCATCTGAGATCATATAATTCTCAGAATAAGTATATTTAGAGTTACCGATATCATGTATATTATCTTTATTGACATTAGGTTCCTTTGCTAATAATTCTAGTGCTTCATCTGATGATAAATTTTGTTTTACAACCCCTGTAGAACTTACTACTTTATATTTAGGTACAATATTCAAAAATTCAGATACTACTATAGTTGAGAATAGTGAAATGTCATCATCATATTTTAAATTTTCCATATATTCATTATAGTATAAATATATATTAGCTTTTCCATTATTTGATAAATCGTTTAATTTTTCCATAATTTTACTATTATATTTAGCTATACTAAAATCATTGTTACCTGAGTTTGTAGCTGCTTCTTGCATTGATTTCAATAATGGTTCAACACACATACATGCTTCTTTTAAAATGCCTAATACTTTCCCATCAATTTTTTCCATAATTTAATACCTCCATTTATTTATTAATTTTAAAATAAATATTTTCACCATTATTATAATTCACATTTACCATAAGTTTAGCTATATTCATCACATCTATATATTCACATAGGACTAGATTTACAAATACCATGAACTCACCTTCAAATATTCTATCTTCGATATTATTTAAAAATAGCTCTCTACTATCTTTTATAAATTCCACAGTATATATTGTGTCTGGTCTATTAAATTCTATTACTATCCTACATGATTTTATATTTATATCTGAAAAATCAACCATCTCATATAAATTAAAAAACTTAGTCTTATTAATCAAATAGTCTATGAAAAATATTTTCTTATTTAAATAATTAATTAAGTCTTTCGATAGATTGATTTTACTAAATTCATTTAAATCATCCTTACAATTCTTTTTCAATTGCATAGCTACTTTAATTCTTTTCTCCTTATCCATTACATTACCTCCATTCAATTTATTATAATTCAACAAATTTACTGAATGAGCTATCAGCATCTTTGTCATATTGCTTTTGTATTTCTAATTCTTTTCTTTCTACTACATTATTTCTTTTACCACCAGATATTTGTTTATTATCTAAATCATTTATAGAAGTCTTCATAGTTAATAACCCTAAAGGCTTCTCATCATTTATATCTTCCATTAAATAGAATTCTCTTTCTGGGTCAAATGGTTGAGCAAAGTATGTGACTGTAGGATTTAAGTATCTTGCTTTTATATTTTTAAATACTAAAAATCCTTTATCTAATACATCATGATGCTCTTTATTTATTACTGTAGCCCAGTCAAATTCTTCTATCATCCCCCAAGATTCTCCTACATTTGCTTTTCCTAACATTCTAGTCACGTCTGCTTTTGTAGCTGAACCTGAACTATCAATAGTTTTTGCTGCTTCCCTATTTAATTGAGCAACCGTTATTATTGGTATTCTTAATTCATTTGCTATTGTTTTCATTTCAGTAACAATATCACTCATTTGATATCTTACTTCTCCTCTATTGTCTACTGGTTTCATAGTTTTAATATAATCATGTATAATAGCAATTATCTCATATCCTTGGTTTAAATATTTGAAATATAAAGTTCTAAATATATTAGTATTAACACTCTTAGGTGCTATATACTTTATCTTTATATTTATATTACTGCCTTTATCATTCAAACCATATTCATCTAATCTATTTAAAACTTCTTCTGTTTTATAATTAGCCATGTCTTCAGCTGTTATACATGAGAATACTCTTTCAATAGTTTCAGCAGCACTATTTTCTTGTGTAATATATAATATAGTAGGGATTAATCCATTCTTAGAAGTATAGTTATTATTCATCTTCATACTAACCAATAAATTTATTAATAACCCAGATTTAAACCCACCTGTTAATCCTAATATACCATATACTCTAGATTTATTAAATCCACCACCAAGCATGTCATTTAAGTATTGATATCCTGTCTTTAATTTAAATTCTTTCTTTGATTTTTCTTTAATAATATTATCTATATTTTCTTCTTTATCTAATTTATTAAATAAATCAAATTCTCTTTCTGTATTATTAGTCAATTGTACAGTTAATATATCTTTACTAGCTGCTGTTGTTAAACTTTCAAATTTCTCATTTATATCATCTATATTATTATATGTATCATCTGATAATAATGTATTTAATTCTAATATATCATCTCTATATTTGTATACATAAGAATACTTCAGATTTTTAATGATTAATTTCTTAATGTATAATATTTCACTTTCATCTAATTGTGAGTCTTCATCATCTATCATTGGTATTATTTGGTCTTCTAATACTTCTAATGATAACTCATTCATATTTTCTTTACAGTAATCTAATAATAGAAATTTCTTATGTATTCTATCATCTATTTTTGCTTTTAATACTGATATAATAAATATCATTCTAGCATACAAATTAACATCATTCTTATATATATCTATCTTTATATTATTTATTAATGATTGCAAATCTATTAAATCTGCTTTTGTTACATTTATATTATTCTCTAACATTATATACATAATAAACATGTCTAATGTATTTAAATCAAATTTAATACTAATTTTGTTATTATCTTTCATAAAGAAAACTCCTTAATTTTAATTTATTTTTGAGTTCATTAATATCTAACTTTATATAAATTAAGAAAATGAAACTAGATGTATTTTTATAATACATCTAGTTCTGAATTGTTAATAAAAATACATCTATCTTGTGGTTCTTTTAATGATATGATTGGAAAGAATACTCTTAACTTAGATATCCTTTTATCTAATTTATTTTCTAAATCTTTTAATTTTATTTTCTTCCTTTTTCTCATAATTCTACTCCTCATTATTTATATATTTATCTACATCTTCTTTTGTGATACTTCTATCAAAAGATAATTTAGCAAATTGTACCATTTGCTCATTTAATGGTGTACCATCTAATAAGAATTTGTATTCTTCACTTATCTTATCTATGTCATCTTCCTCATCTTTTAATTCTTGTATTCTTTTCTTTTGTACATTTAATCTAATAGATATACTTTTATTATTTTGATAGTACTCTCTTAGTAATAATAAATTTGCTTGGAATGTATCATCTTTTACATCTTGGTCTATATCTATTCTTAAGTAATCACAATTGAATTTTTCTTTTATTATTTCAATATTCTTAATCATAGTTTTTACATCCATATCTTTAAAAGAATCATTTATCTTAAATACTTTATATACTTTAGCATATTTATTATTCTTAAAATGTAATATTGAATTACTACTATTAGTATCATAACCTAATACACAATAACCTTTATCTGCCTCTTCACCATGAGCAGACCTGCTTAAAGAACCTACATAATATATGTAATCATCTATCTTCATGTGTTTATGTATGTGTCCTCCTATACATAATCCTTTACAACAGTTCTTAAAATCATTTATTAGGAATACTGGTGCTTTAGGTAAATGTATTTCACTAGTACTTTCTTTTATTATTGGTATAGCTGTTTCAAATAATCCATGAAATATTACTAAATCATATTCTTTTTCTTTATTCATATATTCTTTATAATACTCATATTTATCTGTAATATATTCTTCAGGAACATATAAAACTTTACAATTAGGATATAATAATTCATCTGTAACTGTTTCTATATATCTGTAATCTATTAATTCAGAAATAAAATTAAAAGATTCTAATTGGTTATTATCATGTGATTTAGTTCCTTTTATTATTCTCAATTTAGCATTATGAGATTTACAGATTTCTACTATTTGCATTATAAAAAATAATCCGTATTTTGTTTCTTGAGATTCTAACGAATAAGCAGCGTGAAAATAATCTCCAGCAATGAAGATTGTATCAATATTTTTCATACTGTTTATTTCATTTAAAATATGTACTAATTCTTTAGCATAGTGCTCAGCTGGGTCATATTGACCTATATGTATATCAGCTAAGACTATAAATATATATTGGTCTTTCATTTAATTCCCCTTATTGTATAATATTTAGTTAATAAATAATGTAACCCACTATTTAAAGCTTTATTAGCATAATGATTATATAGCTCTTTAGTTGCATCATTAAGTGTTGGGTCACCTGCTGCATTTTTTAAATTTCTAGCAGCATCTCTATAATTTAATTCATCGTAGTATCCCATTATACTTTTTTCTACTTTATTATAATTTTCTTCAATAGGTGTCATAATTAATTCTCCTTACTATTCTTTTTATCTTGTTTGAATATTTCTTCTACTTTACTATAATTATAATATATATCTAATAAAGAATTAAAAATATTTAAATATCCTAATGTCTTTAATTTCTTAATATCATATTCTAAATACTCATAATCTAATTTATATTTATCTTGTCTAAGTATTGCTACTCTAGTTATCTTAATTCCTTTTTCTTTTAGTAGATTATAATATGCCATTAATTGTATATAATAGTCTACTGATATTTCTCTAGAAGTTTTAAAATCTATTATAGTAGGCTGACCATTTAATTCACATATGAAATCTATTGTACCTGCATATTTTTCTCCTATTACTGTATATTCATTGTATAGTGGTTTTATATTCTCATAATTATCATCATACCATCTCTTAAAATTCTTAAATGAATTTAATGCTACTACTTTATAATCATAATGTATTGTACTTCTTTTATATTCCTCAGCTACAGCTAAAGTGCTTCTATTTGAAGTTATATATATTTCATTTAATTTATGTGTAAGAGTTCCTATATCAGTATACATAGAACTCACATCATCATATTTTTCTCCTTTTAATCCTAAACTATTTGCCCATTTTATTAAATAAGGTTTATTTAATAATCCTATTAATTCTGTTACTGATGGTATACCTATACCATTATCATTGTAATATCTATATTCTTTAGTCCTCATCTATATACTTACTCCTCTTCTGTTTATTATTCATTTCCTATCTCCCAAAACAATTAATTAAAATCATTAAAAGTAAAGGAGAAACAGACAATGAATATTAATATTATTAATAGGTTAATAAAAGAATTAAATAAAAATAATTTCAATTTCAGAAAGCTAACTGAGTCTTTAAATGATGAAGAAATCAATGATATTGAAAAGAACTTTGAAGACTTAGATGAAGCATATAAAATACCTATAGCTAATTTATTAGAAAGTACTAATAAATTTGAAGATAATATATTCTCTGAAAATAACCAATATAAATTCAAAGAATACTTAAAAGAAGATACTTCTCCTGTTAATATGACATTACCTAAGATATCTGAATTAGAATTATATAAAATGGCTAATAAAGCTACTAATAATGATTTAGAAAATAGAATAGTTGATTTATTGACAAAAGGTAAATTATTGACACAAGAAGACTTAGAAGAACACTTAGTAATTATGAAGTCATATAAATTCCATGCTAAAGATATTATAATGGAATTATATAATAAAGGTACTATAAAATTAAAGATAAATTCTCCAAAGAAAATACAATTAAACCCATATGTATTAGTAGTACCTATACAAGAAACATCTGGAACTACTTCATATGTTAATATGAGTAATTTGATGTATTTTAATAATAAAATGGAATTATCTAAGACATCTACTATAAATGTATTTATGAGTATGTGTTTTGGATATATCTTTATAAGAATGTATAATAAATTTAAAGATTTAAAATATAACTATAAATTCTTAGAAGATGGAGCTATGTGTTATGCTAAATTAGTATGTACAATATTTTCTAGATTATGTAATTTAAATCTAGTAAGAGAAGACTATAATGATGTAGTATATCTATCTGCTAAATTATTCTTAAGATATATGTGTAAGAATACTGTAGATGTAGCTAATGAGAAAATAGCTATTAAACTAAGTGAAATAACTGATGATAGAATTCAAAAATATGCTAGTGTTAATTATGATAATTTATTTGAATTTTATGATAGTATGATCAAATCAGTACCATCATTAGCTAAGACTAATACCAGAGATTTTATAAATCAATGGATTAAAATGTATGGAACAAACTCATTATTTGCTATTGAGTATCTACCAGCATTTGGTTGTATGATGTATTCTACTTCATTGAAAGTATATTTAATGAATGTAATAGCTATACAAAATGCAACAGGAAAAACAGGAGATATATTCGCTAATGATGTAATATCTCTATAGGAGGTGTAATTAAACCTTGATTACAGATATAACTAAATTAAAGAAAATAGAACAAGAAATTGTTGATAAATATAGAAGTAGTATACTAGAAAACTATAATCATTGGTTTAGTATATTTAATATCCATAAGAGTCTATGTTTAACCGTAGACTCACATATTATGGCTAATTATGAAACTAAACCAGAACCAGGTAAATCTTTATACTGCTTTAAAGTAAATGTATTAAATAATACAAATAAATTAAGATACTATAAAAATAGTAAAGTCTATGGTAGATTGACTTCATTAAAAGAGTTAAGAGAATTAGGAATGTGTAATATGGTAGCATTCTTTGATGGTATAAAAATAGATGATGATACTAGATGTATTTTAACTAACGATATGATATTAATAGAATATGAAGCAGGATTACAATTTACTACTACTATAATATCTTTCCATGAAAGATTTTTAACATTCTATGGAAATGAAATAGAAGAATTAAAATATGTACCAGGAGTAAATAATAGTAACTGCTTATATATTACTAATGGTAAAGTTAGTAATCTATTTGAAGATTTGAATGATAACTCATTAGCTATATTCTGTTACTTTATAGAAATACAAGATATAGCTAATAAAACCCAATTAATACAATATAATAATGTATCTGGCTCAGTAGGTAGTAATGTATTACTATTTAATGATAATATGCTAGATCAGAATAAGATAAATAATATTAGATTTAACCATGTGACTTCAAATTTACTAAAAGCTAGTAGTGAAGTAAGTGGTAAATTAGTTTTATTCAAAAATAGAATAACTACTAATAGGCTACTTGATACTTTATATATGAGAAGATATATGGAAAAATTCGATATTCGTAATGAGTTAATATTAAACTCAGTACCAGATACTTTAAAGAATTATAAATGTCTTAATATAACTAAAGATTCTAAATTAGTAGATTTAGTAAACCAAGATAAAGATTTTTATGAAGAATTCTTAGATAGAATTACTACTAGGTCTTTTATATTCTATTATGATAATTTACCAGAAGAATTTAAAGATGTTCCAAATACATATAGATTTGCTGAAGTGGATACTGCTTATAGTAAATTCTATAAGAATTTCTTTATGTTCTCATTTCCTTCTGTAGGAGAATTTAATCTATTCTATAATGGTAAATTAGTTTTAAATCACGGAGCACAATATCATGTAACTAATAAAGTTACTTACTGTTATCTATCTAAAGAAATATTCCCTGATTATAAAACTGCTATTATAGAAGTACAAGTTACTGATAATTATCCAGAATATGTTAGATATAAGAAAGAGTTCTATATGGATGATGATTGTCTATTTGGGTTACAAGATTATCCAGGAATACAACAAGACACAGATTTGAAAAAATTGAGAATATACCATAATGGTATATTGACTAATGTAGAAGATTACTGGTTATTTAAGAAGAGAAATACACTAAAACATAATTATTTAGCTTACAGAAATAAACTATACAAAGGCGATATGATATTTGTAGAATATTATAAAGAACCTATAAAATGGATATTTGATGAGAAGAAGTTAGATGATAATATAATAGAACTGAATGATATAAAATATCCTTTATGTATAAAATACTATGATTTCTATGTGAATGGTATTAAGAGATATGACCTAGTAAGAATTACAAATAATAAAGTAGTTTTCAGAAATAATAAAGATTTAATAAATGTAAAGATAGCTCTAAAACCAGAGTACTATTTTGATTCTTTACCATATAACTTTAATATCTATGAAGATGCTTTTGATTACTGGGCTAATATAGTTAGAGATAAGAATGATAATAGCTTATTCTACATAAAGAAACTAAATGAATATGATTTTAATAATCTTAATTTCAAAGATAAGAATGATAATATTAAAATAAAATATCATATAGTATATAAACTATTTATACAATACTTCACAATAAGAGCTGGTGAAGCTATGGTTGAAGAAGAAATGATTGAAGGATTGAAAGAGTTATTCTATCCTAATCCTCTAAATCCTACTAATGGTACAACAACTCTAACTTTAAATGCTGAATTATTCCAATTAGGAGATTACCATATAGCAAATAAAGAAAGAAAATATTTTGATGGTATATTACCATCTATACTAAGAAAAACAACACATGCTATTGTAGATGCTAGTGTATTTATGAGTAATCTGGATACTAACAAACATAATACTGCATGGGAAGATAATGATTACCATACTAAACTATTAGGTGGTTATGATGTTATACTAATGGATGCTAGTTTTGAATATATGCATAATAATTTCAATGAGTATCCAGATACTAGAATGATAATACCTAATGATTTGATACTAGGCGATGATTATATGCAATATGATGTGGAAAGAATAGTTGATGGAGAAGAAATAAATCATAAAGACTTCCCAACAGAAAGACCTATGATATTAACACCATCTAATATTCCAGAAACAGATATAGATACAAATGTATTATTACCTGGTACTATGCCAGATATAAATAATCCTTAAAATTTACAAAAGAATTCCTGTATGAGTATAAAACTCATACAGGATATTTTATGTCTATTTTGCTGTTGCCCATATATTAGCTACATCAAATGTGCAATTAAATACTACTCTATTATTTCCATATATACCATAATCACCATCTCCAGTTATAGTATATTTTTCTGGGTCATATTCAGTATTATCATCAATAGTTCCAGATAAAAGATTAACTGCTCCACTATAATTAGCTAATAATGAATCTACGAATATTAGTGTATGTTCATCTACTTTTTTATTGAAGTTTACTGTAGATGTACCAGGTCTTACTTTTACTTTTTCTACTTTCAAGAATCTATAAATAGTTCCACCATTAACAGTTTCTGTATTATTATCTGCTATTACACCATCACCTAAATTAACAGCTACTTTGAATTTGTCTGTTATTCCTATAGCTGTATACCATTTTTGTGCATTTATATTATTAGCATTAATATAGTCAGATTTAAGTGGATATTTACTCATATCTGGTAAGCTATTTCTTACATTACCTATAGCTGTTTGTAAAGCATCTATTGCTGCTTTATGGTCACCATATGTTATTGCTGATGAATTATCTGTAGTATCAGTTTTTAAGTTAGTTATAGCTACTTTATTTGTTTTTTGACTAGGGTCATCACCAGAGTCTTTATTATATAATTTAAATTTATTTTTATTATTTGTATCATATTCACCATTTATATCTGGTACAATATTTCTTAATTTATCTACTTCATCACCTAATAATTTAATACTAGGAACTAATATATCTCTTTTACTATTATCTTTAGCATCATTGATATTATTAGTTAATTGTGCAATACCTTTATTAGTATAAGTAGCATCTTTTGTCTTTTCTGCTATTTCTCCTATTACTGTATTTATTTTTGAATAGAATTTAGATAATCTCTTTAAATCTATTATTACATTTTCACCTGTTGTCATATTAGGTGTCATATTATTTACTTGCTCATCTTTAGCAAAATTCAATTTTACTGTTTGAGGTAATATAGACACTGTAGTGAATAATTGTGTCATTAATGAATTGAAATTTGTATGAGCTGGTAATATAATAGTATTAGTAGACACTTCAGAGTATTTATTAATCATAAATCTATTATTTTCTTCTACAAATTGATCTGCTAGAGATTTATAATAGAATTTATTAAATAATTTATATCTCTTTAAATTTCTTATATCTATACATAAAGAGTTATTATATTTAGTAGCATAAGTAGTTCTTTCTGTACTAGTTATTTCTTTTAATTGTATCTTATTATCTTGTCCTGCTTTAGCTGTTATAAAGATATCCATTTTAAATGGTTCATTGTCTATAGTCTCACCTTCTAATGTGAAATTATAAGATAATTGATTTGATGTAGGGTTATTAACATAAATTGTTAATAATTTATCAGTATCCCCATTACCTTCTATTACTGGTTTATTATTAAATGTGTCATATAATGCTAAACCATCATTAGATAAATATATAGCTTTAGCTGATGATATTGGTAATAAATGGTCTTCTCCATCTCTCATAACTGTAAATTTACTATTACCAGTACCTTCAAAGTTTAATCCACTTATTGTAGATAACTTAATAGATTTATTTGAGTTATATCTATCGACTACTATTTGTTGTTTCTTATATGTAGAATGGTCGTCAGTATTCAATATAACATTTAAAGTTTTTAAATCTTCTATTGTCTTAATTCTACCTTTCTTATCTCTAGTAATATAGTTACCTGTTTCTTCTGTAGGGTATTTATCAGCTAATTTTATTTCTCTATTAACTGAGTCTATTTCTATATTACCATCAGTAGTCAATTTATCTCTTGTTATCTGTTCAATAGATATTTTATTTCTTACTTTTCTTAGTGCGAATAAATAACCACCATTTCTAGTACCTTCTAATGCCAATGTAGTCATACCAAATTGTAAGTCAGTTTCTTCATTATAATCTGAAGGTTTTTCCCAAGAACCATTCTTAACTACATATATACCATTTTCAGAAGCATTAGTTTGGTCTTTTAATAAAATTCTATCTCCTTCTTGTAAGTCTACTCCATCTACATTTATTAACCCAGATAATGGATAAATATTTTTAGTAGATGCTACTCTTACATTTGCTTTATATGGCGATTGCTCTCTTTCTTTTATTATCTTCTTTAGTAATTCAACTAATGCTGTTCCTATAGTTTTAGATGTTAAACCTTCTACATCTATAGTTAAATTGTTCCCTGCTTTATTTACATCTATATCTTTTCCTAAGAATGAATTTAATATAGTTTCTAAATCTTTTGTTTTACTTTTTAATACACCATCAGTGTTTTTAAAATATATATGTCCAGTTTCATAATCTACTATTATCTCTCTAGGTATTGCATAGTCTTTCAATTCATATGGTAAACATATAAAAGCAAATCTTTTACTTTTTCCACCTGCTGTAGATTGAACACTAGATGCAACTACACCTAATCCACTAGTTATATTCATTAAGTTTTCCTCCTTTTAATATATAATCTTAATTATCCTAATGTTATCGTAATTAAATCAATAGAAAATGAGTGTATCAATAAGATACACCCAAGTATATTAATCTTCTTTTTTAAATGGTGGTACTAATTCAGCTGAATCTTCACCTAATTCTTCTTTTATTTCTGTTTCATCTTCTTTTACTTCCCAATTAATAGCTTCTATTTCTTCTACTGATTTAGCCATATTTAATTCATGTTGTAAGTCAGTAAATCTTTGGAATAGTAATTTTGTTCTTTCTGTTTTAGCTATTAATACTGAGAATAGTTGTAGGTTATTTATTTCAACAGTTGAGTTATCATATAGAATCCATTCTCTACTATCATCTTTACTTATAGTACCAGAAACTAATCCTAATCCTATAAGCATAAATTTAACTATGTCCTCTAATTCCATTTTAAATAAATGTCCAGCATATTCAACTGGTCCATTATCTAAAGCATCTCTTTTAGATTTTAATACTTCTCTTCTTTCTAGTCTTACTTTATCTAAATCAACAACCCATTTATTATCTAGCCATTCATGATATCTGGATGGTTGTTCTACAGTTACTAGTATTCCACCTTGTATTAATTCTCCTGGTTGTAATTCTATTTCTATGCCATGTTCATATTGTTCAGCTCTAGTCATTTCTCTTATCTTACCATCACTATCTAGTATAGGATAAGTGAAAGTTTGTTCTGTTATAATCATATCTGAAGTATACTCAGGATAATAAGCTTTTGGGTCATTTATAACATCGTCTACTGATAAAGCATATACATTAAATACTTTTTCCACACCTTTATAAAAGTTTACTATTATCATTTTTATTATTCCTCCTCTTAATTTTTATAAATAAATTTAAAAATTTCTTTAAAAATAATAGCTATAAATATACATTTTAGAGTCATTTTTGAGATTATTCAAATCAAAAATTGCTAGAATAATTTGAAAAATACCCTAAAAATATAGTTTTTCATAAGAAAAATTTAAAGAAATTTTTAAATTTACTTAATATTTTACTATATAATACCGATTTTCTTTTTCATATTTAATACTGTATTTCTTACTTCTGTAGGACTTTTACCTTGTATATAATGTCTAGATGTAACATCACTACTTAAGTGGTTAGCATATGAACTAGCTAAAGATAAACCTCCTAGATTATTTAATAGATTTATTGTTGTTTTTCTTAATGTATGTGGATATAAATGTGGTATATTTATTATTTTACCTATTTTATGTATCCTTGCTCTTATAGCACTCTGTGTCATTTGATGATATGTGCCATTATATTTAGAAATAAATACATAATCTTCGGTTATACCTAATTCTTTTCTTATTTTAATCCATTCTTCTAATAATGCTTTTGCTTTATCAAAGAATATTGCATTTACTATATAACCTTCTTTTTCTTTTACATTTTCAAAATAACCTTCATTCAAATTTAACTGAGAAAACTTAAGGTTTTGCACAGCAGAAATTCTACAAGCACTGTCAATAAAAATTTCCCAAAGTAGTCTATCTTGTATGTCATATTTTTTCGTTTCTACCTGCATATATAGTCTGACAGTTAATATATCTTCAGGAGTTAAGAAATAGTTTTTTCTAACTCTATCTGAAAAAGTTATTTTTAATTTCTCTAATCTATCAGTGAACGGATGGACTTTACATTTACCTCTTCTAACACACCAACTATAGAAAGATGATATTGCAGTTGTTTTATTCATTAGGGTTCTTTTATTATTACCTAATTTCTCTCTACAATAGTTTCTGTATTCTTCCATTATCTTTGGCATATCTTTTAAAGTATCTTTAGAAAGCAGTAATCTATTCTTATGAAACCTACCTAACCACAATACAAACAATTTAAAATTAGCTTCATATGTTCTATATGTAGTATTATAAGTATCAAAATAATTACTCTTACAACTTTCTAGATACTCAGAATAAATCATAGTATTAATCCGTAGTGCTGAATTATTATCTATCATAATATTCATCTCCTTTGTATTTTAATTAATTTATTGTTTAAAATATATAAAACTATTACTTATTATTAATAAAATAGTGTATTTAGAAAATTTAATCAAAACTGTACCTAATCATGATATAGTTACTATAGGTAATTTATGTATTGAATCAATAAATGTAGCACCAAATATATCAGGATTGAGAGTTGCTAATATTATTAGTAATTTTAAAAGAATATTTCACATAAGTCTTGTCGGATTTATATCTGAAGGGCAAAGCGATCCAGATGCTATGAGACAAATGATTCATAGTGGGTACGAGTACTCAGTAAATACTAAACAAATTAGATTATATTCTAGTGGAAGTCAATCAATAGAAGCAACTGTATTTGGTTTAATATAATTAAAATTTAACATATCTCCAAGGAGTCCATTGTTTATTATCTCCTCTACGAGTTCTAAATGCTATTGGTGTTTCTATAGAATAATATGAGAATGCTATTTGAGTAATCCAGTCATCAGTATATAATCCAGTATTTAGTACTAGTATAAATGCTTGTGAACCACAAAATCCACGTACTAATTTAGATGTCACTCCTACTAATTGATATAAACCAGTAGTTATTAGTGAATCTTCATGTACAGGTCTCCATCTATCTGGATGATACAGCATGTTTTTATATAAATTTTCTAGTACACTCACAATGTACTAGAATTTATTTTGTTTAGAAAATTTATTGATATTTAAATTGAGAGATATAGCATATAATGGTGGTGCACCAATACCAAATGGCTCTAGTTATAGATTGCCTGATGGTATAAATACAGCTACTATTAGAACTTATGTATTAGTATTGAGAGATGCTGGTAATATTGTAAGGTATGTTAGCTTATTCGGTAGCTCAAACTTAGATACTAACACACATAGTTTTGATGGGATAGTACTAGAGTATACTGGTAGTACAAATATATTAAGAGTTATCAGAAATACTAATATAGCTAATATAAGTATTTGTAGATTCTTAACATACCCTATATAATTAACTTAATCTTTTTATTATTAGATTGTCACCTGAGTTCCACATAAATGCATAATAGCATTCAATACCATCCCAAATAAGCCATCTTAATGCATATGGATGACTCATTATTTTAAATATTTCTGTTCGTCCAGTTGATGACCCTATACCATTAGCTCTAAGTTCAGGTATAGAGTTAGGCGATGTAACATATAACAAGTCTACCTCAGAATCCATATTTTCTAACATTGCTTGTCTTAAACTTTTATTAGATATTGTAACGTATCTATTTGTATATAGATTTTCTAAACAAAATAAATTCTAGTACATTGTGAGTGTACTAGAAAATTTATTTAAATATGAGTCAGTAAATAATTGGGAACATATAGTAAATTGTGATAGTATGTCAGCACAAATACTGATAGCTGGAAATACTATGATACAAATACTTTCATATGCTTTTAATAAGACTATTGGTAGAACGAGATTAAAATTTCCAAAATCATTTAGTAGGACACCATTTGTAACAGTAACTGATAATGATAATAGTTTAGCTACATTACAGCTACAATTTGCTGTAGGGTGGAATACTTCTGAATATGTTGATGTGAATAATTTAAATGGTGGATTCACTATATTGGTTATAGGTAAATACGACTAATTGTATTATGATAATCTGTATATATAAGTACCATGATATATATTTGGAGAATATGGATAGTTAGTTACAATATCACCATTAGGGTTAATTGCTAAAGTACAGTTAGATAATTGAGTACTTTTAACTCCATCCCTAATCTGATCAAAAGTTATAGTTTGTGTATTTCTAGGTCTAAATTCTAATGGTACTAAATTACCATAATTATAATTATCGAAACTAACAAATGAACCAGTAACCATAGCCATGTGTTTACTTATTTTATAAAATGTTAATATTATTGAATACAAATAATAATTACCTTTATATGTGAAATTAGTTATTCCAGATACTCTTGCAGTAATTGTAGTTGTGCAGTAATTTTCTAATTTATTCAAAAGAGACTTATTATCAAAAGATGTAAAATAATCACTATTTGGTGAAGTCAAATTATTAGTTGTCTTACATAAAAATAGTGATTTTGTATTGATATCAAAATAGCATTTACCAGCTACTTTTTGTCCAGGGTCTTGTATAGTCCCACCATAACCATTTACCCCTAGTCCTTCTATAAATTTACTTCCTTCTAATATAGTATTAGCTTCTGTTCCAAAAGGTGGTTTATTTTGTATATTATCCCAAGTTAAGGGAGTATTTAAATTAGCTACTTTCTGAGCTAATGTTAATTTTGTTGTACTCATTATATATTTCCTCCTTTATTTTTAATATTTTAATGTCTTGTTTCTATTATTTATTATAATGAAACAACTAATTAATTTAATCACATAAGGAGGAATCAATTATACAAATGATTAATTTACCATTTAGTGATATACTAAAATATATTTTACCAATAATAATACACTTAGTTGTAGTATTAGTAGTATTATTACTAGTAAGGACATCTTTTAGTAATTATATTAAAAAGAATAACTTAATACATACAAATATGCATTATATACCAGAGATAATAAATGATATTATAGAAAAGATATTTAAAACCTGTTCAGTTATAATATTTCTTGTAGGTATTATTTATTCTATCAATCTATTATAGAAAGGAGGATATAAGTGGAGAATAAAGTTATAATAAATACACCAAATCCTAATTATGAATTTTTTAGTTCTGGTTCTACAGAACTATCATACTTAGTAGCAAGTGCTGTACATAATATGACAAAATTTTATATAAATAAATTACCAATAGGACATTTTAAATACATACATAAACAAAATGCTTTATCTATTAGAGAATATAAAAACCAATCAGCACAATTTATGTTAAAGAAAGAAAGACCAGTATTAGGTGTTTCATATAAATTAAATCTTAAAGATAATCAGTTATTTGATAGTAATTATTTCAGTAGAACTATGGGTACTCATGGAAGAATACTTTATAGAGAATTTACTAGAGAATTAGATACATTTACTGATTGTATAATATATGACAAGAAACATGATGTAAGATTAAACTTCTCAGCACAATATATAAATATAAATATGGAGTTCACTCATACATATGATACATCAATGCAACAAATGGAAACATTCTGGAGTATGAAACCATTATTTGATTTAGACCCTTGTCAATTACCATTTTATATTAAATTTCCTATACCTGATAGATATATATTATGTATAGCTCAACATATGGGATTTAATATTATAGATAGTGAGAAGGGTAAAATAGTAGAAAAACCAATAGAATTCGTAAAAGAATTAAATAAATTTACATTATACCCTATTACATATGAATTAGATACTGGTACTGGTAGATATAGATACTTCACAACAGCAGAGACATATTATTTAATAAAATTCTCTTTACCAGATATGGATGAAGGAGAAAGACAAGGAAATGTATATCAGAATTTCCATATAACACATTCTGTAGATATAGATGTGATAGTACCTAGTGTATGGTATCTATTATTTAAGAATGAGAATTTTGAACCAAATGCAGAATTAGTAAAAGAAATTCCACCAGATTCAATAGTGATTTCAGATATTAAATATGATTGGTTACCACATGTAGATAAAAATGATTTCTCATTAGTAGGGTATTCTGGTTATGAGTTTGAAGAAGACCATATAGATGAAGAAATAGATTTAAGACAAATATTATTTGATAAAACTTACGATACATACATAGAAGCAGATAAGAAAGGTATTAAATTATCTACATTTATGAATGCTGAATTATATATAAATCAAGAAAAATGTACAGATGAAAGTAAATATATTTATGATAAAGATAATTTTAAATTTACAATAAAAGATGGTAATATGATGAATGATTATGTCATAGCATTATATATGGATTTAGAAGTTTATAAACAATTAAATTACAAAATTTACAATGAAGAAAGTGAATATTTAACAGGTAGAGAGTAGATAGGTAAAATCCTATCTACTCTCCTTTTATTTGTTCATCTTTATTATCTTTTTTAAATAGTCTTCTTATTCTATCTTCTATTGTCATATATTTTATATATGTCTTGAAATAATATTTCTCTGGTATGATATTTAATGTCATTAGAAATAATATTCTGAATGTTGTCATAGAATTACTCACAAATCCTTCTAATAGATACATTACTAAGGTGTCTATTATTATGAATATCGAGAATAATGTAATTATGTAAAATTTGTGTTTTATAAAATTATCCCTAATCATAAGCTCCCTCTCTTGAAATTTATATTTCCAAATCTATATTGTTGTATTTCTTTCCTTTTAACAAGTCTAACAGCTTCTTATTAAATACAGATTCTCTAAATAGAACTTCTAATGCTAACAAGTAGCAATACATGATATACAATATTTCATTAAGTATTATTAATTTAATATAACTGTCAGTGTTACTCATATAATTCGCATTAGTATATATAGTTACTGTAAATAGATTATCTAATTCTGTTATTTGTCCTGCCATTATTTTATCTAATAAGAATTTCTTTGTTATTCTAACTACTTCCTCATCATCTCTAGATATAGATGTAGTATCATTTTTGAATGTAGTAAAAGCAGAGGTAAATACCTTTATAGCTTCTCTATTAATTGTTTGTATTTCTATTGTATCTAAGTTATTTTGTGTTCTCTTAGCAAAGTCCTCTATCTCTAAATAGATAGCATCATATAATGACATTAATAGATTTTTTAATAAAGAATCCAATGTAGGATTATTACTTGATACCTTATTCACTATATTTGCTATCAAGTGCTTTCTAGAGAATATACAATGGTTAAGTAAACTCCTAGACATTACATAATTCTTTATAGAACTCTTTTGACTGTCATCGTCACTATCTTCTTCTTTATTTTGCTTTAATTTGTATTTAACATACACTTCTATAATAGAAAACATAGCTATTATTATAGTTGTAGCTACCTGTGTAAAGTCCATTTTACTTAGCCACCTCCTTTTAGTTTAAAGTTACCAGACATATAGTAACTGTCTATATGCCTGGTTGATTATATGTAATTATTCTGCTGCTTTTTCATTTTCTTCAGCTATTTTTTCAACTTCTTTTTTAGCTTCTTCAACTTGAGCAAGAGCTTTAGTTACAGCTGCTTCTGGGATATGTCCATCATTATTTTCAAATTGAGATTCTTTTAGACCATCTCTAATAGCATCAAGGAAACTTATAATTCTATCAGATTGACTGTCATTAAGTTTTAATCCGATTTTCTTTGCAATTTTCTTCCACCAAGATAATACTGGACTAGGTATTAATAAAAATACTATTGCCACCACTGTACTAACTTGCCAGTTTGCTTTAAGTCCTGCTAATAATGCGTCAAAATTAAATCCTTCCATATTATTGTTCCTCCTTCTTTTTATTTGTTTTTGGTTCTTCTAGAATAAGAACCTTATTAGTTGGAGTAAGTTCTGATTTATTATCAGAATTACTATATTCTATCTTATGATTTTCTTTTATTGTTTCAGTACTTTTATCTACAATTTTTACATAGCAATACTGAATCAATAAAAATATAAGAAATAAGACAAACAAATAACTCTTCTTAATCATAGAAAAACCTCCTTTACTATAAATTAATTAAAATATTATAGGTTTAATATAAAGTTAAATACTAACAATAGAAAGCCTTGATGATACTAATATATCATCAAGGTCTTTTTTAATCTAATAATGTATACTTCCCATTTTCTATCTTATATCTTAATTGATTATCACTACCTCTATATCTTTTAGTATGTGGTAAATCACACTCATATCTACCATCTACTAATATATCAATATTTTCTAATAGTGTCTCATCAATTTTTAATATTTGATTTAATGTATATCCAGTCCATAACCATATATCTTTATTAGGAAACTTTTCTTTTATTTCTTTAGTTAGTTTCTTAATATCTTCTCTATTATCTATATAGAATGGGTCACCACCAGAAAATGTTATCCCTTTTATAAAATCATCTTCCAATAGTTTGAATATATATTCTTTTTCTTTATTTGTAAATTCTTTTCCATTATTAGGATTCCAACTTTCTGGATTATGACATCCTTTACAATAATGTCCACATCCAGCTACCCATAAAACTACTCTTAATCCATCACCATTTAATACATCAGATGGAGTTATTTTCATATATTTCATTTTATATCATCCCACTATTTAATTACCATATAATTCTAAAGCTTTTTTCAATGCTTGTATTATTTGTTCTTTATCCATATTTTTAGATTTAACTATAATATTCTCAATTTCTTCAGATAAATAAATATGATCATCATTACTAAATATTCCCATACTATTTCCTCCTACATTGATACTCTATCTTTTATTTCATCCATTTTAGTTGTATTGAATGTATGGTCTCCCATCATTCTAGAGTATCCCATATACCCACAAGTTCTATTAGTTTCTATTATTTTATTACTTCCACAATGAGGACAAGTTTCTCCCCAATCTTCACCATGTTCTCCACATTCAGCACAGAAACATGCATTGAAGTTTACTCCTTGATATAGACCTTTAGCCATACCTCTTCTTATGATAGCTTTTAGTCCTTCTGTGTTTTTAGTATCACCTATTCTTACATATTGTATATGTCCACCTTTTGACATATTAAATAATTCTATTTCTTTATCTTGTTTTTCAGCAGGTGTTATATCTTCACTAACATGACAATGGAATGAATTTGTAAAATAAGTTTTATCTGACACATTTGGAATAATTCCGTATTTAGCACGGAATTGCTTAGCTTGCGTACCAGCAAGCGATTCTGCCATTTTAAACCGTCGTTTTCACGATATTTGTTACGGATTAGACTATCTCTTCACCCTAATATGATATTAGGGGACTCGCACTTCGATTTAAGGGATTCTCACCCATCAAGGAATTTCACCTTGACCCTACTACCTGTTGCTGAATTTCACAGCCAAGGGTTAGTCGTTACACTTTTATTCAAGTCCTTTAAATCCATCAACTTGTTTTTCTGAAAGATATATTTTTATATCTCCAGTCTTAAATGTATTATTATTTCTCATAATAGTTCTTTTTATTGTAGATTTTGCACAGCCTAAATATTCAGCTGCTTGTGACATAGTAACTTCTTTTAATAATTGATTTCCGAATATATCATAAACATCAACTAAGATAGTATGCTTCTGTAATCTTACAGGAGTATACAATCCTAATTTTATAGCATGTTTCATATTCTCTGATGCATTACACCATTCTAGATTTTCTATTCTATTATCAGTCTTGACTCCATTTATATGATTTACTTGATCAAATATTTCATAATTAGGATTCATAACAAACTCTATTGCCACAATTTTATGTGCTCTAAAAGTTTTTCTTGAATTATCTTTCATAGAAAATCCTATATATTTATAACCATTTTTAGGATTAACATATTGCTTCATTAATTTTAATCCATAACCATAGTCATAATAAAAATTACCATAATCATCTACAAAATAAGTACCTTCTTTCATACCTTCTATACAAGTTATTTCTTTGATTAGCATTTTCAAAACCACCTTTTATTATATATGCTAATCAATTTATAGATTTTAATAAACTTAAAAACTTAGCACGGTATTACCAGCTATCCTTTTCAGGACCTTAGGTTTTCTTAGTCAGCTTATTCGTCTACTTTAATATAATTAAAGTCTAAGGCTATTATCGTCGAATAGCAGTCTTAGCTCACTGATACCGTTAGCATATATGACATAAGTCATATACACACCAAAATTTCATTTGTTCACGAGTTTATGACGATATATTACTATATCGCAGCCCACAGAATTTTAGGCGTACTGTATATAGCGTATAATTTACCATCTTCTTTCTTGAATCTATCTACTACATCATTAATATATTGCATAGTATCTACTGCAAACGAATTGTCTTCACTAATAGGTTTACCTAGTGCTAACCAAGTTAATTCATTTAACGCTGTTATACCGAATGAAGCAGTCCATGAATTTAATATCTTAGAAATTCTTTCATCTGGATGAAGATTACCTTTATATGCTCCACCTTCCATAAACATCAATGGATTACTATTAGCTTTAGCTTTACCTAAATATTGGTATCTCTTTAGTAATAATTCTCTAATCATTTGTAAATATTTATATAATTCATCTTTGAACTCAACTCCAGTTTTAAGAGCTTCCATATATATCATAGGTAGGTTAAGAGATACTACTCCTATATTACCTCTACCTTCATATACTAATTCATTTGTATCTGGGTCTCTATAGTCAGATAAATATGCACGGCATCCCCATTTATATTAAACTATTATCGACATAATAGTTAAAGTATTTAAACTTTCTATATATTACTATATAGATTAGACTATATCATATTCTTGTAACCTTTACAAGAACCCTATCGTTTCCACCCTCTTGGATGTACTCTACTCACTTCTTCACTAAGAATAAGGTCTTAGTTATGCTTTCGATAGTCGTTTAGCTTTTATCATAACTTAATATGAATTTAGCACATGGTTGTCCTTATATTGTGCAAAGATATAAGGAGTTTCCTTGTTTAGATAGGTTTTCATAGTATGTCACCATACTATGCGACTTGTTTATTAATCGCACTGATCCACTTACCTTCTTTTTTGTGACCTATTGGTGATAAATAGTCTGGGTACATATTTTTGCTACTACATTCTACTGCTTTATTAAATAACCATTCATATTCTTTACCTTCATCATGTATTTCTGGATTATATAAGAATATTAATTTAGGAAATATCAATACTCTCTTTTTACCTGGGTCTCCATGACCTTCCATTCTAACTTGAAGTATTAATTCAGAAATTTCAGCTTCTTCTTTATTACTTACATCACCGAAACTAAAGGTTGTGAAGGCATAAGATCCTCTTGCACTGACTACAGTATTGAATTTCATCTCTACTGCTTGTAGAGCTTGTTTTACTTCATTCTTTAATTTAGATAGTGCTCTATCTATCATTTTTTGTCTTTGTTCTTCTGTAACATTTAATCCAAGCTCCTTTATTTCATTATCTACTTCTTCTATTGTTTTAGCTTTAGATATTTTATAATAAGGTGCAAGTATTTTATCTATTTGTGGTATAGTACATCCCAAACTCAATATAATTTTCATTATCATTATTACCACATATAATGTGAGTCCTGACTATATTTTCATCTCTAATATATAGAGGTTGTCATATCCTTCGAGTGGTGTTAATCTCCACTCTACCTCGTTACATTCATCACGAGTAGTCGATACATCTAATTTATTTAAATTTCCATTTATAACCATATGCATATTTTTTAGTTTTTATAGCTCTAGTGATATTTTGTGTTCTAGGTTTACCATTATTATCTATAGGTGCGTCACAGTATCTTGCTGCATCAGAAATAGATTTGAATTCTAATAATACTTCATCATTTTCAGATAACATTTGGACTATTTTTCTACCATAATCGAAATTGAAATTATCTTCTAAATGTTTCATATTCTCTTTAGGTGTTACCCATTCTAAATTTAGAAAATGATTATTTAATTTATTTCTATCTATATGATTTACTTCTATTCTAGTTTTGTCAAATTCCATAACAAAATATTTAGCAACCATTCTATGTACCTTTACAGCTGTTCTTTTGTTTCCTTTATTTAATCCTACCATTAGATAGCCACCAGCATCAATCCAACCTTTAAGAATACATCCTTTTTTAGTTTGAGGTTTTCCATTCTTATCAATGATTATTCTATCCAATGCTCTTATATATCCAAAAGAACTAACTTGATATAATCCTTCAAATCCTTCTATATCTATAAATTTTTCTTCTAGTTCCATTAATTTATTATCTCCTTATAATTTTTATGCATAAGTTATATTATCTATTAAATTAGACACGGTATTAGCATAGCTTAGTAAAAAAAATACTTTAGCCTTAGCCTCGCTTACATTCCCCATACTGTCACCAGTACTCTATCCAATTTCTTGGGGGAAAACCGTTAGCCAATAAAATTATTATTGACACCCCTTTAACATGGGTTCATATGATTTTATTTCGGCAGATTGGGTTTCTTATGTTTTTATTTAACCGAAATGTTGTGCTGTCTCTATCATTACAGCATCTCCAAGTTGTCCAATCGCTGTTAGTATGTTTCTAGGTTCTCTATACTTAGTACCATCTAATGTAAACCCACCTTTTAATAATGTACCTACATCAAACAAACAACAGTTGAATTGAGGTAATAACATATCACTCAAATCATGTATATAGATGAATCCAGTTTTAATTGCTTGTAATTCACTTAATGATAAATGCATTTTTTGATACATTTCCTTTGCAAATGTTTGAGCTATACTTGTTCTTTTAGTAGATATATACTTAGAGTTTGAGTTTGAATTACTCTTATCTTCTTCAGTTAAAGTTCTAGCTACTTGCATTTCCATATCTTCTATTACATTATATACAAATTCATTCTTATAATTTCTATAATCTCTATATGACTTTGCAACTGCTTCATTTACTTCATCTAATGCTTGTTCTACTAGATTATGCAATCTAGCTACATTTACTTTACTATATGCAGTTAATTCATTTGAAATTATTTTTTCTATTTTATCTAATTCTTCTTTTGTTAATTCAACAGATACTCTTGTTGCTGACTTACCTATTGCTTTAAAAATCTTTTCAATCAGAAACGGTTCTGTTGTACCATCCTTTTTAATTACTTGTAAATTCTCATTCATGTAAAAATCCTCCTTAATAATTTTGGTTATACTAATGTTTTACGCTATATAATATAAGGTTTTAAGCCACTTTTTATAGTAATTATAAAAAATTATAAAGTTGATGAAAATAGTAGAGAATAGAGGAAAACTCCTCTATTCTCTATATAATTACTATCAATAAGTATATTTTAACTATTAAAGAACTCTTTTAGACTATTTCTTCTATAGTCATCTTTCTCTGTTTGTATATTTAATTCTATTGTTTCTTTAATTAGTTTTCTGTTAGTATCTACTTCTTCCTCTACAGTAAGATACCCTATATCTAAATCTCTATCTAATTCAAATTTAGGTCTTAATCTAATCAGTGAGTCATTTTCTAAATATAGTTGCATAAAAGTCAATGGTAATGCATTAACTTTTAGCTTATTATTCCACTCAACATAGTCATCACTTGAATCAAATATTAATTCATTATCCAACTCACTGACAGCATAAATGTAGATAGTTTTAATAATATCTTTTATCTTTTCTATATCATTATCAGATTCACCATACACCCATAAATCACCACTCATGTGTAATTTATATTTATCTTCTTCTGATAAATCAGTACTATCTTTTGTATTCATATTACCTAACCATCCAGCAGTATGCTCAATCAGAATATTACTATATCCAATATTTGTTACTATTCTTTCTATAAAATAGTCATACTTCCATTTTAAATTAAGTATATTATTGTAACCTACTCTATTACCTTCCTCTACAGTTAATAAATAATTGAAAAATCTAGCTAATTTAATATTTAAAAGTATTTTCATTTTTTATCCTCCTATTATTTCATATTTTATTTCATCTGATAAATCTTTAGATACTATAAATGGTGAGTTATCTTCATTATAATGATTAAATAGTAATCTACCATCTGGCACAATTAGACCTTCTTTATCTTCTCTATCCCATTTGTACTCTCTATCATGAATAGCATATTTAATGTAATCATCATAATCATCTGGGTCAGAAAAATCATCAGGACCTAATTCTACATTATCTCTGTTTAACATTTCATCTAAATCTTTCATATCACTATCATATAATTCAAATTTAGATATTCTGTATACTGATAAGAATATCTGACCATCAAATATCTCTATGAAGTATTCTTTATTATTGATTATTTTCTTTATTACTTCTATCTCCTTATTATTTAATTCATAATTGATACGGAATCTTTGTTTAGTTTCCCCATAAGCAAATTCTCCAACATCATATAAAATAGCTTCATTAGTATCTAAATCATAATCAATACAGAATATTTCACCATACTGCGACTTTACATTATTATCTTCAGAATATTTTGATAATACTTCAGAAATCCTATTCTTAATATCATCTCCATTAATTCCTCTGATAAATGTTGTTTTATTATTCATAATAAAACCTCCTTTTTAATATTGTATCACTGATATAATATATTAAAGAAAAGAAAATTAAAAAAAAAATAATAAGGGTTTTAATAACCCTTATTATTCTTAGAAATCGTACCAATGGTCGATTTCTTTATTTACTCTTCTTAATTCTGTATTTAGTATTGTTAATGGTTGTAAGAAATAAATCTTTAAATCTCCTGCTAATTCTTCAGCTTCGTCTTCCATCCATTTTAAGTCATTAATTCTTGCTTCTAATTTAGCTTTTCTTTCTTCTAGTTGTTCTAAAGTTACTTTATTTTCTTTCATTATATATGCCTCCAAATTATTATATTTTTATTCTTTACTCCTATTATAATATATAAGAAAAAAAAAACAAAATTACACTTGCATCATACAAAAAAAAATAAAGGATAATCAATTAAGATTATCCTTTATATATTTAAAATACGAATCCCATTATTTGGTCACCGTACTTTGACATATGAATTTTAGCTAGAGTTGCTTCCCTAGCTATCATCATGTATCTGATATCTTCATTAGAATTTAACCATTTTCTATTATATTCTAATGCTATTTGTTTTATTGATTTGCCATTTTCTTTTTCTTTTAGAAATACATTGTGTGCATATTTTTTCAATTCTTTCCAAGTATTTTCATCCATCAATCTCCAAAATGAACCATTTTCTTCTTTTGAAAAAGTTTCAGAAATCCATCTAGTATAGAAATCGAAATTATTGTACCAGTACCAATCACCAGTATTATTTAATTTTGATTTTACCTTACTAGTTCTATATATTGGATTGTAGTGTTTAACTCTTTTTCTTATTATATTTGCTCTAAATACACTACCTCTTAATTCCCAAGGACAATCATTAACTTCGTCCCATCCAGTTGCCAATACTACAGTCATGTTTTTTACTTTCTTTGTCATTTTTATTACCTCCAAAATTATTATTATTATTTTATTGTACTCCTATTATAATATATAAGAAAAAAAAAAACAAAATTACATTTAAAAAGTAGTATAGAGATTTCTCCCTATACTACTATAAATATTTATCAATCTCTTTGTACAAATGCTAAATCTTCTGGATTTAATCCACCGATTCCTTGTACAAATTCTTTAATAGATTCTAAATCATTTAATATGTAATTATTAAATAACATATTAGAAGCTATTTGATGTAGATTATTTCCTATATGTTTATACTTCATATCACAACAAGGCATTTCTCCTTTAATTATTCTGTCTATATTATAGTCTATGAATTTTAGTACCTCAATGTATGCATGTCTCATTCCAGGTTTAACATCATCTGAAAAATCACTATCTATTATTAATAATAAATCAGTAATGTCAAATAATCTTATTATTCCTTGATGTATTTCTCTATTTGATATTTGAATATATCTGAAATTGTTAAAATCATATTTAATATCATTTATAAATTCTTTAGCTAGTTTCTTACGAATGTCTTTGATATTAATATTATCTAATTTATGTAATTTATAATTCTTAGCATCATGCCAGTTTTCTTTTATCCATTTTATTATATTAGCTACATCTTCAATTATTGTTTCATTAAAGATAAATGATCTCTCTAAACTATAGGTTTCACTATACATATTGTCAATTTCAAAATCAGCTACTGGTTTATTATTGTCTATAATTCTTTCCATATTATATTCTATAAAATCTAATACTAGCATATATGGAGTTCTATAGTCATGATCTTCTGTAACTACTGACTCCTTATCATATACTTGTAATATTTTTATTATATCAAATAATCTAAAATACTTTTTATTATTGTTTAATTCTGGTCTAGCATGAAGTCCATTAAACCATTTGTCATGTAACTCTTCTATTCTATTTTTCATTAATAATCATTCTCCTTTGTCAAATATTGATAAAAATAATATAAATAAAATAACCAATGCACCAAATATAGTTAATATAGTACTAGATAGAAATAATGCTATTATTATTAATACTATAAAAGCTATTATAAATATACTAAATATAATAAAACTAATTATATCCCATATCATTATAATCTACCTCTTTTCATACAGTGCTTCTTTTATAAAGTCTACTAAATCTAATAGATACCCTATTAAAGATATTAAAGTTATAACTACACCTACCATAAATATAGTTCCACTAATATAGTATGACCAATTACTCAGTGCTATTGATAGGTATAATACAATTAATCCAAAACAAAATAACTTAAACACTATCTCACTCTCCTTATATATTTACCATAAATAGCTCTATCTACACCAGACCAATCTTTAGTTAGTCTATTGTATTCTTCTTGTGCTATTTTACATAACTTTATGTATTTTAGCATTTTTAATATTCTATTATCTCTCTTTGAGCTATAGTGTATTATTAAAAAGTAATATCTAGCGTAATTCTTCTTGGCATCTTCTAAAGACATATGTATATTATCTCTTAATCTATTATTGAAAGCATTTCTTTCATCTAAGTTAGCAAATAATGCTATTGTTTCTTCATCTTGTTTGCTAATAACATCTTTTAATTTTTCTACTTTCTTATACCAGAAGTTAGCCATTCTACCTCGCAATACTAATAGAGAAGCTATTACTTGTACCATGTAATATTCCTGTATTTCTTCTTCTGGAAAGTATTTTAAATTCAATTTAATCATATAATTCTCCTTCTTAATTCCTTTTTAAATAAACCATCAAGATATCTATAGCATAATTCTAAATCCTGTTCTATATTAAATCCTGATTTGTTTTTATTTATAAAATATGGTGAAGTATAATCTTCATCAACATACGCTGATAATCTTATAAATGCAGCAATGACTAATTTTAAAATGACTTTATTATTAGTAATAATATATTTACCTTTCTCACTATCTATCAAAGATATTTTAAATAAAATATTTTCATTTAAAAGTATTTTTAAAATATCACGCTTCTTAGATAAACCAGCATATTTTATTATTGCCTTCTCAATTATTGTCTTATAATCATGTATACAATATAAATTAAATATTTGATATGTATTAATACTTTCAATATCAGTATAATACTCATTGTAGTCTATTGATAATAATAGATTAGTATCTATACACAATTTAAAATAATTAGAGTTTCTTATAACTACAGATTTAGAATTTAATCTCAATTCAGTATCACCAAATAATAAAGACCTATTCACTGATAAATATTCTACTAAATTACGTATATAATCACCAGTTAGTTTACATTCAAAGTAATCTTTCTTTTCATATATTCTATAAGTAGTATGATATACAAAAACACCACTCTTATTTATATTATCTATATTAATTGATTTTCTTTCTTTTGATTGTGCCACCATTTTAAATCTTCTCCTTATCATTAATATTTAATAAAAAAGAAAGAGTGATTTACATCACTCTCTCACATTATCATAACCTAATTTACCAAATTGATTTAAACAGATAACTTGGTCTCTTATTAGGTTCATCATACCATTAAATCCACCAGCACTTCTTCCAATTAACATATTAACTGGACTAAATACTTCTAATGCATCTGATATTTCCTTATCTTTTACTGACACTATATTCAATACATCACCATCAAAGTCAGCATTCAATGGTGCTAATATATTCAGATTTAATTTTAAAGTTTTATCATTATAATCTTTAGATATATTAGCTACTCTACAATACATAATACTATAGAAATGTAATGTAGGGTTTCTATTTATTATAACTTTAACTGGCTTATCTTTATTATTAATTAAATCTAACATTATTTGATAAACCATATCATCAAATCTCAAAGAAGCATTGAATATTTTATTACTTGCTTCTGTTGCTGAATATCCTAGTATATTCTGTAATATATTTTCTATTTCTAATTTAAATAACTCTAAGAAACACAAGTAATTCATTTCTACTTCATCTATTCTTAATGCTTTAGTAGATGGAACTATTACATTTCTCGCAACATAGTTAAATTTTGCTCCTAATAGGTTACTTCTTATAAATGACTTCTTAGTTAATCCTATTAAGTCGCAACAGTATTTAACTAGTTCCATATAGTTTCTTTGTATAGCTATTAGAGTATGTAATACTTTACTCATCTCTAATTCTGGAATCTTTATATTATTTAAAGATTCTACATATTGTACTATCTTTGTGTATAATTTATTTGAAGTTGTGTACTTATGCTCATTTTCACCAAAACCATTCCCTATTGGTCTCAGTATTAAAGAGAATACAGGAATATTGTGAGTAAATGCATTATGTAGATTATTTATTATGAAATTATAATCATCATCTTTATCAGTTCTATTCTTGTATTTCTTTTGCATATAATAGTCTAATATTTCAACTATTTTTTCTCTAAATTCTACCATACCTATATTAGCATATTTATTTTTACTATTGACTATAGGCATACCATGTACATCTAATTGTGGTGGTTCTAATATCTCATTGAATGCTTTAGAACCTATGATATTCTTAATCATAAAATATAGTACAGGATGGATAATACAGAAATTATCTAATCTTAACCATCCTGTTATATCTATATTCTCTGGTCTATATACTACCTCAGTACCACATTTAGAACATACAGTACCCTCATATAATGTACCTTTAACTTCACCACAATCGCAAGAGTATCTATTTTTAAATGACTCTTCATCATCCATAGATACTACACCATATTGGTTTGAATAAATACTACCATCAGTATTACTACTATTACTTCCATCTTTCTTTTGTTTAGATTTTCTTTTAACTACACTCTCTAAATTATTTAAGTAATTAGTAATAATAAAGTCTTTTCCAGTTTTCACATCTTCTTCAGATAACTCATCAAAATTGATAAGTTTCAACCTTGTTAATTTTCTAACCTTACTCATACTATCATATCTCCTTATTATATAATCAGTAAAATAAATCGTTTACTGTTTAAGTTTTTTGAGTAATACTTTTCTATGTTATTCATTATTGATAAGATATGTTATAACCACAATAATCCCTAACCAAATAAACCATCCAATCATTAGTATCTAACCTCCTTAATTACGTAATAGTATTAATCTTACAAACTCTATTGAGAATAATACTATAAATAATAATATAGCTAGTCTTACACCTAACGCTATAACTGTACCTATTTCTGCTTGTTTCTTTTTTGTTACTAATTCAACAAAGTCTCTTAGATAATCTATTAGTACCATTGAGAATAATGAACAGATAAAAACTACAGTCAAGATATTTTTTATTACTGTCATAATAAACCCCCTTATAAGAAATAATACATACTACGCATATTAACCCAAAGGTTAATAAATAAAGCAAAAAGAATAGTCAAATCAAAACCAATAATAGCTAATCTTGATATATGATATAATAGACTTTTACTACCTTTTTCATAATCATAATCTCTTAAATCTTTTATAAGACCAAGAAGAACAGCTGCAATAAACATATTGTATATTGTTAGCATTATTACTGTTTTGATTAAAGCCAATAATTTATCCATGGATTTCCACCACCTTTCTTTTTTATTGTTCACATCTATAATATATGAAGAAAAAAAATAATGAAAAAAAAAATAAAAGGAAGGATTTTATTTCCTTCCTTTAATAGGTTACGCTTTATAGATATCGCAACCTATAACAGTGTAATCCATTATGAATGAAACAGCTGAATTTATACTGTCCCATATGTTTTCTTTTCTGTCTATTATTATAGATTCTTCTTCATCATTTCCTCTATATAATATAACTTCTACTTTGTCTGATTTAGAGAAGTACCAATATAGTTTGTCCTTTAGTTCTTCTTCCCAGTCACATAGTCTTTCATTTGGTTTTCTTAGCATTTAAATCACTCCCTATCATTAATTATATTATTTTATTCTTTACTCCTACTATAATATATAAGAAAAAAAAAACAAAATTGCAGTTAAATAGTATTACCAGAAACAAAAAATTAATGGCAATTTATCCACTGTATCTACACAGAGAGATGTTAGATAATGTGTATCCACAATTATAGCTTAAAGTAGACCCTATAGGAATTCAATCCTATAGGGTCTTCTATTACCAATTTTTTATTTTCTTATATTTCCACTTATACATAGTGGCTTCAAAATCTTTTGTTTTATATTTATATTCAGTATCATATGCTTCTATGACTTTTACAGTATAAACATATCTCAAAGTAACTGGTTTTAAACTCCATACCTCATCTGTGATATCTCTATCTGGAACTTCTGTTGTTGTTGGTTTATATACATCTGTAGAAATAAAATATACATGAAATATTTCGCCTTTTATATTTCTACTCATAGCAGCTAAACAACCATCGACTGAAGTAGAAAGACATACCCGTTTAGTTGTATTATCTTCATAACCATTTTCTGTTAGATAGTTTTTAGGAACTCTAGGTTTAAGAGTCTTGTCATCTAAATATTGATTAGATATAAAATAAACATCCATCTTAGTTGTGTTTCTTTTCATATTATCACCTATTTCAATTCTATTAGTAGATTATTCAAATTATTTTCATTTATATCATTTATCTTTATTGTAATATCATGGAAGTTTTTCATTCCTCTATTTACCATTGTATTAAATGGGTTAGTTAATGATAATCCTATATATTCTAATCCCATTACATATAAAAATTCTCCAGCACAAGCTGCACAAGTTTTCTTATTTTGACATAAACAAGGTTCTCTCAATTGACATACTTTACCAATAAATTCATTCTTATTAGCTTCAGTTAAAGTTTTCTTTCTATTATCTTTAGTAAAGAAGTTTCTAAGAATGTAATCTTTATAATTGCTTTCATCTATAAAGATTTCTCTATATTTTTCTGTACCACAATCAGTACCGTGTTTATCTACCATTACCATTTGATATGCAGCATTTGCTTTCTTAGCTTCATATCCACCTACTTGTGTTGCAACCCCTTTATAGTAAGATGCAACTGTACCAGCTGTTCCTGTTATAGATATTTCATCTTTCTTTATACCTTCATACAGATTATCTGTCAATATATCATATTGTCCAGTTAATGGATTAGGTATAGCTCCTGTAAATATTCTTGATTTAAAGTTATTATCAAAAGATGCTTTAGCTCCTGAATCATATAAATCCATTCCAGGATCTTCATTCTCTTGTAATTCTTTTCTTGCTTCTTCTAATAATTTATTTTCTATATTTTTAACTACACCTATCACATCTTTATTCTCTATCAAATCTTTATGTTTTTCAACTAATTCATCTCTTAGTTTTAAAACTTTCTTAGATGGTATAAATGTACCTGTTGTTGGTGTAGGTGCAAAGAATATATTTAATGTATTTCCTAAAGCTTCTCTTCTATCTAGGAATTTAACTAAGTCTTCTTGCTTTAAAGCTCCAGATAGTAGTAAACTTGACAATTTATTCATTAATTTCCCATATTGTTTAGAGTCATGTACTTCATTAATATAACCTACAGCATAATATATATCTTCATATAGACATTTATTAACTATAAGCATACCTAATGTAGTTATAACTTCTTCTTTTAATTGTCCTTTAGCATATCCATGCTCAGGTTTTAATTTTATTACTGTATCCTGATGATATTTCTTCCCATTGGCAGTAGAACCTACTAAATCTAATATATAATCTCTAGTTAGAAACTCTTGATTACATAAATCTTTAATAACATCATCAGGTACTGTAGTATTTTGTACCTTTACATAATTATCTGCCATTTATATCATCTCCATTAGCTACAATATACTCTATATATAAGATTAATAGTTCTTTCTCCTTTGTCTAAAGGTTCATTATCTGTATTATATTTAGTAACTGCTCTTAAATTCTTATATTTTCCATCAACAGTCTTAATTCCAGCATATAAACAAATACTATTATATCTACATTCTGAAACCTTACCTATTTTTTGGAAATGTTCTCTGAAATCTTTATTATCAATTATGAATTGATAATCTATATATGTATTTATTGGAATATTTTTATCTGAACTCCAAGTATTCTTAGTTACTGGAGTACCATCTTCAAAGTTGCAATAGATATTAGGGTCTATTTTAGTAGTTTTTAGATAATACATAGCAATATTACCTACTACTTTCTTACAAGCATATATTTGGTCACATTGTGTTTCATCTGCTGAACCTACTGTAACTGTTCTAAATGGTATCATATTATTTATATCATTAAATCCTTTAGATTTTATATCTACTTCTTTTGTAGAACCTATAGTTTCACCTGCACCATCTATTCCACATCCTAATAGAAATACTATATCATTTAATTCTAATCCTTTTGCTGGATAAGCATAATCATTATCCACATTTAAATCTTCATTTAATGTAGGTGGTAAGTTATCTAAAGATATATTAGCCCATTTTTGTAATGTGAAGTATCTTCCACCTAGTAATAAATCATTTGAACCAATAAAAGTTAATACTGGTTCTCCAAATATATTCTTATCTACTTTATATAATTCAGTACGAATGTTCTTTTTCTCATCTCTTGCAATTATATAATCCTCTAACAGTTTAGTTTGCATTAGTCAATCCTCCTTATAGGTGTCTTATTGTAATGATACCTAGTTGTATCTATTCTACTATTTATCCTATCACTAATTATGATAGTTTTATCTGTACATATAGTATCACTGTATGTACCATTTATTGTTGTTATATCTTTTATCATCTTTTCTGAGTGTATTTCTGTTATTAATCTTATTTCAGGTTTTTGGTCACCTAATATAACATAATACAAACTCATTTTATCTAATTCTATAGTATATGATTTAAAGAAATCTATTACTTTATATAAATATAATTTCAAGAATTCTGAAGTTATATTTGGTATACTCATAAATAAGAAAGTGAATCTAGAATCATGTAGAATTTCTTCTAATGAAGCTAAGATTTCTCTTATTAATAATTCTATTGGTCTTTTACCAGCATCATAATTAAATCTTTGGTCTTCTTTTATTGTATCATTTAATATTTTATATAATTCAAAGTTAATGTCTTTTAAATATTCTAAGAATGTTGCTTTATTATCATATATAGAAGCTACATCTTTTACATATAGTAATGCTTTCTCTACTTTCTTTAATATTACAAATGTCTTGTAATCACTACAAGTAGCTAAAGCTTTTCTTATTTTAGTATAAACTCCTTTATTTAAAAAGAATTTATTTAAAAAGTCTGCTGATGACATATTAGGTGTCATATGTTGGAAGTCATCTAATATATCTGCATACTTAGTATCTTTTAACATTTCTTTTAGTTTATCTATATCTGCTTCAAAGTTAAATCCTAAGAAACTTAATGCTGTTGTAGGTGTAGTAAATATATTACCATCAAATCCTAATTTAGCAGCAGTTAAAGCAAATAATGATGTTATTACTTCAAATAATGTTATTTTTCCTGAAGATACTTTAGGCATAGATATTTTTATATCTGATATTGTATCTTTATTATCCTTTACTGCTCTAAAGAAGTAATTTAATTCAAATAACAAATCTACTAGACTGTATATATTATTTATTGTAATATATTTAGTTTCAATATAGTTAAAGTCTGTAGATAGTATTTTCTTTTTAAATTCTTCTTTGTCTTCTCCAGTAGCCCAGAATTTGTCTGTATAGGTTACTGCATCATATTCATATCTATTTAAAGAATCATTAGCATATAACATAGGGTCTGATTCTGTTATAGGTGTCTTTACAAAATATAAATCATACATTTGTTCATAATCTAAGACTTCTATATTTTCTGAAGGTTTCTCTGGATTTGGTACTTGTTTAGTCTTGTATATAAATTCATTATTATTGTCAACTCTATGGTCTTTAAATAAGTAGAATTTAAATACATCTTTATCTGTAAATCCAAATATCTTACATATGTCTACTATTACATCATCTGTACCTTTATTTTGTAATAAACTATTTATATTTTTAGCTAATTGGATTCTAATATATTTAGGTAATTCATCAAATGTATCTACACCATAAGACAAAAATATATTTTTGATGATATCGTCATCAAAATAATCTTTATTTATTATTAATTGTAAATATCCAACAAGAGTTTGTCTAATAGCTGCTAATAATGTAAATACTATTAATAAACCTTCATAGTACTCATATCTACTTAAAGATTGGTTAGTTAATACTCTCTTACTATAAGCTATATTCTCTTGATAATAGTCTTTAAATTTAACTAGTATAGTTTCATTAACATTATTTGGAGTATATAATAAAGCCATACTATTAGCTATTCTGGCATTATAAAAATGGATTTTCTTATTACCTAAATGATTTAAGTATCTCTTTTTAGGATACTTCTTTTTAATTATATCTATGAATCCAGCTTCTTCTAATGTAGCTATTTCTAAATTATTATACAGAGTTATAGGTACTGTCAAGTCTACATCTAAGAACATATTTGGAGCACCTTCTATTTCATTATAAAGTATGATTACATGGTCATCTTCATTATCAGGTAACCCCATAAGCATTCTATAATAATTATTCTTTTCTTCATATTCATTTATTATTTTATGTCTTTTATTAGTCATCAATAACTCTTCTTGAGCAGGACTTATACTGTGTTTATTTATTCTGAAATCTTCTATTTCATCTGGAGACATTCCCACATCTTCTAATTCTCTATTAGTAAATTCATGATTATCTATTGTATCTAATTTATTGTATGCTAGATAATATTCACCATAAGCATTATTAGTTGCAGGAGTTTCATATTTATTTGCTAAAACTTGTTGTTTTATTACTATACCAGAACTTATTTTCATTAGTTCATGGACATATCTATCAACGATTTCATCATTCTTTTTAATGTGATAATCATTATTATAATCTCGTGTTTTCATAGTAAATCCTATAAACCCCCTTTCTAACATAGTTATAATAATGTTAGATGAGGTGAATTTTACACGATGATTGATAAAACTATAAATTCTAAAGAGATAATAGATAATATGATAATGAATAAACCAGAAAATGGTAAAGATGTTGCATCATTACTAAATTTATCAAAAGAGTTAAGTGAAGTCCTGAATCCAGATAATGAAAACTTCTTAAATATAAAACCAGATAAAAATGAAAATGGAGATTTAATATTAAAGAATGATGATGGTTATTTTATATTACCATTTGGACAAACTAATTATACTCTAATGGATAGTAAATACTTTGTAAGATTTATTAAAAAAATAGAATCTTTAGTAAGAACTAATCCAGAGTATAAAAGATATATAGCTCATTTAAAAGACCATGGTTTAGACCATTGTATGATATTAGGAAACTTAGATGATGATAAATGTAGTATTGAAATGCACCATGGACCAATATTAAATCTATTTGACTATTGTACTATAGTACTAACTCATCAAATAGATAATTTTGGTTCAACTACTTCATTTAAAGTAGCCAAAGCAGTAATTGAAGAACATTTAAATCACAATGTTCAAGTAATAATGTTATCTTCTAGTATACATCAATTAGTAGAAGATAAGAATGTATTTATTAATCTAAAACAATCGTTTGGAAATCTAGAGAGATTTCTAGAAAAATATAAAGAGGCTATCACTCCTCAACAGAAATATGTAATAAAAGAATATATTAAAATGTGTGAAACAAGAGAAACAGACATTGATAATATATTGAAAGCAAGAGAGGAAGTGAATGACTGGAATATAAGGGGGTAATGATGAATTACTTTTACACATTCCCAATTATATCTATAATATCATTAGTTATATTGTATATAGTATTTGTAGATATTAGTTCGGGACGTAAAGAATACAGATTGATAATTGCAGCAATTTTAACCCCTATAATGTATGTAATAAGTGAAGTGTTTTTGATGTTTACATATGAATATAATGTACCAATTCATATAATAACTTTGGGTATGGTTATAGCTATACCCATATTTGTTAAATTATCTAGGAATGGTAGTAAAATATTAAGATACGCAGGGAAATCATTATATAGGATCACTGTAGCTTTATTTATGCTAATACTTACATTCCCACTAATAAAAGCAATTAGATACTGTTGGTATATATTTTGGAAAGGAGAGTAATATGCTAGTTAGTATACTCATAATGATTATAATAATCTTGTCAACAACATTATTACGATATGGTAGTAGTGTTGACAAAAAAAATAATATTGAAAAAAAGGAAGAAAAAAATAAAATGGATATAAATCCTAATATAAAGAATACTAAAACTGTAGAGTTAGATGATTATAGTAAAGTAGATTTTAGATCTGATTTTGATAAAAATATCTTACCATTAATAGAAGCTAACATAAGTGATTTCATAATAAATGATGTAAGAACTTTCTTAAAATCAGATAGAATTAAATACTGTACTATAGATGGTTTCTGGTTAATAAACAGAAAAGAATTTTTAAATAAAGTAGCAAGTAAAGTACCAAAAAGAATGTTAGTTTACTTTGTTACTAGATATATGGATGGTGAAACTTTCTATAAGTATCTATGTAGTAGAACAGAAGAATTGGCTATAATAGCTATAGCTAATGAAAATAAAAATACACCTCCTTTATATAAACCACAAGCAGACTGAGACAGATGCATTGAGCATCTGTCTCCCCTTTTGTTTAAATTAATTTTAGTATATTTAATATATATACTTTATAATTGTAATTGTAATTTAAGTATTGGTATAAACTCTCATCTATATCCTCTACTCCAATTTTTCTTCTATCCATAGATACATTTAACCTGTATAGTGATAAATGATTTAATTCTCTATAATACCCTACTGGTAACTCATAGTCTCTATACTCTTTAGCAAACTTCTTCACCATTATAAAAACTTCTTTTGGCGATTTTACTTCTATTGCTCTGAATACTTTCTTTAAGAAGTCAAGCATATAATCATTATGCTTTTCTAGAGTTTCATCATTTACTCCTTTTACATGTAATATATCTTTATTTAATTTTCTGCTATAATAGAATTCTTTACCATCAAATAGATAGTACGAAGTATATTTATTCTTAGCTACAAATTCTATATTGTTAAATTTCAACTGTGTGCATTTCTTATTTATTACAAAGATAGCATCATTCTTTACTGATAATATATCAGACTCTTCTAAGTTATTAGCTTTAATAAACATATTGATTACTTGTAGCATACATTCACCTAATTCATTAGCTAATCCTTCAGTTTCTCTTTGTAATAATCCTAATCTTATATTTCTACTCTTCTTATCTAAAGACAAATAATACTGGTATTGCTTCTTACTAATTAATCCAAATGCATACATTACATTCAATCCAGCTGATTTAATATCATACTCTATAATATATGTATTATGTAAATTAGTATATGCTTTATTAAGATAATTTCTTCTATTTAGTTCCATTTTCTTTTTCTCTTATTAATTGTCTGAAGATAGAGTGTTCATTATCATCAAACACACCATCATCACCATAAGCCCATTTAAATATATCATCTTTAGATAATTCTTTAGTTACACCTATTTCAAATAAATCATATAAATCTGTGAATAGCATCATATAAACTTTACCTTCTCTAGTCTCTACTACAAATCCACTATTAGTTAAATTCTTAGATACTGTAGCATCTACATTCAATGTAGTAGATGTCATATCAGCACCTTCTAATGCAAACATTTCATCATTTAAATAAATATTTGTGATTAATTCTTCTCTCTCTACTGGAGTTAATGATAATTCACCTTCAGATATTGTTTTATCTTCAAATTCAACTATGAAATGTACAATACCATTAGCAAAGTCTGTTATGTAGGTATTTATCTTATCTAGTTTGAATGTGTATTTTACTTTAGTTAAATCCAATCTAGTTTTAATATCATCTATATTGAAATCAGACTTTATTAATCCTAAGAATTTCTTTGATGTATTTGTATCTAATATAATATTATCCTCATTCTCTTTACCAAAGTTTAATATTATATTTAATTCTAATATAGATAGATTATCATTACCATATATCTCTACTCTACTACCATCACTAAAATTAACAGGATAAAATTCTTTATTCCTTATAGCATTATTCAAATAATCTAATTGCTTTTCTGTAAATTTTATTAACTCTGGTCTCATTGTAGATAATGCTTTTGTTGTATTATTTATAACTATAGGGTTATAATTAAATATTCCTCTATTTACTCCTATTAAATTATATTCCATTACTAATACCTCCTTAATGTATAAAAAATAAAATACAGCTAGAATTAACTAGCTGTATTTCTTATATTATTCTACTCTTAAATCAGAGAATGTTCTTCCATCGACCTCATCTTTAAGATCTTCTTTTTCTAAACCACTTTCTTCATTTATTTGGATTAGTTTGTATCTTAAGTACTCAGTTAGACTGTCATTCATAAGATTTCCTACTCTACCCTTATCAGCATCTTCATCATCTAATGCTGGTGCATTAAAATAATCTTCTTCTGATTTAAATCCAAACTCTTCTTTGAATTCATCCATTAAAGCTATGTAAGCTTCTTTGTTTAATTCTCCTGATTTAAATGGTTTATCTATTACTTTTAGATATCTTCTAGAATATGTAGGTATATCCATCCATTCTACATTATATCTCACTCTTAGATATTCTCCAAGAGATTCTAAGAATGGAAGCATAACATACACCTGACTATTATGTGTTAAATCTATTTTATCTTTAGCTGTATATTGTAATAGATATCTAACTAATGCCATTCTTCTGTTATTAGCTAATCCATACAATATACCAGCTATACATAATTGTGCTGCTTTACTCTCATCTAGATAGTTATGATATTCTAAATCGAATTCTTGTCTATCTAAATGAGTTAAGTATCTATCTATCATATCCCTAGGAGGATATAATGGTTGCATGTAATATGCGTTTGGTAACGCATCATACACTCTTGTCTTTACATCATGAATTACACATATATTGAATCCTTCTACTAAAAGAATTCTTGTGTCCAAAGCATCTCCTATTACTAATTTATTCATCTCTTATCTCCTATTATTCAATTATTGTATTTAATTTATTTATGATTGCTGCTGCATATACTAATTTCTTAGCTAATGTTGTATTATATACATCAGCATCTTCAGGTAAGTATTCAGCATAATCTTCTATAAATACATCTAAGTCTATTTCAACTTCATTAAAGTAATCAATGAATCTGTCATTAGTGAAAGTGATATTGTATCCTGATATATTTCTATCATATACAGCACCATCTTCTATTACTTCTAATAATTCATCATCATTCTTAACTTGTATTTTACAAGTTTCATTTAATCCTTCAACAATTGATTTGTCTGGAGTAAGTTCTATTACATATTCATCTACAACTGGTTCTTCTTCATTTACTTGATCTTCAGTTGTAAATAATATTGTTAATGGATCTGCATATGGTGCTACTTCAGCTACCAATGCACCATGTAATAAATAATTAACAATTGGAGCTCCTTTATAGAACTCTGGTAATTGTTTTGTATCACTTACTTTTTGTAATTCTTCTAATTTTACTACTCCTAAATCTATTTTCTTATCTGCCATTTTAATTCCTCCTATTTATTTTAATTTGATTTTATAATGTTTCCATACTACCTATAAACCCTATACTTTCATCTCCGTTTTCAGTATATGATTTATTTGCTGTTGCTTTTAGTTCACCAAATGAGTAGTGTCTACCACACACTGGGCAAACCATTTCTAACATGTTTCTTGTGTAGGTTAAGTCTCCACCACATCTATTACCATCAGAATCCTTTCTAGTACATTTTAGATATAGTTTATCTTTTCTACACATATAAGCATAATCCAATATTACCATTTTATTTCTTTTTGTAGAATAACCCCAGTTCATAAATGAAGTAACCCAAATATCATCTAATAAGTATGTATTTATTAACTTCTTTAAGATTTCACCTACTTCTGGTAATCTTTCTTTAATTTCAGCTTTGGTTCTAATACCTACTACTTTCTCAGACACCTCTACTATACCATTAGTTTCATATAACTCTGTAATGTATGGAACTAATTCTTGGTCCTGATATAACTCAGCATCAGACAGATTATCTGCTATTCCTCTTCTATCTATTGCGATTTTGAATGCGTAATCTGGGTACTTGTCATTGAATGCACATAGTCTATTAGTCCCTGCTCCAAACTTGCTGAAACCTAGACTTTCTAACTTCTCTGTTATTCCTCCTTGTTTAACTGCATTATCTGCTACTGCACTAGTAGCTACTTTTTCAAAGAAGTTTAAAGTCTCTTCATTAAATACTTTTTCAATGATTGATTCTTCAAACTGTGGGTTTAAATAATATTGCATACAAATCTCTCCTTATTATATTAATAGTTATAATGGCTATAATTATCTACAATTATAGCCATTTATTTTAATTATAGTAAATTTTTCTCATTACATCATACACACTATCTCCATCATACTCTTCTGGATGATTTTCCATTTCATTCTTTATGTTATTTATCCTGTCTCTAGCATATTCCTCTAAAGGATTATTTAAATCAGGGTCTTCTTCAGCTTCCCTCTTAACTCTTCGTATATCTGAATCCATATTATCTAATATCTCTTCAGTTGTTAAGTCATCATCCCTATTTGTTAAACATTCTGGGATATTTAATGCTGTAAAGTCAGGTCTTAATTTTTTCAACATTTGATATCTTTCTTTATACGGAATCTCATCTAATAGTTCCATTACAGTCTCATCTCTCATAAGAACTGCTTCTTGCAATTCTTCAAATGAATAGTCTTCTAAAGATGTTTTATCATCTATTGCTGTTGGGACTAATAATGTATTTCTTGTTGCTCCTATAAATCTTGCTTTTAATTCTTCAGGTGTTTCCTGATGTCTTTCCTCCGTATATCTTCTAGTACCAATATAATCATTTCTGATACCATCTCTTCTTTCTCTCATAGCTGTCAGTTTTCCTATTAGGTTACTATTATCTTTTCCATCTTTCATTAAGTCAGATTCGTCAAATGCAGCATCGAAATTATCCATTTCTATTACTGTATCATCACCTATTTTTCTTTCATTTATTCTAGCTATGATTGCATCAATGTCTTCATCAGTTTCTGTTTTAACACCTTCTAATTCTTTTAGGATATCTATATCCTCTTTATTCTCTTCTAATCTTTTTGTTCTATAATCTTTGACCTTTTGGTTTGCTAACCAATCATCTACTGTTGGTTCTATCTTCTTTTGTTGTACCAATTCTTCATATGCTTCTGGATATTGTTCTTTTATTTGTCTACTAGTCATCCATAGATATATTGGCTTCATAGGTATAACAACATCTTCAGATAGCATTACATAATCTGATTTTATTTTCTTTCTAGCTTCTATTATCTTTTCTCTTGCTTCTTGTACAGATAATTCATCATCAGGGTCAAATTCTACTCCTAACAATTCAAATATACTCTTTGGTTTCTTATTATCTAAAATTCTTTCAGCTAATCTTCTAGCTTCAGTTTCTTTTATTTCAGCTTCAGCTTGTGCTCTAACTTTTAATTTTTCTATATCCACATCATCTATTTCAGATAGCATGTGTTTTTGTATTTCTTTAGGATCAGTTATTTCTTCTGGGAATTTATCTCCTCTTAATACAACCCTATCTGGTATAGGTGGATTTTTTCCATCCTTCAATACATTCATAACACAATTATTATTTATTCTAGCGTCATCTATACTACCTGTAATTAGACCTGATATAAGTTCATTATTGCTTTCATCATTCACATTAGCACCAGCTTCAATCATTGCTAACTCTAATTGTTTTAATTTTGAGAACATTGTTCCACTTGATGCATCTAATATACCATCAAAGAAAGCTGACACATCATGGTCTTGTCTAAATCTAGCTATTGCATCATCATATAGCTTTCTTTTATTTTTAGTCATTGGGTCTTTATCTGGTCTCAAATACATTTCATAATTGAATACCATATTAAATTCAAAGCATTCCCATAAATCTAGACTTTGAAACCAATCTGTATTTATTACATACTTATTTAATCTATACCACTTTGCTTTCTCTATCTCATCAGAGTAATCATATACATATTTGTATATATAGTTAGTAGCATTATAAGTAGATTGTTCTTGTATATTATCATCTATCATTAAGTCTATTCTTTCTCTTTTAGTTAAAAACCATAATGGGTCTTGCTTAAATTTTCTGATAAGCCATCTTTTTCTACTCTTTGACATTCCATCATAATATATTGGGAAACCATTTTCATCATCATCTTCATCTACACCCAATAAATTATTTACTATTTCTCTATTTTCATTATTATACATTGCTCTTAATTCAGCATATGACTTATCTTTATATCTATATTTATCTTGTGTTCTATCACCAATAGTTTCCATTATAGCAAACCCATCTTCATCATATAAATTTTCATAAGTTTCTGATTCAGGTCTTTTACTATAATCATACTTCTTTGGTCTTAATACTCCTGGGAATAATTCTTCATATTCATCATCAGTGAATTTCCCATTATTATTCCCATAACCATAGTAGCCATCATACAAACTACCACAGTCTTCTTCTATTTCTTCTACTTCTGGATATGTTGGTTCCTCTGCATAAAAAGGAACTTCTCCAGCAAATAGCTTTTTATTATTTTCGATCATCATCTCCATGTAATCCATTCTAATGACCTCCTTATTTTTATTTTATCTCATTACTATAATATAGTAATGTAAGGCTTATCAGAAAATATATTTAAATCACTATATTCTACTGGTGTGAATGGGTCTAAAAGATAATCCATATCCTCATCAGTCAATTCTTCAGAATCTAAAATTTCATACATATCTTCCTCTTCTGTTAAGTCCTTAACTGTTAATTCTAATATATGTCTAGCAGCCTCATATTTCAAATTTCTAATATATTCATTCTGGTCAAGTATGAATATCTTAACTTTAATAAAATTTGTGTTTTTATCAATTAACTCTAGCTTCATCATTCCATTTCTCCTACATAATAGTCAAAGAATTTAGTCATATCGTAATCAAATTCATTTAATATTCCATATATACCATCATGTATACATTGTGCTCCATTAAATTCTTCTGATATAGCATCACCATTAGTAGATAAATCCATCACAGTAAATGCAGCAGTAACATAGAAATTAGTATCTTCTATTTCATAGTAATCAAACAGTTCTTCTAATTTCATTTCAAATCCTCTAAGTAGTAAGTTTCTCTCTACAGTCATTAAGAATTTACTTATATAATCTTTTGGTTCATCATCTTGAAATATTTCCATTACATAATATCCTGCATCATAATCTACTACTAATGGTGATGGTAACATATCTTCTATTCTTTTAAATGAATCCTCATCCATAAAAGTCACCATAGCTGTTAATAGACAAGCTAACATTTCTCTTTTATACATGTCAGTATTTCTATTATTATATAAATCCATGTACATTCCCATAAATTCATCAGCATCATCTATCAATAGTTCGGCAGCTATAGATATTTCTAAACTGTAGCCACCTTGCTCTTCAGGATAATACATATTATCCAACCTCCCACATTCCATTTCCTAGATATGATATTATTCCATCATAATCCTCATTAGCTGAACTTCCTTCCCACTCAATATCATCATATGTTAAGTGCTCATCCTTATCTGGATATTCTTCAAATAGTCTATCTAATAATTGTATTGAAGCTAAGTATTTTAATAAGAATATAGATATCAATTCTGTTCTATATCTACTGTCTTCTTCTAGTCTCATTTCAAATACTTTATTTACATAGCATCTTTGACTTGTGAAAATAAAGAATCTTAATTCTGTCCATTCCATTAAGTTTAAGAAATCTATTAATTCTTGTGTAGTCATTTCTTTATTCTTCATATATATCACCTAGTAAATGTTCTAGATTGAATGTTCCAAATATTGCTTCAAACCCATTCATAGTTAATTTAATATATTTCCCATTACGTAATGTAATTAAGAAGTCTGATGAGTCTGTCCATATAGTTGTACCATAAATTTCATCTATTAAATCTCTTAATGAATTTATGACATCCATAAATACTTTTAATTTAGTAATTATAATTATTATATTACTTAAAATATTCTCACCTTCTATATCTATTAATTCTACTACTGAATTAGTGAATTCATTTATTTCTTTTGCTCCATCTACCCCTAATACTCTTTTATAATTCTTTAGTACTGGGTCAAATAACTCACTAGCTATACTATTTACTGAGTATATAAAATGTAAAGATTTTATAAATGCTAATCTACGAAAATCTTTAAAAGATATTCTTAATCTTATATTGTTAGCATTATCTACTATTGCTATTCTAGGTTCTCTAATAACTCCATTGTTTTTAATATCATATATCTTATCTATATATGCTAATATTTCTTCATGAGTAGTACTTGGTGATAGTTTTATTTCAGTATCAGCTATCTTATTAGAATTATAATCTATCACATACACTTCTGTCATATTTACATCCTTTACTAAATGTAAAGGCATAGTCATTACTGGTTTATTCATATTTCCTCCTAGTGTCTATTAAATATATCATATAAGTCAAAGTATGATATATTATAACTTTCATTATTATCTAAATATATTTTTATTCCACTTACCTTTGCATGATAAGCACCATTCAAACTACTTATAGTTCTCATAGTATGCTGTGCGAATTGTATATTATCATACAGCAATCCAACAACATCTCCATGGTCTTCAAATTCATTAATTCTTTTTATATCATCTCCCTCATATACAGTTAAAAAGAATGAGTAACCTCTTATTTTAAATATGAATATTGCTTGTTCTGTATCTAATTCTAGAAATCTGTTTCTTTGTATTTCTAACAATACTCTATCTAAATTTACTCTTTTCTCTAATAGTAAATCTATATATTGTGATAATTCTTCTATACTTTGTCCTTCTATTGTTTCATTAGAATTATCCTTATACATTAATATTAATCTCATGTCTCACACCTCCTCCAGATATATAATATATAATAAAAAGAAGATTAGGAAGTTACTATAAAAGTAACTTCCTAGACATAGTACTGATTCTACTAATAATAAAAATAAGGATTTCGTATGTATAAATTTGTTATACTAAAAATAAAAAAGTGTAACTCCTTGACCTCATTGTCAAGGAGTTAGATTCAATTTAATTTTGGAGATATTCAAAAATTAGTAACATTTGCTGCGATGTGTATTCCATAAGAGGTCGATCACCCTCTACTTATATGTTACTCATTAGTAAAATTAAATATATCTGTTTTAGGTAAAGAGTATCCGTCTTCCATATACATATACTTAGGTCTTAATATGTCTGGAACTTTTACAAACTCTTTACTTACTTTAATATTTTCTCTTAAAGCATTTTTAGTTTCTGTTTTTATATAAGGTTCATATTCCTCAACGAATTGTTTGAAATTACCAAAGATATAGTTTAATGGAACAAATACTACTCCACTATGTACTAATTCATGTACTGTAGTAGATAATGGTATTAATCCAACTACTCCTCTAAAATGCAATTCCATAACTTCTTCAGCTATATCTATAGGGTATATTACACCTTTTTCTAATTTATGTTTATTTACAACTATCTCCACTATATCATACAATGTAAATGGTGTATGATGTAATTCTATTTTAATTCTATTACTGTCTACTGAACTTAATCCTTCTAAATAAGCACAAGTAGACATATTCATTTCATTTACAAGATAACTTCTGAATTCTTGATACTCAAAACTAGTTCTAACAATAGACTCTATTTGTTTTATTAATCTTTTATATGATTTATCATCTTCTAAATCCGAAATAAAGTTTATTGGTTCTAAGGGTATCATTATTTCTTCAGGTATATCTTTAACAGTTTTCTCATTATTGCTATTTAAATTATCATTTAATAGATAAGTGTTAGGTATCCTCATATTAAACCCTCCTTATGTGATTTAATCATATGTTTTATATAGGTTTAATAGAAATTTATAATAATTAAAAATCCTTAATGATATTTCCTGTTGTATCATCTCTAGCTGTATCTATATTTTTAATATTATCCACTAAGTCTAATAATTGAGATTTTATATTTTCTAAATACTTATCTAAAGTAGTATTACATACTGTATGTACTAGACACATCATAATAGTATTATATACTAAAGATACTTTAGTAAAGTATTTACCAGATGTAGGATTGAATAGTTCTTCCATATACATAGCATAATCTGGACATATACTTCTAAATCCTTGTATTTCTTCAGATACTTTAGCATAGCACATCTTAGCATTGTTTTGCAATTTCTCTACTACTATAATACACTTATTAAAATCTGGGAATATATCTAAAGAGAATTTACTTTCTCTAAATTTATTTGAAAAATCATCTAAAGCAAAATAATCTATTATATCTTCTACTGTTTTGAACTCATATAAATATATAAATCTAGTATCTATAACTCCATTAGATAAGTAGTTCTTAATATTATCCTCTACACTAATTTTATCATTATACTTATATTTTGACATAATAGATTTATATAGTTCTACTTCAAATTTTTCATCATCAACTATCTCAAAAACTTCTTTTAGCATTTTAGCATTTGTTTGCATCTTCTCTAAGTTATTCGGAGAAGAGCTAGTCTCTGCTAATTCTTTCATTAGTATATTATTTAATTTAATCTTCTCATGGTACTCTTTTATATCTATTGGTATAATATCAGTTTTATTATTTGGCAATTCTATATGTAGTTCTTCTATATACTCACTCTTTTCTCTAAGAGCTTTATTTATTTCTTTTTTATTATTTATTAATACATTTAGAATATCTTTAATTATTAATAATTCTTTTTCCATATTTTCTATGCTCCTTTTTAAAATATAATCACATTTAACTTATTGTTTTCTATATAAAAAGCAGTGTTTGGGGTACATACTTCTCAGTATGTACCCGTTATTAAAATTCCAAATAATAAACTTTAAGAAAAATTATAGAAAACTTAAACCAAATGTCATTGGTGGTATTTCTATAACATCTCTAGCTTTCACATCAAATATTTCAGAGAAATTAGTAAAATCACATTGTTCAAATATATCAACTAAATAACCTGAGGATTTAATTTCATATGAATCTTTTTTGATGTCTATCTTAGATAGTTCTTTAGCTAGGATGATATTTTTCTCAGCATCTACCCCTTTTTCAGGTTGCTCACCTTCTAGAGCATTTTCAACCTTTATTTCCTTTGTCTTAGATGTCTTGTTTTCATTTGGAAGAATAATATAGTGTCTAAACTCCATTCTTTCCAAGAATTGGTGTATTTCTACTTTTTGTGGTAGAATCATAAAATCTAATTGTTCTAGATTAATAAAATCTATTAAACGATCTATATTTAATGCATCTACTTCATTTATAAGAACATAGTTCTTATTTTGTTTAGATAAGATATCATCAATATCTGTACCATATGTACCTTGTATTATTACAGGGTATTTCTTTATATTTTGTTTTAATTGGCTCATTGTTTTCCACTCCTCATATAAAAAATAATAAGGGTTAATATTATCTGTATAATACTAACCCCTACTACTTATAGATGGGTTAATCTTATTTTACTCTAGATTTTTTAGCTTTTGGAGCTGGTGATTTAACTACTACTCTATCATGAGCAGCTGTTTTGATTTTGATTACATCTCCAGTTTTTGGATTTCTGTGTTCTTTAGTTCCAGCTTCAACATGTTTAATTCTAAGTGTTGCTACACATTCATCTGTTTCAGATAATTTAAATACTTTTCCTGTTTTTAAGTTTTCATTTACAATTGCTTTTGCTACAGGTACAAAAGCTGCTCCTTCTTTACCTTTGAATTGGTAATCTTCCATAAATTTCTTAGCATCTGCTTCATCTACTCCAGCTTTAGAGATGATTCCTGCTAAAGTTTCTCTTAATTCTTTTACTGGTTTAATTTTTTCTACTACTTTTTCACCTTTTACAGTTTTTACTGTTTCAGTTTCATAGTCTACTTCATTTAACAATGCAGTTGTTACTTTATTAACTGCTTCTGCTGAATATCTTGCTGATTCCTTTCCAACTATTGCCATTACTTCTTTTAATGTTTTTCTTTCCATTTGTTTTCCTCCTTAAATTTTCAAATACTATTAGTATATGGTTTATAAAATAAAAATTAACTATTGTTTTTATTTGACATCCCTAAAGATTTTACTAATAATTTTAATACCTTGTTATAGGTAAATTAAAAATTACTAATAAATCTTTAGAGATTCATTTTTATCAAGTATTATTTTGTTAATTGGTGTATAAAATTATACACCAATTCCTTTGCTTCAGCTTTATCTATTCCTTTTAATGTAGAAAATCCTTCTTGTAAAGTACTTTTTAATTTTTCTACAAGAGGATTTGTTTCATGATGGTGATGTTCATGGTTATGACAACCACATCCACATTCATGCTCATGTTCATCTAAACCTACTCCTAATTCTTTTGCTAGTTCCATAGAGTTCTTTTTATTTTCTATGTAAACTTTGTACACTTTATTATACCATTCATTGTAACCATCCATTACTTTGTATATATTATATTCTGTAAATGGTTTCAATATATCTTCTACGACCATATGTTGTAATTCAAATACAAAACCTGATATTTTAGATTTTAGTACTTCATTAAACATTCCCTCTTTTGCCAATTCTTCCATTGATTTATTATCTTCATTAGGAATCAATGATAAACCAATGTTAGCTGTGTCTCCGATTTGAACTTCTACTATTGTTCCTTCTGAAAGTTCATTATTGCTGTCTTTTATATTTTCATCTAGCTTAAAGTAGATTGAACCAAGTGGTCTCATGTAGAATTTTTCCATGTCTTCCATAGTAACAAGCATATTATATATTTCATTATCGCTTATCACTATATCAAATTCTTCTTCTCTCACTTTCTCATCATTCTTATCATATGTCTCAAATATTGTCTTAGTATCTAATCTTTTGATTTTCAAATACCCATCTACTGGATAGTTTTCATTATTATCTTTTACATACAATATTTTACTATAATCATCCTCTTCACCTTCTCCTAAGGCTTCATTTAATCCTTTCTCATATAGTTTATCTAACAGATAATCAGATAAGTTTTCAACTACTTTAAATTCTTTAATCTCTTTCATTTTACATCCTCCTATAATTAATATAAAAAATAATTTGTGATTACAATATTGGTTTGGTATCATATAAAATTTACATTATATTTGTGAATCAGAAGTTTTAACCACATTCACATTTACATTATTCGCATTACATTTCATTTTACGAGCTAACTTATCTCCCTCGTAGTATGCTTCATTAGGGTTGATGTCATATCTGTTCCCTAATGCATTTTTCTCAGTGTAAACTTTAATTCTTAGTCTTGTATTTTGAGTTATTTGAATAGTCTTATCTATATCCACATCCACAGAATCCACCATATCAACAACCCATTGTTTTATCCCCATAATTCAAAACCTCCAATCAATATTGTTCATCACGGATATAATATATAATTCTATTTAACTTAGGATTTTTAATATAAAAAACTACTATGTAATTTGTTTAAATAAAATAAAGAGGTGAAAGAATATGTTAGAAAGCGATATCCTATTAGATATAAAGAACCAGATAGAATACGATAGATTTTCATATGGTTCAAGTTTAATGGAAGCTACTTATCTAAGTAGTGCTAAGGTTAATATGATAAAGAAAGTAAGAGCACAACTACCAGTATCTTTTGACAATAGATTGAAAGGTACTTTATTATTCTTACTAACACCAAACCTACAATCTTCTATTAATACTATGGATAGTAAGACAGTTTTGTTAAATACTACATATACTGGCTACTATTTCAATTGGATTATAAGAGATAAGTTTGGAATGAAAATGAAAAGATTAAGATTCAAATATCAAGATAGATGGATAGATGTAAAAACTAAGTGTAGTAAGATAACTAGAACTTTTAAAGATATAAATAAATACTACAGATACAATATGTTTTATGATTTATCTGATTTAAATACTCTATTCTTTAATAATCTATTCATGACTAAGATTAAGAATGTAAATAACTATATGGCTATGCTTAATAAGTATACAAACCCTGATTTATTTCCAGAATATTCTAATTTCTATTACATGATACCTATAAATGATTGGGTAAATGGTAAGACAACTAAATCAAATATGTCTGGAGATAAATTATTTAAAGATTTCAGAAGAATGCACAATCCAATCACATACTTATCTTGGATAATGAAGACTAATCCTACAATGATTAGACAATTACCTAAGATTGTAGTGTATAATGATTCATCTTGGTTTGTATTTGACCATAGTGTGATTGAAGATAAGAAATTATATAATACATTTAAGACATTATGTAAGAGATTATCTCCAGATATACTGATTGGTGAAGGTGATAGTCCTGAAGAAATAAGAAACAATGAAGGAAATGATGAACCAGTACCAAATTCAGCCGTAGAAGTTGACAATGAAGTACCTATTGATACTAGTTCAATAGATGATACAGTAAAACCAGTAACTATGGATTTTAATAAAGACATAGAAAAGATAGAAAAAGACATAAATCCTATAAATTTAACTGGTATAACTAAACAAAAAGTAGAAAATCCTACTATAATAGATAAAACTATCAACGATAATCACGATAAAGAGATAAAATCTGTTGATAGTGGTAATGATACTAAAAAAGATACTAAGAAAGCTATAGCTATATCAGTAAAAAATGCTATAAAAGATGCTATTTCTATACCTAAGTCTAATATCAATGATGAATTACCTGAAAATGAAGATGATAATAAGGATGAAATCTATGATGGAGATGAAGAGATAGAATTAGACGAGGAAAAAGAAGCAGAAAAGGAATTACAAGAAGAAATAGACAAAGAATTAAATGGTACAACTGTAGAAGATGAAGAAGAAATAATAAAAGAATTAAATAAGAATGATAAAATAACTGCTGTTGTAAGAAAATTACAATCTAAACAGTTAGAAGCTTCTCCAGCTAGACTTGCTAGAGAGAAGAAGTTAAAAGAAAAGTTTAAATCTTCTACTTTCAATAATAAATCAATAGAAGACTTAATAAAACATAGTGAACAAATGAAAATAGATATAAAACCTATCAAAATAGACAATGTTATAGATACAAATCTAGGAAGTAACTCATTAGAGAACTTTGAAGAGTCTTATGTAACTAAGCAAAAAGACAAAGACTTAGTAGATATGGTTAATTTCTTCTCAGAAGATATCAAAATACCTATGGCTCCGTTAGATGTTAAACTAACTAAGTCTTCAAATGATTATAATATAACAGATGAGTTAAATATTGTCTTTGAAGACAGAAAAGGTAAGAGACATAATATAAAATTAGACTTACCTAAGATAGAAGCAGGTAAAATGTACATTGGTGGTTCTCAAAAGAGTTTATTCAAACAAATAATTTTGAAACCTATAGTGAAAACTGGACCAGACACTGTACAAATAACTACTGACTATAATAAATTATTCATCAGAAGAGTTGGAACTAATATTTCTAATAGATTATCAAAAACTATTAGCATTATTAAAGAAAATAAGAATAATACTTTGACATATAAGCTAGGTGACTTTAGTAAAACTAATTCTCAGTATGTAAGTACAATATTCTTTGATGAATTATCAAAGATATTCTACATTATAGAAAATAAAGAGTATAAATTTATATTTGACTTAAGAGAATCAGAATTATTATTCAAGACTAAGATGAAAGAGATAAGACTACCTAAAGCAGACTGTATCTGTATAGGTAAAACTAATAAAGATAATAGATTAATTCTATTAGATGCTTATAATGATAAAATATATCTAAATGATGAAGACACAGGTTTAGGATTTATGGACTTCTTCGATAAATCAGTTATTGGAGAAATAGATAACTCTCTTAAAAACTATAAAACTATGTCTGGTTATGGTAAAATGGTACACTCAGAAGTAAAAATAATGGGTAAAAATGTACCACTAGTATTATTATGTATCTATTCTATGGGATTAAATAAAATATTAGAAAGAGCTAAGATAAAATATAGATTAGTACCTAAATCAGAAAAGTTACAAACAAATCAAAATGAAGATATGATAGAATTCAATGATGTATATTTAGTGTATGAAACTATACCATTAGAAGATGCTATGCTTATGAATGGTTTGAAATTCGTACCTACATATAATTATAATATTGGTGATATGGAAGAATTAAAGACATACATTGAAATATTTGAATTAATGTATGACAGAGGGAATATAGCATTAGCTTTTGATAACTTCTATGAGTTAATGATAGACCCTACAACTAAAAAGATATTAGAAGACTTAGATTTACCTAATAACTACATAGATGTGCTATTATATAGTAGTGCATTGTTAGTAGATAACTCATTTAAATCAGATACTGATTTGAATGTATGTAGATTAAAGTCTGCAAATGAAATAATAAACACAATAGTTTATTCTACAATAGCAAATGCTTATGCTAGATATAAACTAACAGCTACAAATAATAATCCTATTCCAATGACAGTTAAAAGAGATGCAGTTATTCAAGAAATAATGGCTCTTAAAACTTCAGAAGAATATAGTGAAATAAATCCAATGCACGAAGTAGAGAGAGCTAGAAGTGTATCTTATAAAGGATTTAGAGGAATCAACTTGGAACAATCACATACTCTAGAAAGAAGATGTATGACACCAAGTATGACTGGAAGTATAGCTGCTTCATCAGTACCATCTGGTAAAACTGGAGTAGTTAAGCAACTATGTATGGATGCTAGTATAGTATCGACTAGAGGTTATTTCAAACCACCTGAAGATGTAAATAAATTAACTACTAAGAATTTAATGTCACCTTCTGAAGGATTAGTACCATTTTCATTAAACCATGATAATGCACCAAGACTTGGAATGATGACAACTCAACAACACCACACAATACCAGTAGCTGATACTGATGTATTTCCAATAAGCAATGGTACAGATAAAATTATGACAGACTTAGTTTCAGATGTATATTGTTATAAAGCTAAAGGTAGTGGTAAAATATTAAATATAGATAATGAATTAGGAATAATGGAATTACAATATGATGATGGTAAATATGATGTAGTAAATATAAAACCAACACCAGCTAGAAATAGTGGGGGAGGTTTCTATGTAGTAAATGAATTAACTCCAAAATTAAAAGTTGGACAATCTTTTTCTGATAAAGATATTCTAGCTTATAATGATAACTTCTTTAAGAAAGATATATTTGGAAATCCATCATTTACTTCAATGGTATTATGTAATGTAGGATTGATGTCATCTGGAAATACTTATGATGACTCAATAATAATAACTGAAAGATTAGCTAAGAGATTAGCTTCAGATGTAGTTATGATGAAATCTGTAGTGTTTGCTCCTAATACTAATATAATTCAGATGGTAAAAGAAGGAGATAAGATATTAGTTGGAGACCCACTAATAACTTTTGAAGAAAACCCAACAGATGATGATGATATGGGAGATTTAATGGATACCTTAGGAAAAGAGTTAGGTGATGACGCTCATTCAATAGGTAAGTCGATAATTAAGTCTAACTATGAAGGAACTATAGAGAAAATTAAAATTTATTATACATCGAAAGATGAAGACTTATCAGATAGTGCTAAGAAAATGATAAGAAAATACAATGGTAAAGTGAAAGCAATTAATGATAAATTATTAATGTCTTCAAATAATAATAGTATTGCTACTAGAAGTATGATGATAGAAAATACTAAAGCTATTCCAGACAAAAATAATAAAGTTAAGGGAGTTACCTTACCAGATGGTATCATGATAGAATTTTATATTAAGTATAAAGACATTGTCGCAATAGGAGATAAATTAACTTTATACACTGCATTGAAAGGTGTCGTGTCTGAAGTTATACCAGAAGGTAAAGAAATTAAAACTGTTAATGGTGAAATAGTAGACTTATTATTATCACATATATCAGTAGATGCCAGAATGGTTACATCATTACTTATCTCTGGATTCTTAACAAAAGTAATGGTAAAATTAAAAGAAAGATTAAGGGAAATTTGGGAAGCATAGTAGGTTTGAAAACTAACTCTAATGTAAGGGGACTAAAATTGTTTTCTTGACATTACTTTTCTTCCTAAAAAGTATAAATAGCATAGTGAGAGTGTTAAATACACTCTCACTCTCCTTTATTTTTGATTTCACTAGTAAATCCCTAGCATAATTAAAAATAATTTATTGGTAACATATTGATAGAGGGGGCGAAGCCCCATGTAAAAGAAAGAAAAAAGAAGAAGAAAAGAAAGAAAGAGAAAGAGAGAAAAGGAGAAAGAAAAAGAACCAAAAAGAACGAGTAAAAGAGCGAAAGAGAAAGAAAGAAAAGAAGAAGAAAAAAGAATTAGATAATTTTTAATTTTTTCTAATTTTAAAAATTTTTAACAAAATAAGATTATGATAGATTATTTCTGAACTTCCGTTCAGAAATATAGATTTATTTACTTAAAGTTATGAAATAACAAGATATTATTTTTTTTTGTAATAAAAAATAATATGACTAACAAAATATTACTAGTGAAAATGAGAAGTATAATTAGAATAGATCGACGGATAGTAAAAAGTTATACTTATAGTAACTAGTATGTATAGAATGAGAATCAACTAAATAAAAGCTAGGAGATACTTTAGAACAAAATAAATTGTATGGTGAATTTCTACTAGCACTATATTCTTATTCTAAAAGCTAACAAAATTACTAAAAGATAGTAGATACTTTAATTAAACCCACAATTTAAATAGGATTATTTTCTACTATCACTATTTAGCTTCACTTTAAGATTCTTATAATCATATTAGTATTTAAAAGGAAACTACAGATGTAGTATAAGGAGGGAGTACTAATTATATTATAAGAATCTTATACTTTTTATTTAAAATAATAATTACGGTAATCAATTAATTTAAAGGAGATAGATTAAAATGACAACCAATACATTACCAATAACTAAAGAATTAGTAAAATATTTTATGACTAAAAGAAGAGTCATACCATTAATCTATGAAGATAAGAGACCTTTACTAAGTTTATTTGAAAGATATTATAATAACTTCATGGAAGAAACAGGTATAAAATTAACTGAGATATTTGATAAAGAAGATTCAGTTAGAAAATATGATTATATTTTAAAAGATATAAATAATGACCATATATTAAGTATGGTAGAAGATATATACAAAGATAATTATGATACATTAGCTAAAGCAATAGGTTCAGATAAATTAGAAGATAAATATGTAGCACAATTTATAAATTATATAGAAGGAATACTAGAAAAAATATCTGGTGAAGATTGTGCTTCTATTAGATTTGGAAAAAACCCACATGAATTTGTTAATGAATTAAATAAATCATTTCTAATAGTTCCTTATACTGAGAAATTATTAGAAGCAGAATTAGACTATGTAATAAATCTACCTAGACCATATGATATGTTAGAAAAAGAATTACTACAATCAGTAATTAAGAATGAATTTATGATATGTAAAGGCTGTATAGAAACTAATGTAGATATTAATACAGTATTCTTAGTATCAGAAATGATAAAGAATAATATAGATTTAAAGATAAATCCAACTTATGAGGAAATAGATTACCATACAAAACACGGAAATAGTATGGTGTATATAGAAAAAGGAGCATTATCAGCTAAAGGGATTAGACAACTAATAGGTTATCTATCTACTAATACTAATTTTGATATACCTTCTAACTTAATTAATTCTAAAGTATTTAATAATAAGAATAGAAGATTAATATTAAAATTATTATTGCAAATAGTAAATGATAATAGTAAATTAGTTGATATATATCAAAATCAAAAACAATGGAAGATTATATTCAGATATATGCACATAAATAAAATGCTATCTGATTTAGTAGAAGATGAATTCAAATTAAAGAAGATAGTAACAGACTTAAGAAATAATAATCTTAAACCATTCGTAGAAAATATAAATAATAGAATAAATAGATCTATCGATAATAGAGATCTAACTGAATTAGTAAATACAGTAAAAGATACTACTAAAATTAAATACACTATAGCTAATAGAGTATTAAGAACATTTAATACAAAAGATTTCTATAGATATATGATACCAGTAACTGAAGGTGTTACAGAAGATTTTAACAATGGTTCTGGTAAAACAATATTAAGAACTTTAAATGAATTAAATAATACTATATATGGTTTAAATCCTATTGGCAGTATGTATTCATTTATAAGTAAAAGAGTATACAAAAATACTGTAGCACATAAGATATTAGATGTAGATGATGAAAGAGTTTACAATAATGATATATGTAAATCAGTATTAGAAGTATTCAAATCACAAATAGGTGAAGCTATATATAAAAATATTATTGCTTTAGATAACTTCGATATATCAGATGAGGACAATAGGAATAAGAATCTGAACTTAGTTAAAAAGAATAATACAACAAGTATAGTTATACCATTTAATAATAGAGTGGTTTTATCTAACTCTACATTCAATAACTTCTCTAAGATTAAATTAGAAGATGAATTTTCTATAGGAGTGTCATGGAAAGGTGAAGACTTAGACTTACACTCATTAACTATAGATGGAAATGAACATTGTTACTTTGGTTCACTTCACCATAGAAGTGATACAGAAGTATTAATCCACAGTGGAGATGTGAGATATTGTCCTAATGGTGGACAAGAAAAAATCAGATTTAAAGTATTAGGTAAATCTAATAAAAAATATATGATATACCTAAATGCTTATGATTGGGATGACTCTACAGCATACAAAGATAAAGAAATAATAATCTACAATAAGAATGATGAAGTTTTATTTAAATATGCTTTTAACCTATATCATGAAACAAATTGTATAGGAATAGTAGATTTAGAAAAAATGGAATTCACTAGAGTAGAACAACCAATAAATGTAGATAGACTACATACACAAGATGGACTAGAAGAATTGTCTAATATTTATAATTTATCACAAATACCATTCTTAACAATATTCGATATAGTTAAATTAGCTTATCAATATATATTTGAGAATGTTATAGGTAATAATTATAATGAAGATAATGAAACTATTACAATAGAAATAGATGAAGAAAAATACATAAATTACTTCAATTCATTATAGGAACTTTATATTAAAAGATATATAAGGAGAATACTATGTTTGAAGATATGAAATTTATGGTATATAATAAAATGGTTAATAATATAATCTACGATGTATTAGAAAAACTATTTGTACCTTCACCTAGTAAAGTAAAGAAGCTATGTGAAGGTGCTTTCTTAAATGCTTATAGAGCATTTGAACCAATAAATATAGATAGTAGAAATCTTTTAAATGATATAAATAAATTATCATATGTAAAAGTACCTATTATACTTAAAATGAATACAGATAAATTACTGAATACTTTACATAAGTATAATTTAGAAGTATTTAATTATGATAACCTAATAGTACAGGGTAAATACAAACAAACATTATCAGAATTAGGTAAAGTAATAAAAACAAATACAGAAATACAAAATGAATTGATAAACCAATTTAATAATAATGATACTAGAACTACATCAGAAAGACCAAATGATTTAAAAAAGATATTATTTATAATATCTAATATAGATTCATTTAAGGATGAATGGCGTAAGACTATGTATATGATTGTGGATAAATATGGTTTATCAGATGAAGACAAAGTAAAAATACTTAAAGAATACAATATATCTTTAATAAAATATATAAATACTATGGTACAAAGTATCAGAATATATTTATTATTGATTTGTAAACTTAATGGTATTAGAATAAAGAGTTCATAGTTACCACCTCAAGGAATATGGATATGGTGTAGAAGGCTTAATGTCTTCTACACCCTTATTTTCTTTATTTTTAAAACATTTAGTTAATTTAAAAACAATATTTAGGAGGTGTAGTAATGGCTACTACAGGTACTAATAAAGTTACAGTTAAACAGTACATGGGTAATGTATTCAAGAGTGTATCTAAGACAGCCTTAGATATAGCTAAGAATGAATACTTTCCAAATGCTTCTAGCACATTAAATAGTGTTAGAGAAGTGAAAGAATTTATTAGAGATTGGAAGGGAGATAGAACTACTGCTAAAGCTATTAAAGACACTTTAGATCAAAATAAAACAGTTCAAACTCTACAAAAAGGATTACAAAATGCCTTAGAAGATTTAAAGACAGGTAATTTTGTAAATGAAGATAGAAATGAAAAAGCAATGAATGATGAATTCGGATTCTCTGAAGACGATTTCGGATTAGACCTAGATGGTGATATAGAAGAAAGTTTAGGTGGAGATGATTATGATGAGGATGGTAATCCTGTAGAGGGTGACAGCATATCATTAGATGCTAAATTAAATGCTAGTGTTACTCAAAAATCAGCAGCTAAATCTACATCTATATTATCTAAAACTATAGCTACTAGTGCTAAAGGTTCTACTGCTATGCTTATAGAATATGATAAAGCTAAAACAGCAGCTACTTCAGCAATGCTATCTGGATTATTTGCTAAGACTAATGAGAATTTAGGAGTAATTAATTCAAATATAGCTGGTATATTAAGTTTCCATAATGAAGTTACTAAAGAATATTATTCAAATGCTTTAGGGCATATGGAAGAAAGTAAATCTTATCTAAAAGATATAATGGGATACATAAAAGAAACTACAGAAATGCAAAGAAACCAATATAAAGACTTTTTAGATAGAAAGACTAATAAAGAATCACAATTCAACCAAGTATTTTCATCTAATGGATTAGATTTAAAAGCACTTGGTGAAAATATGGGTAAAAATCTATTAGGTGGTGGAGGTTTATTTGGTGGAGATAATATGATGATGTCTATGATGTTAGCTTCTCCATTAATGATGCCTATATCAATGATGCTTGGGGGAGTAGCTTCTAAAGGATTTAAGAAGATATTTAAATCAATAGATACTATGTTTGGTGATTTCCCTAAAGCTATGAACTATAGATTTAGAAATATGAGAAATAGTGATAGTCTAATAAGTAAATTAATAGGTAAGATATTCTATATGGATAATAGCGTAAGAAGTAATGTAGATACTTCTAATTATAATAAGGGAGCTATACCATTTGATGGTGAAACTAAGAGAGCTATTGTTAGTGATATAGCACCTACACTTAGAAGAATAGAAGCAGCTATTACAGGAAAACCATATAAGAATTTTAACTTAAAGACTGGACAATATGAATCTATAGAAGAAACTACTAAGAGATTTAATTCTGAAATGGATAGTGCTTTATTGAATGATATGTATGATAGTAAAGCATATATGTCTAGTACTATTCGTAAATTAGGTTTAGATAGTAAAACATCTGAAGCATTAGAAAAGAATATGACTGAAGTAATGAAAGCAGTTGTAAAATCTAATGTGTCTTATGACCCTAATAAGAAGCAAACATTGAAAGGAATATCATCAAAAGATAAAGCAATGTTTGATATGTTATTGAATAATATGAATGATGAACAAAAATTAAAGTTTATAGCTGAGATAGAAAGAACTAGAGGTACAGCTAAAAACTATATGAATGATATCGAACAAAATTTAGGAAGCAATGGATTTAGCATACTTTTTGATAGAAGTTTGTCGTCTAAATCATTGAATGATAGTGGTGTAACACTATCTGATTTTACAGAAAACACAAATTCTTTAATAGGTATTAATACTAATATTAGAGATATACTTATGAGAGGATTAAATGTAAAAGTATTACCAGGAGAGCCTTTTAAATATAATGATATAGTAAAAGGTCCAAATATTGGTGGAGGTGGAGGGCTTTTTGGAAGTTCTTCTACAGGTTTAATGGGTAATAGAACTGCTAGTATATCATTAAATGGTATATCTATGACTCCTATTGATGATGATATTGAAACTGGTATTATGAATAAAATAAAAGGTATGTCTGAAGTAGACGGTCAATTAGATAAAGCTGCTGATGGTATATATAGCTGGATGTTACATAGAGTAAAAGGTGATGGTAAAGGTCTTACTAAAGAAATGATATTAGATTTCTTAAGAAGAAATGGTAAGAATGCTAAAGCTAAATTTACTCAATTTGCAGCTAAATTTGGAATAGACCCTACTGAAAGTATTGATGGTGCAATGTCTTGGTTTGATTCTGTCAAAGCTAAAACTAGTGATGTATTTGATAAAGCTAAAGGTAAAGGACAAGAAATATGGAATAAAGCTGTTGATTTCGCTGCACCTGGATTAAGAGGTTTACAAGGTGAAGAAAGAAAACAATACTTAGATAGATTAAAGAATAAAGCAGTTAAATTTGGTAAAGGTGCTGGAGCATCAATGTTCGCTGGAATTATGATGGGTTCACCTTTATTAGGGGTATTAGGTTCTGTAGGTTCTTTTATAGCTACATCAGATAGAGCTAAAGACTGGTTATTTGGTAAAGTAGGTAAAGATGGAAAAAGAGAAGGTGGAAAGATATCTAAAGAAGTTCAAGACTATGTTAAAAACTCTTTAGGTTCAGCAGGTGTAGGAGCTGGATTAGGTTTCTTAGCATCTGGAACTTTCCTTAATTCATTTGGATTAACTGGACCAATACTAGGAGCATCTATAGGATTTTTATCTAGAAGCCAATCAGTACAAAGATTCTTATTTGGTGGAACAGATAAAGAAGGAAATAAAGTAGATGGAATAATATCTGAAGATATGCAAAAAGCATTTAAGAAATATATACCTTCTATGGGTATAGGATTACTAGGTGGTGGATTATTAGGAAGAATGATGGGATTCGGACCACTAGGTGCTATAGCTACAGGTATGGTAGGTGCTGGAATAGGATTTGCTTCTAAATCTGAAAAAGTACAAAACTGGTTATATGGTGAAATAGGTGAAGATGGTAAAAGAAAGAATGATGGATTCATTTCTAAAGTACAGAAATATGCTAAACAAAATATGCCTACAATAGCAGGTGGATTAGGTGGAGCATTATTAGGTGGATTATCAATGGGACCATTAGGAGCACTATTCTTAGGGGGATTAGGTGCTGGAGCAGGATTTATTTCTACAACAGATAGCTTTAAGAATTATTTATTTGGAGACATTGACTCAGAAACTAATAAAAGAAAAGGTGGATTAATAGGAACTATTAGAGATAATATCAAAGAATGGTTTACTACAGCTATCAAGAATCCATTCAAAGAAGCATTACAACCATTGAAGAATGCTTTTGGTGAAATGAAGAAAACAGTTACTGATGCATTTAAAGCAGGATGGAAAGCAGTTACAGATTCTATAGGACAAGTATTCCATGATGCAGTTGGAAAACCTTTTAAAGAAGTAATTGAAGAAAAGATTACTAAACCATTAAAAGGAATGATAACTAAAATAGTTATGGGTGCTGGTAAATTATTAGGATTTGTACTATCTGCTCCTATTAAAGGTATTACTGGTTTCGCAAAAATGTTTACTAAAGATAAAGATGTGCAAAAAGATTTAAATAAGATGGATAAGACAGCAGATAAATCTGGTGGATTAACTAACTTCGGAACTAATGCAATTAAGAAAATGCAAAATATTACTGGTTTCTTTACTAACTTAGGTGGTACAATAGCAGGATTTGGTGCTAATGCATCTGCTAAAGGTGCTAATATATTTAATAATATGAAGAATAGTATTCATACTGCTAAGAATAATACTATCAATGGAGCTAAAGGAGTATTCAATAGAACTAAAGGTGGTATTAAAGGGAAATATAATCGTATGATGGCATCAATAAAAGGATTTAGATTCTTTGGTAATGGTGGAACTGCTCAAGCTGGAGTAGCTGCTAATGGTGCTACAATAAATAATGCTGCTGGAGCAACAACTACTGATGGTGGAGATGATTCAGCTGACCCAGACCCTGCCCAGCAACAACAAGGACCAGGATTCCTTGGTGCAATAGGTAATATTATATCAGGAGTAGCTAATGCTGCTAAGAAAGCTGGAAAGAAAATCACTGGAGCAGTATCTGGTGGAGTAGGTGCTATATTTGGAACATTATTTGGAAAATTAACTCCATCTAAGAATATGACACCAATGCCATTAGTTGCAGCCACTCAAATAAACATAAATAGATTCTTACCAGCAATACATAAAGAATTGAAGAATATTAATTCTACATTAAAGAATGGACATCTAAAGACAATAAAGAAAGAAGTATATGGTCAATTAGATGGTGTAGGATATAATATGGAAACAGTAGCTAACATACTAGAAGAACACTATGGTTCTCCTAAGATACCTTCTACTAAGATGAAAGTCACTAGAGGTAATAAAAAGAGAAGAGGGTTAGCAGGTAAAATATTATCATTTGCTATGGCACCATTCTCATTCCTAATAGGTAAACCTTTAGCATTCATAAAGAATATAGGTGGAAGAGTATTAGGTGGAATAATGTCAGCTATAAAAGCACCTTTCTCATTAATAGGACATATATTCGGACTAGGTAAGAAAGGATTAAAAGGAATAGGTTTATTAGGTAAATACTTATTCGTAAAACCTATATCATTTGCATTTAAGATGGTTGGTAAAACTATAGTAGGTGCTATTAAAGGTGTAGGAAAAGTACTAGGTGGAATTAAAGACTTAGTGGTTGGTGGATTTAATTTAGTTGGTAGTGCATTAAAAGCTGTTGGGACTACTATTGGAGCTTTAGCTAATATGGTATTAGAAGGAGTAAAAGTCCTAGGTACTACATTAGTAGAAGGAGTAAAAACAGTAGGTACAGCAATAAGAACAATGATACCTATAGTAGGTAATGCTATCAATATGGGATTGAAATCAGTAGCTAATATAGTAAGTTCTGCTTGGAATGGATTTAAAAATGTATTATCAATGTTCTTACCTAGTAAATGGAAAAGAAATGATGTAAATATCGTAGGTGGTACACTTGATAATATCGTAAATATTGATAACTTGAAAAATGTTGATAATGTAAAAGAAGTAGAAAAAGTAAATGAAGTTACTCATGTAAATCAAATCACATTTGTTAAATCTATCGGAGGTATTGGTGGAGAATATATCAAGAAAGCAATACCTGGATTAAGAGGTCTAGACCCTAATGATAAGAAGATAGTTAAACTTGCAACAACTGAAGATGAGCAAGAAGGACAAATGAGAGATGACATCTCTACTATGGCTAAAAATGGTGGAGGTTTATTGGGTGGACTTGGAAGTATATTTAAAACATTAGGTGGACCAATATTAGGTGTATTAGGAACTATAGGTTCAGGAATACTTAACATAGTTCCAGGATTATCATCACTATTAGGACTAGGTGGTGGAGCAGGTGCAGGTGCTGGATTATTAGGTACTGCTGCAACAGCTGCTGCTGGTGCTGGTATGGTAGTTCTTGGAGAAGAGCAAAATAAAAAATTAGATGAAAAAGCCAAAAACGGAGAAATAGAAGGAATAGATGCTACTGTTAGAAAAACTAAGAATAGAGTAAGAGAAGCTAGATGGGCAATTAAAGCTGGAGGTGCTCTATACAAATTCGTACAAAAATTATTAGGTAATGCTAGAGTAGCAAAACTAGTAGGAAGTTTCGGTAAGGTTATCCTTAATGCTGTAACAAAATTAGAAGGTAAATTAGGATTAAAAGTATTATCTAAATTAGAAGGTAAGGCATTAAAAGCTGGTGCTAAAACAGTATCAAAATTCCTTGTCCTTATAGATATAATCTTATTCGTAAATGACTTTATATCTGGATTTAGTTATCCGCATAGATTCTTAAATTTACCACCAGAATATGCAGCAACAACTGGTATGAGAATAGCCTGTGGTATTGGTTATGCTATTTCATCATTCTTATTTGAAGTAGATGAAATGATAGCAGCACCAGATGAACCTAGATTTATAGTAAAATTCTTATACTCAATAATAGCTAGTAAGGACGAAGAAGAAAATACAAAGAAAGCACAAGAATTATTCAAACAACAATACGCTGACTATAAAGCTACACATCCTGGAGAAGATTTAACTTTCGACCAATATAATAGAAAGATGAATGGTACTTTCTGGGAAAGAACAGGTGAAGCTTATAGTAGTTATCAAAAAAGAGTAGATGAAGTAGGATATGATCCATTTACTCAAGAAATAATTGATAAGAAACCACAAAAACCAAAAGAACCAGAAAAACCAGTGGATGTTAAAAAGATGCCTGTTATAGGTAATTCATTTGGTGATGGTAGAGGTAGATTTGGTAGAGGAAACAAATTCGTTTCTCAAAATAATATGTCTGGTGTGGATATGACTATACCAGGCGACTATGAAAAAGTATCAGGTAAAGATGTTGGATGTGGTCCAGCAGCATTTACAATGGCTTTAGATAGAATGGGGTATAAAGCAGACCCTAAAGATATGATGCAATTAGCTAAAGGTTACAGATTACCTAATGATGGTACTGATTATCAAATGTTTAGTGATGTAGCTAATAGTATGGGTATGAGTGCATACAATCAACCTATGGGTGCAGGATTATTAGGAGATTTATCTTCAGGTAAACCAGCAATACTTATGGGTGAAGGTGGAGCATTTGGACCAGGTACTCACTATATGATGGCTGATGGATATTCTAATGGTAAAGTTAGAATAAATGACCCATTAAGTAGTGGACCTAGATATACTGATGCTGCTAATTTATTTAAGAAAACTAAAAATGTTACAAGATTTGGTAATGGTCCTAAAGTACAAGCTGGTTTACTTGCTGCTGAAGAGACTGATAGAAAATATACATCAGCAACTCCTTCAACAAGAAAAACAGGTACACCAACAAATCAAAATGATTTAATTTTAGACTCAGCTATAGCTGCTGCTCTAAATAATTTCGGAAAATACATAGGTAAATTAAAATATGAAATGGGAGCTAAAAGTCCTAAATCAGGTAAAATAGATTGTTCTGGTTGGGTACAATATATACTTAGATGTATTAGAGATGCTTTAAAACATGCTAAAGTACAATTACCAGAAGGATGGGAAAAAATATGTGATGAAGGAATGACTGCTGCTGGTATAACAGCATTTACTAATAAATTATCTGGATTAGCAAGTACAAAATTAGATACAATCAGACCAGATGATTTAAAGAATGGTATGATTATAGCATTCACTCCTACATCAGCTAGTGAGATAGCTAGAACTCAATCATTCCCATTTAAAATAAATCATATATTATTCGTGTACAAAGATACATCTGGAAAGATGTGGATAACTGAATCTAGAGGTAAAAAAGGTACACTTAAGATGCCAGTAAGTGAGTTTGCTCATTTTACAGACAATGGTAAGACAGTATACATAGGAGACCCATTCTCATTTATGAGAGCATCTAAATCAGAATTACTAAGAGAATTAAATCCAGAAACTGGAACTACAGGAAGTAGTACTAGTGGAAGCTCATCTTCTTCTAGTTCAGGAATATTAGGTTTAGCTGGAAAATTCATAAAAGAATTAACAAATATGATAGCTGGTTCTGATATAGGGTCAGCAGCTGGTATAGGTATGGATACTGGTGGAGTAGATGCAGTTGATGCAAACACTTCTGGTGGAGACACTAGTGGTACTAACTATGATGTGCCTTCATTAGAAAATGAAAAGAACCCAGCAGTAAAAGTAGAAATGCCTGATACTATGACAAGAATCTATACAAGAAAAGATGGTACAAAATATATGAAGAAGGGTGGAACATTTGCTTGGAGAAACAATAACCCAGGAAATGTCGGTATACCTTCAGATGGTTGGGATTTGAAATTCGGAAGACTAGCCAAAGCAAAGAATAGTGTTTCTGGATATAATTTCGGAGTATATCCATCAGAAGCACACGGTACAGCAGCTAAAGAACATCTATTATTTGGAAAAGACAAATATAAGAACTCTAAGTTGCTAGAAGCGATGCAAACATATGCACCAAAAGATAAATATGGTACAGACCCATTAAGATATTATAATCACTTAAAAGATGCTGGAGTACCTACTAATAAATATCTTAGAGATTTCACTCCTTCTGAAAGAAGTTTATTAATACAAAAGATAGCTAAAGAAGAAGGATACAATGCATCTATAAATAATAGACAATTTAAAGAATTAGGTAAAGGAAGATTCGGAACTGGTAGATTCGGTAGAGGATTCTTAAGTGGAATGAGTGATGCTATAAATAACTATACTGGAGGATTAACTGATAAAGTCAATAATGTCTCTGATAGTATAAAAAATGTCGGAGGTTATCTATCAGGTGGTGTTGACAGTGTAGGTTCTATAGTAGATAATGGATTTGCTGGAGTTAATGGTATTATAGATAATGCTAAAAGTTCGGTAACTGGAGTTGTTGACAATATAGCGACAACTGGAAATAGCTTTATCGGTGGAATATTTGATAAAATAACAAGTCTAAAAGACGGTGTTATGAGTCCTATTACTGATTTAGGAGCTAATGCTCTAGACAGTTTCAATAATATGATTTCTACAGGTGCTGGTATTGTAAGTGGTGTTACTAGTACTATTGGTGGTGCAGTTGATACATTTGCATCTATGCCAGAAAAAATAATAGGTACTGTAACAGAAGGTATTGGTGCTGTAGTAGATAAATTTAAAGAATCTGGAATTAATTTGAATATTGGTGGTGGAGGTTCTAGCCACTCACTAGAAGAAAAAGTAGATACAATGATACAATTACTTGCACAAATAGCAACAAATACAGCAGTATTTAATGCTAGTGAAAGTGATATGAAATATAGCCAATTCAGACATATGGCAGGTTTACCAATAGACCAACCATATAATGATGGTTCTACAATAGAATTAGCTAAGAAAATAGTTAAAAGAAGATTTTAAAAACAAATGAGTAGTAGAGTAATTTCTTACTCTACTACTAACTATAATAGGAGGTGCTTAATGAAAAGGAAAGTAATAGTTCCTAGATTATATCTTAGAGAAGAACCCTCTATGCAATCAGGTATAAAAGATAGAATATTATTAAAAGATGAAGAATTAGATATATTAGAAGAAATAGGAGTTTTCAGTAGATGTGAAGACGGGTGGTTCTGTAATATATATACAGAAAAAACTGAAATGACTGAAAAAGATTATAATAATGAAAATTATATAGATATATTAGGAAATAATTATAGTTATATTAATATCCAGCATTTTGGATTTGTTGAGACTGCTAATAGTTTATACCAAGGGACTAAGAGTGTTGCAAGTTCAATATATGACACAACTGCTAGTGGTGTAAAATCTGCTTATAATGGTACAGTATCATATGGTAGAAGAGGTTTTAGTTGGTTGAATAGTAAATTTGGTTTTGGTAAAAATAAAAAAATAGCTAAAGACCAAAAGACTAAAGGTGAAGAAAAAGGTACTTATGGAAACTATGGTATATTTGGTATGCCACCATCTTACTTAAATGATACTGATAGAATAATGAATGGTAAATTCTGTGGTAGACAGTTCAGTGAGAATATTATAACAGACGGATTATTAGTAGCTTTAACACCAGGAGTACCAGACTTCTTAGCAGAATTAACTGATGAACAGAAAGAAGACGCTTTAAGACAATTAAACAACAGTGATGCATCTGCAAATGATAAAGATATGATAACTAAAATACTTAAAGGTAAAGATGCTAGATACTATAAATTTAAACCAGCTTTAGATGATTATTATTCTTATGTGAATATGATGATATCACAAGTTGGTACTATGTTAGGTATAAAGAAATTACCTAAATTAGGAGACATATTAACAGTTGGTCTTGGTACAGGTTCTACATGGGATTGGAGAAAATATCAAGACCCTAGTGTAAAAGATTTCTTTGATACTGATTGGTTTGATACAGTGATACCATTCTTTGGTGATAGTACTGGTAGTGACTATAGTGAAAACTTTTCTAATGAAACTACTCAATCTATGTTAGCAGGAGCAGCTAAAGGTTTATCTGACAAAATAAGAGAAGCACAATTCTTAACAGCTGGTAAAGTAGGAGAAGCTGATATGCAAAAATTAACTGAAACTAGTTTAAATGAAGCTGCTGACCCTGGATTATTTAGTACATTAAAAGATGCTGGTAGAATAATAACATCTGGAGGTAATTTAGTATTCCCAGATATATGGGCTGACTCTAAATTTACAAAATCTATAAGCTTACAGTTTAAATTCCAGTCACCTACAGGATGTATAGAAGACATATTCTTATATTGTATGGTGCCTTATCTACATTTATTATGTATGGCTGCACCTAGACAAGTAGCTGCTAATGGATATGTGTCACCATATTTGATTAGAGCATACTCAAAAGGATGGTTTAACTGTGATATGGGTATTATAGAAGATATAAGAGTACAAAAGGGACAAAATGCTCAATGGAGTAAAGAAGGATACCCACTAGAAATAATAGTATCGGTAACTATAAAAGATCTATACTCATCATTGAGTATAAATAATGGAGCTAGTAGTTCACTATTCTTTTCTAACATAGGTTTGATGGACCACTTATGTAATATGGCTGGAGTTAATAAGAATAGTTTAGAGCCAAAAAGAGCTATTAGTTTATTTATAAATAGAATGTTAGGTTCAGAATCAACATATTCTAAAGTAAAACAAAAAGTTAGTGATATTGGTCATAAATCTAAACAAGCATTATTGAATAGTATATTCGGTCAGCTAGTAGGTATAGGTAGAAACTAATATTAAATAACTATTATAAAAACACCCAGTTAAAGGAGTTGTGATTTTATAATGGCTAAAATAAAAATTAAAACAAGAAAAGAAAGGTTAAGTGAATACGATGAAAAGTATTCACTTATACCAAAATTAATAGAAGATAGATTAGACTACTTAAAAGAATTATTCAAATTTAATGATAAAGACATAGAAAATATTAAGAAAGAATTTACTATTCCTAGTACATATAATTTACAATTATTATTCTATGAAGTACCTCTACAATATATGAGAGGGAGAATAGGGAAAAAGACTAAAAGTGTATATACACCATTAGCTGATGAGAATAGTAAGTTTGTAAAAGAATATATCAATAAACTTTTAAAAGAGTTTAAAATATTAGTAAGTCCGATTAAAGTGTATGCTGAAATGTATTTACCAATACCAAAATATTTTAAGAAAAAAGAAATAGTAGCAGCTGAATTAGGATTGATAAAACCAATAACTAAACCAGATGCTGATAATTTAATAAAAGGATATTTAGATGCGTTTAATGATAATATCTATATTGATGACTCATTAATATACTCATTGAATGTTACTAAGTATTATTCTATTAAACCAAGAGTAGTAATAAATTTAGAATACGATAGTGATTATAATTCAGATACACAAATAAATAAAATAATAAAAAGTAAGAATTTTATAGATAGTTTTCCAGAAGATTTATATATGGAAGTATCACAAACATTAAAGGAAGGAAAGTATTATAAGGGAGGAAGTTCCAATGAGTGATGTTGCTTATAAATTAATAGATATTAGAAATATAATTAAAAAAGTAAATCAAATGGCTAATATAAATAAATATATAGAAACTGTAGTTAATGTCAATCAGGATTTTAAAATATTATCCTCTACTAGAGAATATGTTAATTTAAGATTCAGTAAGACTAAAATAAAGCAAGAATATAAGAAAATTGATTTAGCAGTAGCATTAAGAGAAGAGATAAGTAAATTAATGAGTGATGTGTACTTAGAAGTAACAAATACTCCAATTATATCAAATTATTTAGAAAATAGAAATATAGTATTTAACGATATAGTAAATAATATGGACTGTTTATATGACATCATCTATACTCATGATGGTGTAAATACAGTAATAGTAAAAATAATTAACCCACAATAGGATAATCCTATTGTGGGTTTCTTTTTATTTTTATTTCATTATAAATCTTTCTTTTATTTCTTTTACATTTAAATGGTTTACTTTAATAAATTGTAGAGTTTGTAAAGTTTCCATTAATGTATAAGTAACTAAAGTTTCAGCTAATAGATATTTCTTCATATCCATTCCTTCTTTAATTATTTCTTTACCTTTTGATATAGCTATAGCTTTAAATAAAGATGCTTCTTGTATATCTTGTTCTGTTTCTCCTGTTTGGTCTCCTTCAGCTGGAGCATCGCCATCTACTACACCATCTTCATTAGGTACTTTGTCTTCAATTTTTTCATCTGTCTTAGCATCTTCTTCAGCTTTATCTTTAGCTGCTTTTTCATCTGCTACTACAGCATCTACTACATTCTTTTCTATTTTATCTACTACTTTAGTTTCACCATTAACTGATTTAACTGTATCTGTTACATTTACTCTATCATTTTCATTGAACTCTTTACTCATAGCTGGTTCAATACCCTTATCTATAGAGTCTTCTACTTTATCATCAGCAGCATTTTCTGCTAATTTCTTATATTTAGCTAATAGCATTGTAGATGGTTCAGATTTAAAGAAAGCATTTACATCTACAAATTCTCTTAAAGTTTCTCTCATAGATTCTTCTATTGCTTCTTTATTGACTTCTTTTTCTTCATCATCTAATGGTAATGCTTCATAAGCAGTTTCTATTATAAGAGCTTCTAAGAATTTATTTCTTACAGAATCTCTTAAATTGTTTATAGCTGATATTCTAGCACCTTCCTGTATTGTTCTAAATTCAGGTTTCTTTCTTTCAGTGTTAGGATTAGTAGCTCTGAAAGAATCATTTAATTTTTCATATAATATACTCATTTATTATATTCCTCCTTTTATTATTTATTCAAATATTATTGATATGTCTGGTTTAATGTTACCATTTATATCTTTCTTTAAGTCGAAATTTATAAATTCTGGTACATATCCAGCTTCTATTACAGCACTATCATCTAATTCTAATGATTCTATTGATTGTTTTAATGTATCATAATTGTTAATTCCTAAGAATTCGATTTTTCTTATGTCTACATATTCATCATGTAACCAATCCATTAGTCTAGATATATAGAACGATTCCATTTTAGATGTATTGATATTTAATACATAATCATTTATTGATTTTATTAATAATTCTTTATTTATACTATTATTTCTATTTAAAGATATTTTTAATTTAAGAGTTATATTAACTCTATCTAATCTGCCATTAGAATTTCCTACATAATAATATTTAGATGGTCCATAAGTATTAAAGAATTTCATAGCTACAGAGTAATTCTCTACTATAGTACCTCTACTTCTATTAAGCATATCTTGCTTAGAAAGTATTATTTCATTTACATCATTATGCCAATTATCATCTTTTAAGAAGCTATATTTAATCATAGGCATCTTTACTAATCTATATGTCCAGCTAGTAGTACCACTATTATATGTACTAGCATATTCTATAGGTAATACATCTCTTACATTTTGTAGTAAGAATACATCATCTTGTTTAAAGTTTTCATATACATTCACTATACTATGAGTAGCTGGTATAACTACACCTTGAGATAAATCTCTAGTATAAGGTATACTATCCTTTATTGCTACAAATATTCTAAATCTTAAATTATCATATTGTAATCTAACTTCAGATTCAGTATTTGTTCCATTTGGTAATATTAAAGAATTATTTAATATTATTTCTGTATTAGATATATTATTAGTATTTTGTAGAGTTGCTTCAAATCTAAAAGTACTAATATCTTCACTCTTTTCATTCTTAATATATTTAGTCATTGTCATAGGTAAATAACCTATTAAATCACTATTTTCTTTTTTATCATAAATACCTAGATATACTTTCATATATCCTCTATCTGTAGTAATAGAACCATCATTAGTTACATCTGCATATTCTGGAACTTGTACTTTACTATTAGGTATTAAATCTATACTTAATTTTATATCTGGAGATACATCTGGGTCTCTAGATATATTTATTCTATCATTAATGAATTGCACAAAGCTATTCTTATTAATGTATATATAATCTAACCCTCTATTTACATTATATTTATCTAATAATGTAGTTACTATAGAAGGTTTCTTACTTAATACTAATAAATAAGGATTACTGTAATAGTATTTATTATCATCTAATGTGCTAGGTACTGTCTTATGGTATTTTAATAATCCATTTTCTAATTCCCAGCATCCACCAGATTTTATTATTCCTATATTAGTATAAGTATAATCAAAGTCACTATTATTTATTTCAGCATCTAATGTATTAGTAGGCACTACAACATCATCTTTCTTTAATAGTAAATAAGCTAAGTACATTCTTCTAAATACATCATCTCTATATTTTATAAATCTTACTATACTAGTATCTTTAGATTCTAGAAATCTATTATAGTAATCATATAAATCTTTTTCCATTACAATAGTCTTTCTTAAAGAGAAACTATTGCAAACTAATTCTTTTAATTTATCTTGTGATAATTTATCTTTACCACCTATACTGTTTCCTAATATGCTTATATTAGTTCTTATGTATCTTTTATCTTCTTCCTCATCAGGATATGTCATTGATATATTTTGACCTTTATATGTAAAATTAGCTTTCTCTCCTACACATGATAGTATTTCTACTTTCAATTCAGAGTTAAATTCTGGTCTGAAATACCCTGCTCTAGATTGGAATATTATTTCCAATTTATTTTCTTCTGTTATTCTGTAGAAACAGAATTTATTACCTATCTCAACTATTGCTCCATCTAGATATTTTTCAACATAAACGAATTCATCTTTATTAGGTTCTCTATAATATATATTAAAATCGGCTAATTGGTCTTTGAAGTCGAATGTATGTGTAATATTTTCTAAAGCATTAGGAGATGATACTGTTTTAAATATTATGCTTCTTTGTACTTGTCTTATTATAGGAAACAAAGAAATTTTCCATTCACCATCACTATCTCTAAATTTAGTTAATGGTATAAATGGATTTACTAAATTAGCTAGATTATTTTTATCTTCTAGGTTATATGAAGCACTATATATAAATTCACCATTAATCTTTTTAAAAGCTAATGTGATATTATAATCTAATGCAAATTTAAAGTTTTCTATTTTTATTACTGATTCTTTTGGTATTACATACTTACCTTCACTTATAGTTAAGTCATCACCTATTATATCTTTCTCAGTCATAGTTAATACTATAGGTATAGATGAAGGTGTACTAGTAATACCACTTATTTGTGCCAATGAGGCATATGTATAAATTGTTTCTGGTAGCATTGCAGTATTAGGAAATATTTCACTAAATAATACTGCCATAGAATATGCTGTCATATTCGTACCAGTAGCAAATAATTCATTTATATAACCGAATGTACTAACTCTGTAGTTACTATCATTTTCTAAGTTAAAATACTTCTTGGCTATATGCTCTATCATATATTCTTCCGTACTATATCTATCAGATAAAATAATAGGAGAATTATTCTTAATCTTTTTAGCCATTTTTCACCTCTTTATTTATTATCCTCCAAAGAACCCACCTAAGAAATTAGCAGCTGATGCTACTCTAGTTCCTCTTACTATACCACTTAGAGCAGAACCTATACCTCTACCTAAATTAGCCCCAAGTCCACCAGCTAATCCACGTCCTCTTCCTCTAGATGAAGATTGTCTAGTTCCACCACCATTGTGTTCTAATTTACCTAAATTAACTCCTGATACAGTGTTACCATCATCAGTCCATTTAAGTTTATAATTACCAGCTGTTTGGTCGAATATTATTACTGGAGTAGAACCCCAATAATCATTTTCAGCAGGGTCTAAGTATATTGGATTTTCACCTAAATTATTACTTGCTGCTTGTTCAGCTATAGCATTGAAATCATCTATTATAGCTATATTCATAGTGTCATAGAATATTCCTTGCCAATCTGTATTGAGTTTTAATTGACTTCCTGTATCTAATGAACCAGCATCGTTACTACTAAATACTGATGCAGGGTCTTTTGTAGGGAAGCATCCTGTTATTTTTGAAATAAATAATATAGTCTCACCATCTTCTCCTACTACTACATAAAACATTGAAGCCATATAATCAACTATATTCATTTCTAGATAAGTTTCTTTTCTATGTAATATTCCTTGGTCTTCTAATTCAATTGCTTCAAACCAAGCTTTTACTAAATGATATGCTACTAAATCATTATCTAATTTAAAGCTTAATGAGAATGAAGGAAGCTTTCTAGATTCTACTGAGTTTCTAGCTAACATTGTCTTCCATCCTCTAAATGTATCTGGACCATCTTCAGTTTTAATAGTTAAATCTGGTGGGTCATATCCAAAACACGCATTAGTAACTAATGGTATGAATGGTGATGGTGATCTATTACTAGCATCTAAATAACTTTTTATTTTTTCCCATATAGGTAATTTAGATAAGTAAGAGAAATATCCACTGTATGAGATGTATTCCTTATCAGCATCATTTGCATTAGTTATTAGATTTATAAATTTATTTCCACCTTGTTTACCACCTAGATTGAAATCTGGTTTAGTCATAAATACATATGCTCTTCCTGATTTTAATACTTGTCCAGGTATAGGTAAATTATATTTATTAAATTTTGTAGTGAAAGCCGTACTAGCTTGTCCTCTATCAAAGTATAGACCAAATTTAGTTTTAATCTTATCAGAAGTACTTTCAGCTTCACTAGTATCTATATAATAATCAGGTAAGCCATTAGAACTATCATAACCACCATAATTATAACTTCCATAGCCACCATAATTTCTTCCAAAGTTATGTGATACTCCTTTACGAGAAGAGTTCCCACCCCAGAATCCTCCAGAACCTCCAAAGAATCCACCTGAGCTACTTTTTCCTCTTCCACCAGTAAAGAGTTCACCTAAAAGGTTTCCAAAATTACCACCAGCACTTGATGCAATATTAGTTCCACCTACACCTAAATTAAATTTGTGAGATGCAGCACCAGTAGCTAATCCACCCTTATATGTATAAGCCATTTTATCACCTTCTTTTTAATAGTTTGTTTAATTGTTCGGTTTCTATGGAATTAACATAACCATAATTGAATTAATATAAACAAAGGAGGAAATAAATTATGATATCAGAATTTATTGCTGCTTGGAAAGAACTAAGTAGAATGAATATGAATAATAACAATCAAAGAATAAAATCATTAGCTGATGCTAGTAATAAATTGATAGCTAGATTTCCAGTAGTTTGTTCTAGTGGTATTAGTTCTAAAACTATGTACTTAGTTACAACAGCTTTAGAGATGAAGTATGCTGTTGAATTGAAAGTAGTAATGCAAAATATGTTTACTGTAGATAATACATTTGCAAATAGTGCTACTGAATATTTAAATAGATTCCATACTAATGATGATACTGAAGAAACAGTACACTCATATCCTAGAAACGCTAATTTATATGAAACTGCTATTATTCATCCTGACTATTATATGCAAAGATTAGATGAACAGTTTGGAACACCATTAGCTGAAGCATTTAATCCTAAAAATTATAAGCCATCAAATAGTAGATATGGTAATAAGAATAATAAAAATAATAGTGGAAATAATAACGGTGGTAACAATGGTGGAGGAAATAATACACCAAATACTCCAAATAACAACAATACAACATCTAGCTCATCTAATGCTGGTAATAGTAATGGAAAAGATAAGGATAAAACAGTAGCATTCCAATCTCATCAATTTGAGACTAAGTTAATGCCTACTGATGTACAGAAAGCAAATGCTATGCAACCTACTGTTATTTCTGTAAATATTACTACAGTAAATAGAAATAAAGACAGTGAACCAATAGCTACATTTAATAAATCATTTGATATAGGAGTTAAGACTAGATGTATAGCAGTTACTTCTGAAGAAATGGTAGATAATGTGGTTAAAGCAGTTAAGAGAAATATGACAGCATTTAATTTCATTAAAGCTGTTACAGGAGAAATATCATTCCTAAAAGATTTCGTATTTATGGCTGGAGAAATTAAAGATGATTATAAAGATAAAGGTTATAATACAATATGGAACAGATTAAGAAATAGAAGTATGGTTTCTAAAATACAAAATTTCTTAAGATCTTCTAATGGTATTATACCTAATACAACATTTGTAATTTCTAAAGAAGAAGCAGAATACATTAAAGTAGTAAATAATATAGATATTATGCAAGTTGGAACTATTACTGATGTAATAAAACAATTTTTCTTATGTGGAGTAATGATAGTTGATGAAGCTAATGAAGTATTACACTATATAGATGATACTATGAAGAATTATGAAACTACTAACTTTGCAGCATTATCTAAAATAAAAGGTAGAGATGAAAACAGTCTTAAAGATGTTATAACTTTATTAAAAGGAAACAGAGGGGTGATGTAATTGGATAGTAAAAGAGTAATCATAGAAGACTTTCTTATAGAATGTAACTATCCTTCAGCTAAAGTATTCCAATTAGAAGAATCAGTATTATTATCTATAAGTGATAAAGTAGCTACTAAATTATATCAACTAGCTGCTAAGAAATATGAAGATATTGATTTTGGAGGATTGGAAAACTCTAAAGGAAATATAGATAACTGGAAAGAATACGAAACATTAAAAAATACATTAGACTTATTAAATACAAAAGCTAATGGGTCTAATAAAGATATAAACCTAGCTAGAGAAGCATTAGAAAATGTATACATATACAGAATACCATTTGAAGGTGCTTATAAAGAAAATATAGGTTCAATAAAAATGATTTACACATTAATGGTAAGAGCTATAGTAGAATACTCTACATATTTAGTAACTTCTACTATGAATATTGAAAATGGTAAATTAGAATATACTCCTAATAAAGGAAGAAAGAATAGATATATAGAATCAATTGAAACTTCTATAAGAAGATTCAATGACATGTGTAAAGAAGGAGAATTAGATAAGATGTATAGTTCTCTATCTAAAAATAAATCAAATATAATAATGGCTACAATAGGATTTATAGGAGTAGCATTAGCTATGGTATTTATTATAAGATTATTAATAGCTGCTTTCTGGTCTATTAGAGCATCTATATCTAAATTCTTAGAAGTTCAAATATTATTAATTGAAGCTCATGAGAATGAAATATCTGGAGAAGATGCTGAAAAGATAAAAGCTAAACAAAAAGCAGTTAAAGAAAAATTACAAAAATTAAAAAATGCAATAGATGGAGAAACTAATAAAGTTAATCCAGATGATACAATAAATAAAGAAAATAAAGAGACTGAAAAAGATACAGGAGAATCAGCTCCTAATTTCTAAATCAAGGAGGTAAAATTAATGGAATTATTAAATGCTTTAAGAGAGAATGTTAATACTGTACATGCAGTATACCCTATAGATGAAAGTATTTCTTCTGACTTAGCTTCTGTGGATGGCATAAGAGCTAAGAAGATTAGATTGAATACTATCTTTATAGAAACTCTTAATGATATATTAATGGGTAAAAAGAAACCTAATGCAATATTAGAAGTATATAAAGCAGCAGTTAATATGACTCAATATAATATCACTAAATTAGGAAATATAATAAGAGAGTCTGAAGAAGAATTAGCTAATGCTGAAGAATCAGAACAAAATAAAGAAATAATACAAGAACCAGATGAAGTTATTCAAGTAGAAGAAGATGAAGTAGAAACAGTTGCAGAATCTACTTATGATATTATAGGTAGATATAAAAATCTAATAAATACTCAAGTATTTGGTAGAAGTATATTTAAAGAATCTACTTTAGAAGAATTAGGAGACAATGCTTCTGATAAAGCTATAGAAACAGCTAATGAAAATATAGATGAAATAAATGAAGAAGAAATTTCTGAAAGTTTCTATTTAGCTAATACTAGTCCTATATTAGAAAGTAGCTTCACTGGATGTACTACTAGAAATGATATAAGACAATTAGCTTTAAATAACTATAGAGGAATTAAAAAGATATTAGAAGCAGCACAAGAAGCAGAAGTAGTAGAAGAAGAAATAGAAGATAAAACTGGTGAAACTATGACTACAGATGATGAAGCAATAATTGAAAGATTAGGGTTACCTATATATACATCTACTATAACTTCAGCTAATAAATTATTATCTAGATTAGCTATAGTAGAATCGTTGATAGAAAAAAATAAGAAAATGATTAAGAAATATGTAAGATAACTATAATGAGAAATAGAAACTATCTTAGTAGTTTCTATTTCCTTATATTTGATGATATGAACAATGTAATAATTTAAATAACATAAAAAGGAGGCATTTATGGGATTAGCATTCAAAAATAACGGTGCTAGTAATATAAAAAAGCTAGTAGAAAATATGATGGATAATGCTTTATCTAAACATGCTGTAAAAGCTTTATTAATTCCTCAGATAATTGATAGAAATGATGAAGCAGTAGCAGCTGGAATAAATGAAGCTGTTGATTTTCAAGAAAAAGAAAATATAACATATGATGATTTCATAGAAAAAGCAGATACTATAGTAGGCAACATTAATACTATATTACAAACATTCATGAAAAATAATATACCATATAATAATGAACTATTCTATTATAAACAATACTCAGATAATGGTGAAAGATTAGTAAATGATGAAGAAATGAAAATGGTTATTATTGACTACTATAATGAAAAGAAAAATTCTGATGATTTAGGTGAAGAAATAGATAAATACTTTAGATATCTACCAGAAACATTTACAAATGATTTCAATTTAAATGTATTTGATGTTATCTACAGTATATTAGGAATACCTCAATCAGAAGGTGTTAGATTATTTGACCCAGCAATATTAAATAGTGGAGTTAAATTAAATATTGATTTTATCAAAAAGACTACTCTACAAGATTTAGTTGATTTAGATAGATGCACTGCTTCAACAGTATTTCCTAACTATATAAACTTTGTAGAATATAATGAAGCAGGAGATGAAATAATTACTCCATTAGAAAAATCATTTAGAGATGCAGTAGCTACATACTTTACTAAACCTCAAAATGATGAAGAAGCAAGATTAGTATTAGAAGACCCTGAAGAATGGGGATTAATAAGTGCTAAGTTCTTTGATGCTATTTCTTTATTAATACAATTTAGTGTAGCAGTTAAAAAGAGTTTAGAAGAAAATCCAGAAGAATACCAAGATAAAATGAAAGAAACAATAGTAGGACTTTCAGCAACACTATTAGTACTAGGAAGACTTACAAATATATATGTAATAGTAACAGATGCTATTGCAGAATTCCACAGAAATAAAGACGCTCTAATAGTTAAAATGTTAGATAAAATGTCTGAAGAATTATAATGATAGAAAGGAGGGTTTAGATTGAATTATAGTATAGAAGATAAATTAAGAGTAGCTTCTTCTAATGTAGAATTAGAAACATTCAAAGCTACATCTAAACTAGAAAAAGATTTACAAAACTTTGGTTCGGAACATCATAAAGCATTAATGTATTCTTATATAGCAGAATATATTAGAATAAGAGCAAATGCTTTAGATGATATTATGAAAGATATACCATCAGAAGAAGTATTCAGAGATAATGTAGATACTATGGTTGAAACTTTCTTTGATAAACTAATACCATATAAAGAAGCATTAAAACTAGCAAAGTCTAATAATGACTTAGGTACACACAATAGATATGACAATAATACAGATGTTGGGGATAAACCATTCTTAGATAGCTTATCTAATGAATTCTTATTTAAATATGATGGTGACTTATCAATAGAAAAAGTAATAGAAATAGCAAATAGTTTAACAGAGGATAGTTTAACAGATTTAAGATTTGCTATTAATGATAAATTTAATGCAGCAGATAAACCAGCTGTAACATCTATTAATTTAGATCTTAAAGTACCAGATGATTGTACTACTGAGCAAATAATCTCTATAATGAAAGAAATATTTGGTATAGAACCAGCAGTACAAGTAAAAGAATCATATGGTAAATATATTGGAACAGTAGGATACTTTACAGAAGTATTTAATGTAGTAGTGGAAAATATATGTAGAATGTACTTAGATGATGTGGATGATGATGAGGAAGACTTAGCTAAATATCCTTATATGTCAGTAGTAGCTTATATAGGTGCATTGTTTGATAACTTATTGATTATAATATTACATTCTGTAAAATTGATGGTAGCAAGTGCTGGAACATTTGAATTATATTTCACAGCAGATTTAATGACAACACTTCAACCAATTATTGACAGATATGGAATTTTAAACAAAAATAGATAATTAAGAAAGCATAGTCTTATTAGTATTAACTAACTATTATATAATTATTAATACATAATATAAGATAAAAAGGAGGATATAATGAGATTAAATCTAAAAGAAGCAATCGCTTCAGTTAAGGAAAAATATTCTAAACTTACTGAAAACGATGAAGCACAAATAGAAGATGTGAATACAGCATCTACAGATTTTGAAGTTAATGACCCAGTGGTAGATACAGCTGTAGATGTAGCAGTACAAGAAGGTACATTTGATGCATTATTTGAATCTTTCTCTGTAAATAGTTCAGCTGCAATACTTCTAATAAGAGAACAATCAGAAGAAGGTGCAGATGAAGAAGGTTCTGAAGATGGTGCAAAAGATATCGAAGGAACTGAAGAAACAGGTGCTATAGCAGAAAGCTTCATCTTAAGAGAAGCTGATGAAGAAGGAGACAAGAAAGATGCATCTGAAAAAGAAAAAGGATTCTTCGGAAAAATATGGGATAAAGTAGTAAAAGCTTGGAATACTTTAGTAGCATTCGTTGAAAAAATATTCTTTAGAGTTAAAAGATTTTTCTTAGAAAAATTTGGTTTCTATAATAGAATATTAAAAAATGAAGCAGCTATTAAAGATGGATATACTAAATTAACTGATTCAGATGTATTGAAAGCTGGTTCAGTAATATTTAGTGGTTATGATGATGGAATTAAATTTGACCCAATAAAATACTTCAATGAAGCAAAAACAACTACAAATATTGATAGTTTCTTAAAAGCTTCTAATTTCAGCTCTATACCAGAAGATAAGAAATCAGCATTCTTAGATCTTAAATATACAGAATCTCTTGGAAGAGCATTGAAAAATACATTACCTGGTGGTGTAGATTATACTCCTGCTGAAAATAATGTAACTGATGGTATAAATGCTTATATTAAATTTATGGAAGGTGAAAAGACTACTCAAGACACACCTATCACTAAATTATTTAAATCATCTAGTGAAGTTATTGCTATATTAAAAGCAGCTACTGAAGCAGGTGCAAATAAAATAAATCAATCTTTAGCTAATGCAGTTAAAGAATTCAAGAAATCAAAAGAAGGAATAATCAAAACATTTATGGAAGCTAGAAAAGCAAAAGCTTCAGTAATGGATTATAGAAAATTAGCTGTTAAAGCTGATACAGTAATGAGAGCTATTTGTAATACTACTATGTCATTAGCAAATGCTCAAGTAAATATTACAAGAACTAGAGCTTACTCTGCTTACCAAGTTGCAAAACTTTGTGCTAAGAAAGGTGGAGCTAAAGTAGAAGAAGAAAAGAAAGATGATAAAAAAGAAGACTAATTAAAGGAGGAATAATATAAATGGCTAAAATAGATTACAAAAAACTATTAGAAGCTGCTACTGACGCAGTAGTAGAATCAGATGATATTGAAAAAGTAGAAGCTCCTGAAGTAGAAGGTGGTGCTGGAGAAGGTGGAGACGCAACTCCTACTACTCCTGAAACTAAACCTGAAGAAAAAGAAGGAGAACAACCATTAACTGAAGAAGAATCAGCTGAATTAGAAGATGCTTTAGATAAAACAGCTCCTGCTAAACAAGAAGAAACTCTATATGAATCTGCTTGTAATTTAGCTGATGCTAAATTATTTAGATTAATAGAATCTGATGGAATGGATGATGGAGAATCTGAAGAAGAACTTCATGACGAAGAAACTGAAGTTGGATTAGATGAATCTATGATATTCAATGAAGCTGATGATGGAAAGAAAACTTGGAAAGAAAAAGGTAAAGAATACTGGGAAAAAATTAAAACATTCTTCAAGAATGTTTGGGAAAAGATAAAAGCTTTCTTCAAGAGAATTATTGAACATGCAGTAAACCTTTACTACAAACTTATAGGTGCATATAAAAATGCAGTAGATACAAAGAATGCAGCAGCTGGAAATAAAGGTTGGGAAGAATTGAAAAATGATACTTCTGTAGTTAAAAACCTTTATGATATTAAGAAAGATGCTATAACTAAATTCTTAGCATCTAATTCAGATAAAGATGTAGAAAATGTAAGTAAAGAAGCTAAAGCTGATCTTAAGAAAATAAATGTAGCAGAATTAACTGATGATGCATATGAAGCATTAAAAGCATCTTCTGATACTCTAGATATGTCTGGAATATATCTATTAGGACTTGGTGCTGGATTAGGAATAGATTTAGATCAATCTGCTCCAGTAAGACAATCTGTATACTATGGATTAAGAGGAGAAACAGTAGAAAGTATAGGTAAATTAACTTATATGAAGAGCTTCTCTGATGCTGTATCTATTATAAAAGATTTCAGCAATAAGAAAGCAACTGAAACTACTAAGAAAATGAATAAAGAATTGACATTAATGTCAATGTATCATACATTAGTAGTTAAGAAAATTCAAGCATTAGAATTAATTAAAGGTGAAGCTAAAATCAATAGATTTAAAGCTGTTCATGCTTTACAAATAATGGACTCTATATACAGAAAAACTTTAGGGTTCACATTAAGTGCTAACTTAGGAGCAATAGATGCTAGTAGAACTTTATTAATTCAAACTACTTCAATAGCAAGAGCTTGTATTAAGAAAGGTGCATAATAAATAAAAAAAAATAAGAGTGATATGGAGAAATCCATATCACTTTTTTCCGTCTTTATTTCATTAGTTCCATAGCAGATACTGCTTTGAAATAATCACCACTTCTATTAAACTCTGTTATTATTCTATTACATTTATATAAACCAGAATATTTTTCTGATAATTTTAAATTGTTCACATAGTTAATATAGTAATTCTTATTAGGTGTTAATTCTGATAAGTCACTTTCTATTAATCTAACAAATGCTTTTAATTTACCACTTCTAGTTTTAAATAATAGGCTTTTTACATAGTGGTCATTTCCTCTTTTATTGTCTATTACTAATACATTCTCACCACTATCAAAACCATCATCAGTTCCTTTACTATCTCCTACAGTATCTCCACCTATAGTTTTTATTTTGGTAGGAGATAATTCTTTAGCTGCTGCACTATTAGATTTATAGTTAATATCATCAGCACCTAATACAATATGTAATGTTTCTTTATCATCAGAATACATACCATAAACTAATCCAGGTTGAGCTGATAGGTCTTGACAATCAAAATATATATTCTTCATTTCTTCTGGTTTGAAGCATTTAGAATTAGGGTCTCCAGATAAAAAATAAAAAGTATTATCCATATCAGCAAATAATCTATACCCAGTATCATATATGCCTATATTTGTATGTATATATTCTATAGCTTCTTGTATATCACTTTCTGGCATTATTAATCTTTTACTAGATTTATTATCTGGTGGTGTCATCATTATAGATTTAAATTTGGCTTTATTAAATATATAACCTAAAGCAGAAGCACTATTTATACTACTACTTACTATATTAACAGTTTTCTTAAACCCTTTTAATATCTCTTTATCAAAACAAGTCACAGTAATATTTATTAACTGTTTTTCGTTTGTTTTATTTGGTACATCTGGTTTATCTGTATTCTTCATATACTCATCCATGAACTCTGTATTATTTTGTAAATCACTATCTGTCATAATGCTGAAGTTACAGTTTATCCAGTTCTGTCTGAATACATTTTTATCTTCCTCATTGAAATATCTTATCTTATCTATTTTAAGTGTAAGATTTGCTTTATTCTTATTTACTATTAAATCTTTATAATCTTTCTTATTCATAGTAAATGTAATAGTGATAGTAGGCATAATATTATCAACAAAATTTCTATCTATAGCTAGATTAAGTATTCTAATAGGTTCTATGAATATTGGTTTATCTTCTTTTCCTGGTAGAGTAATTAATATAGGGTATACATAATATTTATATTTATAAACTTTAGTTTTCTTTTCAACTAATGGCATTATAAAATACCTCCTTTATTGTATTAATTATCTATGAGTTTAAGAAATAAGAAAAAAAAATAAAAGGGATTTTTATTCCCCTTTATTTTCTTCTTTTTCATTATTACAGATTTCTTGATACATATTATTTATCACTTCACATATATATTCTGACATATATGTATTTTTTAGTTCTTTTGCATCCTTAGATAATCTTCCTAATCCTTCTTCTATTCTTATAGTTCTTAACATTTAAATCACTCCTTATAATTTTATATTTTTATTCTTTACTCCTACTATAATATATCAATGAAAATATCTAATTTTGCACCATACAAAAAAAAATAAAATGCAGTAATAAATTAACAAGAAAATAAGGGAGATTGGTAGTCTCCCAAGATATTCAAAATCAGGCATCTAGCTACCTGCTTATTAATTCAATAATATAATATATAAATATAACAAATATCAAAAGACCATATAGGATTATTCCTATATGGTCTTCTACTGTTTATTTTACACCTTCTTTTAAATAAGATAACTTCATCTCATTAGTCTTATATACATGCTCATTTAAATACATTAAATCCTGATTATTTGGTATGTATATATTCATCATATCATTTATAGTTTTCTTTTGATACTCATCTAGCATTTTATATTGAAATGAATAGCTTATTGCTCTGTATATATTATTACATAATTTATAAGCATCATCATTTAATCCTAATATATCATTGAATAACCTAAAGTCGACCATCTTACCATTTACTAACATACCATCTTTTATTTTCTTTTCTACTTTTCTTAGAGTATTAGCTAATCTACATCCTTTAAATCCACTAATACTTCTACTCTTAACTCCTACTATAGGTAATAGTAAAGTAATAAATTCAGATGATATATTAATACTCGGTCTATATATGACTTTATCTTTCTTTAGTAATTCTTCATATATATTTTCTTTATTTACTATCACCGACTTATCTTTATTTACTAATAATATGAAAGTATTTTTCATATTTATTAGCTGGAAGTCTAATAGATTTCTTGTTATAACAATATGTATTAAATCAGAATTACTATTTTCTGAAATTATGTGATAAGGAATTAACCCTCCTTCAGTTTTATTTAATTTTATATAAGAGAAGTCTTTTATATAATTAGATATCTCTTTAAATGATTTTAGATTATGATTAATAAATTGCATAATATTTGCATTTTCTTGTTTATGTATAGTATTTAAATTAGTATTATTATATTCTGGACAATATGTGATATTGTTAGTACTATTAAAGTCTGTATCATAGAAAATTATATTAGTAGACACATTCCATCTAGAATAGAAGTAATGTCTATAGTGAGCACCTATATTAATTAATAACGGTGCTAACCATTCATATATTCTGTCTATTTTTCCAGAATTAGAATATTCTATAATAGAAGGAGTAAAGAAATAACTTAATATACTTTCCATACTTATGTATATATTAGCTCTATTACCTTCTTTTAATTTCTCTGATACTTCCTTATCTAATATAGAGTATTTTACATTGAATGAATTTATTATAGCATCAATCATACTAATCTTCCTCTATATTTAATAACTCTTCAGAAGTTATTATTTTTAATTCTTCTTTCTCTTCTTTTATTACTTCAATATTCTGTAAGTCTTCTAATTTAACTAATCCATTACTAATCAATAATTTACATAAACTTGTTAATCCTTCTTTAGTATAGAAACCTATTCCTTTATATGGAGTATTAGTTTCTATATTTATTTCTCTTATTTCTATCTTTGGTTCTCTATTACCCCAAGATACTTCTCTTAATGTAAGAGCTTGGTTTCTTGTTGGGTGTTCTTCTATTATACCAAAGTCTTTTTTTATATCATAAGATAATTCTTTCATAATATTATTCCTCCCTAGTATATTCAAATGTATCGGTTGATAGAAATCTGCTTCCATAATCACCTAACATTGGATATATAATATCGCCTATATCTAGAGCTCTTCTAACCAAGCTATTTATTATGTCCTCTTGATATTCTGAATGTATATGACTTTCATTAAGAGTATGATGTGTCATTACTGACTTACAATCTACATAATCTATACTTATGTCTCCTTTATGTGTTAAAGTATAGTCTGGTGCTTCTTGATATACTTTAGCATATCCAAAATATCCTTTCTCTAAGTCAAATATTAATTTAAATCTATATTTCATATATACTCCTCCTTTATATTAAAATACTTTTATAAAATACATATCATCAAGATCTTTATTTAATTTAAATTGTTTAAAATAATCTATAGTTTCTACATCTCTTATATCTTCTAAATGTGCTAAGAAAATAACCTTCATACGCTTTTCTCTTGTATATTCCATAACAATATTGAATAGTCTTTTACCTATTCCTTTGTGTCTATATAATTTATTCACATATAGCATATTAAAATAAATAGAGTTATCTTGCAACATTCCAGAAGTGTTAATTAAAGCCAATCCTATTAGATTATTGTCTTCTTTAGCTATGAATAATTTATACTCATCTCTGTTCTCCACATTATTTAAAAATCTTTCACATCTATCTAATACATATAATACATCAGTATCTTTTTCTTTTTTACTTACTATAATGTAATTAGCTTCACATAGTAACCTGTATACTTTTACTCTATCAGTATTACTAATTTCTCTATTAGCTGTATTGTATTCAAATACTTGAACCACTACTCACTCACCCCTTCATCTATAATTATTCTAGGCACTATTATTTTATCATATTTTTGATTATTTAGTTTGTATTCTGATATATCTTCAATTACATCTTTTATTATATATGGTATAGAATTATTACAGAATAATTCAAATTCATTATTATCCATATAAAATAATAAAGATATATCAGAATTACTATTATCTATATAATTACCTACTTCACCTATAACTTCATAGAATTTTAACACCTTTGCAGTTAAAGTATTTTCATCAATATTTTTAGACATATTATTATTTAACTCATTATACTTATCTTTTGATAAGTATATATTCATAAATTTATATTTAGTAGCGTTATTTTCAATCATTATAAATATCTCCTTATTATTTTAAAATAAATAGAAAAAAATAGATAAGCTCAAAAGAACTTATCTATTTTTATAATATTAATTATTATAGAGTGCTAAGATTCCCATTAAATCTTCTAGCACCTTTAGCTTTGAATTTGTTACCATATTTATTAGATAGCATTTCAATTACTTTAGGGTCAGCTAGTTGGTATGTTACTAGCATATCCTCATATCTGTTTGAAGATTCTGATTTATAAAGAGATATGTTTTCACAAGTCTTTACATCTTCACCTTCTCCTGGGTTTACTTTATACCCATGAATAGCTGCTAATAAGATTTCTAAATCAATCTTAATAGCTATTTGTGCTTCATTTCTATCTCTGTTCAAATCATCAAGTTTGTACTCAATTTTATTTGAACTATCATAGAAGAATAGATATCCATTAAATTTCTTATAGAAGTCTAATAAATCTATTCTGTTTACTTGTTCAGGTCTAGCTAATTTTTCTCTTATAGCTTGAGCTATTCCTGAATCAATTCCTCTGTAAGCAGATTGAGAATTAATGAATGGACATTTTGCTATAGTCCACACTGTATATAATTCAATATGCTTACCATCTCTTGAAGGTATTACTGTTATACCACCATAACCTTGGTCTCTTCCAATACTATTAGTTTTAATGATATTGTAGTTTGCTGCTTTAATAATATCATTTATAGACATTTGATAAAATGCTAAGAATGGTACATCATCTACAGCTTTCTCAATTTTTACACATTCAGGGAAGATGTAACCGAAATCTTCTGGTTCTCCTCCTGTTTGCATATTGCCATCAAATACTGTTCCTTCATAATTTGTAGCTTCATTTGTACCAGTAACTACATCTGGTTTGTTGTTGTCAACTGTTTTTAATGCCATGACATTTCCTCCTTAAATTTTAAATGTTATTAAATAGCGAGATCTCCATTTTGCTATTTCACACATATAATATATTATTAAAATAAGAGTCAAATATTATAATTTGATAGGGATAAATGTAAATCCAACTATCATATTCTTATCAGTCTTCTTATTCTTAACAGGTTTAAATATAGAGAAGATGTGTTTATTTTTCAATAACTCAGCAATCTTTTCTGTATGTTCTTTAGAGATTAATGGCACTCTAACTAACACATGTTTATTTACTTTTGGATAAGTATTGAAATATCTATTTAATCTTTCTATTTCTTTTTCTTCTCCAGTTTCTTTATCAGTTATTTTAATCTTTCTTTTGTTTTCTGTGAATAATCCAGTAATGTATTCAATATTATTTAATTGAGCAGGTTTTAATAATTTTTTAACTTCTTCATTATCAAATACCTTTTTAATTGCATTAAACTCTATATGAATTTCCTCTACAGGAGTAATTTGATTATCATACTTTTTAAATTTAAAAGTATCAACATCAGCAGTTTTAGTAAATACTAACATTGAACCAAATTCTTTAAAATCACTAATAATAGAACCATCTTCTTCTTTAGTATTAGGTGTAACAGTTCTTTTCTTATTAGCAAAATTCCCTTTAATTAATTCCACTAGTGGTAGTGCTTTTCTTTCTGTTTTTTGTGTTTCTTTTTCGTTTTTAAGATTTTTAATTGCCATTCTTAAATTCCTCCTGATTGTTTTTGATTTCTAAATAATAATTAATTTAAAGTTATATAACTCATAGATTTCTATTTTCCAATGATAACAATTCTCTCATCATTATCCGTACTAGTAAGTTGTTCTACTAATGTAGCAAATTTACCAAACTGATTATCTGTTATTTTAATAAAGTTAAATTCTTTTTGTGTAGACATTACTTTTGCTTTAGCTCTATCTTTAGCTCCATTAATTTCTCTTATCTTAGGATGCTTGTTTGGATTTTCTCCACCTGCTTTTATTTCTATTATAAGATTTAAAGTAGGTATATAGAAGTCTGGTATATAAAACAAATACCCATCTAAATTCTTTCTTTGTTCATCAGTCATATTTTCAAACTCTTCATCAGTATAATATTTTTCTTGTACTGGTTTATTCTCATCTAATGAATATATGAAAGTAAATGGACAAGGTGCTAATATATCATCAGCCGGGAATGAATATACTAAATCACAAAATTCTAAGAATTTTAATTCATACTTACCAGTATACTTTTTTATACTACCATCAGACCATACATATTCTCCACTAATCTTTCTATTAGCTAACATTCTCTTTTGTGTATCTGGGTCATTTAATAAATGCTCTTTACCATACTTATCTTTCATTCTTCTTTTAAATTCTTCTCTATATATTTCTTTACATCTTGGATTATCACAAAACCTATTGTATTTATGAGTGATACTATTCCAAGCCGTAGGTCTTTTACATATAATACAATGACCACTATCTTTATGGTGAGTTAAATTATACCAATATTGGTCAGCACCCATACCTTCAGGTATTTGGTCAGCATGTTCTTTTTCCATATGCTCATATACTTTTAATTTATTATAATCTTTAAATGTACATAAAGGACATTTTACATATCTTTTAGCCATATTAAACCTCCTGTTTAATTTAGTAATATACTAATGTGTTTTATTGTAGATTTTTTATACCCAAACTTATAAATAATTAAAATCAAAGGAAGTATAGGGAGGTGTTAATAGAATTGTCTACTGAATACACTTTAGAAATAGATAACTTCGATACCCCTAATGAGGTTACTGGTATAAAAGGAAGTGCTTATCTTATACTTAATCTAGTATTTCTAAATCCTGGTACTTATCACACTGCACCAGAAATGGGAGTAGGGTTACAAGCATATAGGTTTGAAATGATAGATGACCACAAGGTAAGACAGATTGAAACAAAAATAAGAGACCAGATACAAACTTATCTACCAGAACTATCTAGTGTAGATATAACATTAACCAAACCATCAGAAGATACTTTATTATTAGCAATAGCAATAGATAACGAAGTAATTATAGCTAATATAAATACTATAAATGATAGGTTACAAGTAGAATTAGCTGAATATGATATGTTCAGAAAGATTAAAGATTAAATAATTTAAGGAGGAATAAGACAATGTCAAAATTATCAAGTTTATTAAATGAATTAGACCAAAAAGGTACTAATGATATTAGTGCTAGAATTGAAGCAACAGACCCAATAGTAATGGGTGAAAATACTAATGTAGCACCTGTTCCAAATATTGATAAAGGAGTTATCCTTCATGGTGGAAATCAAGATGCTCAAGTAGTCGATAAAACTATTAAAGGTGAAGATTTATCTGGAGATGAATTAGTTAAATATATGGAAGAAACAGATAAAAAAGGAGTTATAACAGATTCTAAAATAATAGAAAATGGTATAACTGATGATAAAGGTTTAGATGCTATTAATGATTATTTAATAGGTCTAAAGAAAGAAACAGAACATGCAATAGAATCAGGAGAATTAAATCCTAATCAAATAAGAGAAACAGGAGTTGTTCCTGAAGAAGTTAAAGAAGCATTAGGTGTAGATACTAATAAACTGAATAAAGAATTACAAGAAGCAAGAGAAATAAATAAACCAAAAGAAGTTAAAGGAAAATCTACATATAATGATTTGAATTCGGTTGAACCTATCAATGGTGGAGAAAGAGAAGTAGTGTCTTCTTCTACTATCTTACCAAAAGCAACTCCAGTATCTACAACTCCATTAGAAGAAACTAAAGTTACTAGAATACCTTTACAAAATACATTCGTAGCTGATAATAAAAAAGAAACAGCTAAAGTAGAAGTAATAACATCTGTAGATACAGGTAAATTCAAAGAAATTAATATAAGTGAAAATAATATAAACTTATACCAAAAATTCAATGAAAAAAGAAAAAAGAGAGTAAATAAACAAATGTTACCATTACCATTAAGTAATGCATTTGTAGTTGCTTCTCCTATAAATAGTAATGCTATATTAGAAGGATTACAATATGATGAAAATCAAACAGAATACCAAAACCTATTAAATCAAATGCAAATACTTGCAGAATTTATTGAATTAAAAGGTGTAGGTAAATTAAACTATCTACAATTAATAAGAAGTATTAGTTATCTAGAAATTCAAACATTATACTTAGCAGTATTTAAAGCATCTACTGATGGTATACTAAGAGTAGATTTACCATGTGTAAATCCAGATTGTGTTGCATTTGGTAGTGAAACTTTAAAAATACCTGTAGAAGTACCTATAGATGAATTAATGCATCCTACTAATGGTTCAGATGATGAATTTGTTGAACATGTAAGAAATATTATGGAATATCCTAATGAAACTGAAATGTTTAAACATTCACCAAGTAATGTAGTTAAAACAATAAGAGACAAAAATACTGGAATAGTATATAGAGTAGGATTACCTACAATATTTGATTTCTTAACTAAGAACTTAAACTACAGAACAGATGAAAATAAGAAATTCTTTACAGTATTATCAGTAATGCCATTTATAAAGAGTATATCTATACCTGACTTTGAAACAAATGAAATCTTTACAATAAATGATTTTGATTCTGTATTTGAAGAAATGCTTAGAAATACTCCACAAGAAATATTTACAGCAATATCTGATGAAATTACTGAATTAATAAAAGGTAAAACAGCTGAGTTCTTTATTAGTAAAGATGCTATAGTATGTCCTCACTGTGGTAAACCTTATTTGAATAATGTACCAGTAGAACCAATGAATTTACTTTTCCAAGTTCCCGTGATAAGAGAGAAAGGGAAAGCAGAGTAAGAGATATCTTTAAACTTGCTGAAACTGCATCATACTTATACTCGGGAGAATTATCTATTGATGATGCATTGGAAATGGATAGATATAGCCTACTGAAGTTAATAGAGGTTAGAGCTAAGAGAATACAAGAAAATCAAGATGCTCATCCTGAAAATAAGAAAATGGAAAAAGAAATGAAAAAGGGTGGAATGTAATAGTTCCACCCTAAAATTTACATAAAGGAGTGAATATATTGGATAAAGAAGATTTCATATTACAATGTATTCATGCTAATCAAAATACAAAATATAATTTAATAAATATAATCAATGATGGTGATTATTTAGAAAAGATATATGCTTTAATGGAAGAAGTTTATAGTAATGATTCTATTCCTAAGAAAATATCTAAATTTAATATTAATGAAGATAATGATATAGAGTTAGAGCTAGATGTTAAATTAGAAGAAAAGGAAATAGAATATAATAATAGGAAATTTAAATTATGTAGTCCTTCTAAGAATAAGATAGTGATTAAAACAGCTTAGGAGGTTGTGGAATGTTAAAGTTAGATGTATTTGATATAAATAAATTTATTCAAATAAATAAATCAGTAGTCCATGAAGTGACAGATAATATATTCTTTGATAAAGATAAAAGACCCACACCTAATGGATTATTCTCATATGAATTATTTGGTACAACACCAAGAGAAAGAAAATCTAATTGGGGTTATATAGACTTACAAAATAAATTTATAAACCCTGTATTATATATAACATTCAAAAAATTAATACCTACTATGATTGATGGTATTATCAGTGGAATGTTAAGAGTAAATATGGATAAAGATGGAATCTTAGTAGTAGACCAACAAAATGGTTTTACTGGACTAAGATGGTTATATGATAACTTTGAAAAAATAAAATGGAAAGAAACAGGTTCAGATGCTAGAGCTAGTGCATTAGCAGTAATAAGAGGTATACCAAAAAATGAGATATTTATAGATAAATTCTTAGTAATACCTCCATTTTATAGAGATGTGAATTTTGCTAATGATAATCTAGCAGTTGATGTAGTTAATAACTATTATGCTGATATTTTAAAGAAAACTAAATTATTAGCTAATAATAATGATTTTGATTTCATGAGTAATAAAACCACTTATGGAATACAAACATCATTAAATGAATTATATAATTACTTCATTAAACAAGAAGTAGCAAGAGGTAAGTATGGAAAATTAAGAAAATACTTAATGGGTAAAACTATAACAAATGGTGCTAGAGCAGTAATATCATCTCCTAGATACTATGATAATAATATATCAAGTAATCCAGTAGACTTTTATCATACAGGAGTACCATTAGGAATGGTTTGCTCTGAATTTTATCCATTCGTATATAAGAATCTGGTAGAGATATTTAATGAAATGGATAATGTAAGATTCATATGGGCAGACCCACAAGGAACACAAGTTAAATCATTTAATAACCCTAGACAGAATTTCGATAGTAAATTTATTGATGGATTATTAAAGACTTACATTAAAGCTCCTCCAGCTAGATTTAATAAAATAGAAGTCAAAGTAGACGGTTATAAAGAACCTTTACATATGTATATGAAGATAACTGATAAGAGTGGAACTGAGATAATAAGACCAATGACAATAACAGATATTCTATATCAAGCAGCTTCAGCAGCAATAAAAGATAAATATATAGTAGTATCAAGATACCCTTTTACAGAATACTCTAACATGTTTACTAATAAACCACATATACTAACAACTATAAAAACTATGTGGGCTAAAGTCGGAGATGTTGAATATCCTTATTATCCTATAATAGATTTAAGAATGTCACAAAATCAAGTATCTAATAATTTTAGTGACACTGTACAATTCAGTAACTTATATACAGCTGGTCTGAATGCTGACTATGATGGTGACCAAATATCTATAAGAGGAGTATGGACACAAGAAGGAAATAAATCATGTGAAAAGTTTATGTTATCTATTAGAAATGTATTGAATGCTAATGGACAAATAAATAGAGTAACTAAGAATGAAACACTACAAACTTTATATAATTTAACTAAAGGAGTTAAAAAAATAAAATAATTAATAGTAGGAAAAGGAAGAGGTATAGACTTATTGTCTATACCTCTTTTTATTTTCAATACCTTATTATTAATGGACTTTGTGTTTATAAACCTAGGTCCTACTATTGGATGTTCCCATCCACCTATAATAAGAAAATTGTCACACCTTGTTATAATGTAATTTACGTACTCTTTTCTTATCATAAGTTATACCTCTAATGCTTTTTTTATTCTAGCTATTTCATCAGAGTGTTTAACTTTTTCAATCTTATTAGCTTTTCTTAAATTATCTATTTTTAATAACCATTCTTTTCTTTTCTTTAAATTATTTAAGAAAGCTAGTTTAGTGAATTTAAATTTCTTTAAAGAAATTCTATCAAAATGCTTATTACTCTTATGTAATGCATTCTTTAAACATCCTACTATGTTATATGGGCATCTCTCATTTATACTGAATCCAATAATCTTTTTAGATTTATCTTCAGATACATTTAAAGTAGGTGTATATTTTCTTAGAATTTTATTTACTAAATTATCATATTCTAAGTATTCTTCATAAGTTAATACTAATACATTAGTATTCTTATTGTTAGTTATAAAATCAGATACCATTTCTTCACATATATTTTTTATTTCATTCTTAGTTCTCATATTAAGAACCTCCTTCATATAATTTAGTCAAATGATTTTATTTTTATCATTTGCTACTAATATAATATATAAAGAAAACTATAAAATTTACATATATTAATACGGCATCATAGAAAAAAAATAAAGGGTAGATAAAATCTACCCTTTAATAATTACATTAGATTTTCTCCAATGTAATCAAAAGCACAACAATACAATCCAAGTGGTGCTAAAGCTGTTAATAGTTTTTCTGGTTCCATTTTTTCTATTCTAGGTATTTCTTTCTCAATTTTGTCTACTAAATAATCTATTGATTTTTCAACAGAATATTTATTCATTAAACCTTTAGCATATCTAGTATATTGTGCTTCTAGATATTCATACCCGATTTTATCTATTTTTTCAATAGTTGAATTTCTTAATACTTCTAATTCTTTTCTACCAATTTTTGTTTCTAACTCTCTGTCTTTAGAATCACATATGATTCCGATTCTTTCTTGTAATTTTCCTCTTAATTCTTTTAATTCTTGTTTGTTCATAGTTATACCTCCTTATTATTTTTTTCATTATTATTAACTTTGAACTACTACTATAATATATAAGAAAAAAAAAACAAAATTACACCCGTATAGTCATAGACTATACGGGTTATGTATTGGTTAAATCTTATTAATCAGCAGTTAAGTTAAATTTCTTAGTTTTAATTTCTCCTAATACTTCAGCTTCTGTTGATTTCAATGATAATTGATATTCACCAGTTTTAACTGCTTTAACTTCTACTTTATATTCTGCTGTTGTTCCAGTCACTCCTACTAGTTCTGTTCCTTCTACAGTTACTGCATCTCCTTTAGCTAGGTTAGCTTTTACTGTTTGTAATTTAGCATTGTCTTTAGCTAAGTCTGGAGATACTTCTACTTTAGCAGTTACATCTATTTTAAGTCCTACTTTAGTATGGTCATGAGCAGCTTGAGATGATACTAAGTTTTTAAGTTTATATTCTTTTATTTTTTCAGCTGCTCCTTTAACAGTTACTGCTAATTCAGCTGCTAAGTCTGTTCCTTTAACTTTTAATTTGATTGTAGCATTTCCAGCTTTTAATCCAGAAATCTTTAAAGCTTTTACTGGTACTAAATGTTTTACAGTAATATCAGCTGTTGCTCCTTCAATTTCAAATTCATCAGCTTCTAACCCTACACCTGTGAATTCATAGTAAACTTCTTCAGTTTTACCTAATTCAAGTTCTAATTTTTCTTTTTCTAATTTTAATTCAAAAGCAGGTTTTATAATATAAGCTGCTTCTATTTCATCCGTGTCAGTATGTTTAGCTTTTATTAATACTTGTCCAGCTTTCTTATATTTTAATTTTCCACTATCTATTTCAGCTAATTCACTAGGTGATACTGATAATGTCATAGCTCCATCAGAACCAGCTACAGGAGTTCTAACTCCATTCTTGTCAAATACAACAAATGATAATGGTATTTCTTTATAAGATAAAGATTTTGATTCTGGGATAGGTTCAAATACTAAGTATTTACTATCTCCAAATTTAGAATCTACATTATCTAAAGTGATTTCTCCAGTAGAAGTTTTCATATCATCTTGTAATCCTTCTACTTTAGCACCTTCTAATAATAGATTTTTAACTTCCATTTCTGTTGCTAAATAACAGTCAACTGGTAAAGATATTCCTCCTAAAGTAAGAGAAGTTGCTTTACCTGTAACTCTTATATACATTTTTTTATAAACTCTCATATATGATAGTTCCTCCTTTTTATTTATTCTTTGTTTTTTTTACTATTAAATCTAAGTTAAACCTATAGTGTATAGCTTTCCTTTAATTCTGCCTCTTTAATTTCATCATTCAATGAATCTTCAGTATCATTATCTATATCTTGTTCAATTGATCCCATAGGTATTTCATCTACATCATCACCTATAACAACATCTTCAGCAGCATCTTCAGTTATTTCATCATATATAACATCATCTGCTAGTTTCTCGTTCTTAACTGCTTCAACTGCTTCTCTTAGTTTCTTATACATGGTTTACCTCCTTTATCTAATATTATCAATTCCACCTCTACTCATTTCTAGTGAGTAATTAGTTTTATATGAAGTATAGAATTCTATACTCTTTTTTAATATGAATAGTATTACTGACATAATATTCATATTGTAAGTTTCAGTATCTATATAATAATCTTCTAAGTCTTCTATATTATCATGTGAGAATATATACTTATCTTTAGTTAGAAAATTATAAATGATAGTTTCTAATATATTAGCATCCTCATATAATACATCATCATTCTTCAATATATCAAATAATTTACTATCTATTATAGTAGTATTAAATACCGATTCTTTTAATTCAGGATACTCATCTAAAGATTCATCTATACACATAATATTGTATTTATATGGATAATTACTAAAAGTGCTATATCTACTATAGCTTTGATCTAATCTACAAGTATTATAAGTCAATCTTCTAGTAGATTTGTCTTCTAGTGCTCCATATATAGTTCCTTTATATGTATTAATAAAATCCCTTTCTAATTCTGCTTCATTTACTAAAGTAATATGATTATACTTAGTACCTTTAAATAATTTATTGTCTACAATGAATTTAGTTAGATATTTGTTATATATGAATAAACCATTACTATCATCTACAAAAGAATTAGTTAATGGTTCATAATACCATTCTACAAAGTAATCTAACAATTCTTCATATATTTTAATTAATTTCTCTCTAATGAAATAGTCATCACTTCTAATAACTGATTTCATAGTAGTACCTATATTTTCATAGATACATTCGTATTCTCTTACTACATTCATATCAATATCTTTTTGAGTTTCATCTGTTAGAACTCTTTTTAATTGATATTCTATTTTATACATATAGTTACTATCTAAGATATTTGGTTTCGCTGCTGTTATTTGGAATAGTAAATTCTTAGATAGATAATTTACTATAAAATATTCATTTGGTTTAGGTACATATGTATTAGCCATTAATCTACAATCGCCAGTTATTTCTACTTCAGTACCTATATTGTCTACAGTTTCCATAGAAGATAAATCAGCTATTTGAAATCCGAATAATGGTACATTCTTAATTCTATCCCATTTAATAGGAGAGTCTTTACCGAAATCTGCATAGTGTACATTAGTACCCATCAATTGTGTAGAAAATTCTTCTGATGCTCTTAAATATGTAACAAAACTTGGAGCATTACCATCTATGTGTTTTATATATGGTGAATACATTCTGTCTTGTTGTTGTTGTACGGCATCTTCTATAATTCTTCTAGCATCTTTTAATCCCATTGTCTTTCACCTCCAATGTTTTTCGATATTTAATTAACTAAGTGTTTTAATGCGATTGACAAGGGATTTGAAGACAATGAAGTTTATTATCAAAAAAGAAAATATAAGCATAATCAAATTTACCAGTTCTTCTTTCTTGAGTAAAATGAATCATAGTATTTTTAAAATCATAACACAGTATATCTTCTTCATCCTTATATATTGTGGCACTCTTAAAATGTTTCAATGGCATTAGCTTCTCTCTACATTTATCACAAGACAAGTCTATAGAATAAGGTCTTAGTACTATTTTATTATTTATCTTATTGTCTATAACCTTATAGCTATCCAAATCTAAAGCATTGAGCATTGTAAAATCTTTAAGAGTTTTCTTAATTTTAGTAATTAGTGATTTTTCAGATAAAAAAATATTGTTTTCCATAATATTATTAAATACCCACCTTTCAACTATTATAATCATTATTGAATAGTTGTCTAGTGGGTATTTATTATATTTTACTCTAATTCTTCATTGTATACCTTCAAGAAGCGTTTTATAGTTCCTTTTCCTTTATGGGTATTATAATGCTTTTTCCATACTCTAGCAGCATCATGTTTATTGTTTATATTCTTTATTTTAACTCCTCGTATCTCATAATACGCAGCAGTATAAAGAATAGCAGCACGATAGTCGTGCTCTAATTTATGATATGATATTTTTAATATATCACTACCATATATTACATTCAGCTTATTAAGAAGCTTTTTATTCTTCTTAAATTTTAATTGCTTATGTATTTCTTTATAAGCAACTTTAGTCAATTGGGAAACTCCCATTTTATTGGTTTTATGTTGTCCCAATCTAGTCTCTACTGCCATTGTACCAGAAAGAAGCATATAAAGTTTTTCAGCTTCCTTGTCATTATCTGTTAATTCCAGACTTATTACTTTTGTCTGGAATAATAATTCTTCCTTATTTACTTTGTATGCTTTTATTGGTTTACCTTCTAAAACAAAGCAACATACAAAAAATAAGAAAGAAATTAAAATCTTTCTTATTGATAATTTCATTTATTCATCATCCTCCTCTAATGTTTGATACTCTTTGATGTCATCCAATTTTGAAACGACATCAAAACAGCAAATCATAGCAATTATAGCTGAGTATATTAATATGCCTATTATACTCATATTAACTATAGTTGAATTAAATGTTTGATTAAGTAATAATATAGCACTTATTAAAACTATTGCTACCATAATAAGTGCTAAATACAATGTTGAATAAATTCTATTGAAACTTCTTTTTGAAATCTTCATATTACCATCCTCCCTACACATTCAAATCTAAATTATCGTTTAAAAATTTTCTAATTCTTTTTGCTACTTTATTATCACTTTCCAATGACCACACTAAACCACCTATGAATACCATCCCTCCAGCTATTGCTAACCAATAAGGAACAGCACCATTTTCTGCCATAAATATTATTTGTTCTACCATTTTAAATACCTCCAAATTAATTTATTTTTATCTTATACTCCTATTATAATATATAAAGAAAAAAAAACAAATTGCACCAGTAACCTAAATAGGTTACTGGTCTTGTATTATTAATCTTCATATCCTTCAGGGTATTCTACATATAGTCCATAAGTTTTAGGTTGTATTTTCTTTTTAACGACTGTTTCTCTCATATCCATATATGTTTTTAAATATCCTTTAAGTAATTCTAGTATTTCTTCATACTTCTTTCTTTGATTATAATTCTTTTCTGCAAGTGATAAGTCAGAGTATTCTGTTATCTTAGATGTAATTAATCTTACATATTTAGATATTTCATCAATTAGTGAATACTTATCTTCCTTGCTTCTAATATCATCTATATCTACAGTTAATGTAGCTATATGCTCATCGAAGTTCATCATAATACTCTTAATATTATCTTTCTTTTCAAATATGTGTTTAATGAAATTTTCTGATAAAACTACTCTTGGTTTATCAAATAGTAAATAAGATTCATTTACTGGAACTTCACTATTATTTCTTATTATAGTATTAACAGCTGAGCTGTTTGTCCATAATCCATTACCTCTTAAAGCACTTATACCTTTATCAATATAATTTTGATATAGTATAATAGAAGTATTAGCTTTCTCCATAGATAATAAATCTATTAATTTCTTATTAGTGTCACATTTCATAGTAATGAATTTATTAAAGTCCTGTAATTTAGATAAAGCTATTTTCTTAACTTCATCCCAGAATTTTTCTTCTGCATAAGTATCAGCACCTAATATAGCTGCTAATTTACCTACACCATTATTATGTGGAGTATGTAATTGCATTTTAAAGAATAAGTAATATAACAGATCATTTCTTTGTTGTGCTCCTTCTAAATCAAATTCTTCTAATTCATACATTCTATAGTCTGATAAGAAGTCTAATTCTGATTTAAATAGGTTTAATACTACATGTCCACCTTCTAGATTAGGTAATCCAGACATACCTCTTAATTCTTCTATTGTAGGTATATATCCTCCACCATTTATCATTATTTCATTAGCTATAGTTTTAGTCTTACTATATGCTACATGTATTATTTCATGTATAATAATACTAGCTATTTCATCTTTAGATAATTCATTTAATGCTAGATTTAATATTTTATTATTAACTACACACATTAAATTACCTGCCTCTAAATATTTGAAATAGCATATTTTAAGATTATTATTATAATCCATATTTTCTACTTCAAAGAATACTCTAGAATCTGAATTTATAGTTCTATACTTAACGAATAAATCAGTTATTCTTTCAGATAGTTTTCTTTTACTTTTCTCTATTTCAATATAATCACATAAGTCAGATATAGCTAAAGCAATATCTGTGAATATCTTTACTTCAAATTCATGCATTTATTTATTCCCCCTTATATATCTATTTCTCCTTCTAATAGTTCTCTCATAGTATCATAGTATAAATTTGCTTCATCAGACTTATCTACTACTGCTTGGTCTGCATATGGTATAGAACCATCATCTTTAGGTGTTCTAAAAGCAGTTTTACCAAATCCCACTACACCATAATACATTACCTTAGCTTTCCATTTAGGAGTACCAGATAATATCATTATCTTATAGAATATTTTATCAGCAATAGTTTTATTTATACCATACACATTCTTTGTACTATATAGAAAGTCATGTATTATAGCTGCTGTAGTGTATTTTCCGAATGGTGGAAAGAACGACCAGAAAGCTCTAGGAACAGAAGCTAAATCTGTTACAAAACCACTAGGGATAGTTATTTTTAATTTTCCTATAGTTAAATGTAAATCACTTCTAGTATACCATCTTTTATCATCATCTTCTAATGGTTCTAGCATTACTTTGTTAAATTCTATCACAATAATTCCTCCTTTGTCTTATTAAGTTCTTTAATCTATTAATTGTGTGTTTTAAGACAGAGAAAGTACTAGAAGCCGAAACTTCTAGTACTTGCAATATATAAATTAATTTAAAGGAATAGTATTAAATTTCAACTATTGGAGCATTTTTGAATATTTCAGTAACTCCAACTACTTCCATTCTTCCTTGTACATTAAATATCTTATCTGTTACATATCTATCACTAACCATGATGTTAGGGATTAGGTTGTTATTAGGATTTTGATATTTATTTGTAATGTAAGTAGAGTATTGGTAGAATGTGAAAGTCATTTTAGTTTCATCTTGTGGGATGAAGTACATTCTGATTACATTGTCAGGTATTCTGTTAGATACAGTAATTTTGAATGTATTTCCATCTTGGTCATATACACCAAATGAATCATCAGTGATAACTCCACCTTTTTCTACTCCTTCATTCCATACCCAGTTCACATCTTTCAACAGAGTAATAGTTGTTTTATTTCCTACTATTGAGTAGATTCCTGGACAGTTAAGAACTTTAGACATTTCTGCTGCCATTCTTCCTATTTGATCTTTGAAGTTGATACTTCTCCATGTTACTGGGTCTAGTGCATAATTTCCTCTAGGTGTTAGAGAGAATTGTACATATGGTCCAGCTAATTTTTCACCTTTAACTTCTTCATATGTTTCATCTAAGAAGTTTAAGATATCATTGTCTTTGAATATTTCAATAGCATCAATCATTTGTTCTGTAACTTCTTTAGTTTGGTCTACATTGTAGAATAATTGAACATCTGTTAATTGTTCATTTGTTACAGTTGTATTGAAGTGTCTTCCTTCAGGGATTGATACTGAGTGATCAGATGTATCCCATTCAACAGAAATTGAATGTAAGTTTGATTCAGCTGATACATATCCTCTAATATAGATATTTTCAAATGTTACTCCAGTTACTGTAGTAGTTACATTTGGTAATACTGTAAATAATCCAGTTCTGAAGTCTACCATTACTAGAACTTCTCCTAAGATAGTTCCATTTTTAAGTTTAACAGTTACAGGAACTGCTCCTGATTTATTTAAAGTTCTTGAAATTCTTTGTGTCATAGCAACTTTATGGTCTACACCAAGAGCTACTTCTCCACCAAAGTTTTCAGTTGTAGATTTAATATCTACACCAGTTACATAGAATTCTATTGATAAAGAATCTTTACCAGCAAATCCACCAGCTGTAGTTACTAAGTTTACATTTTTAGTAGTAGCTATAACATGTTTTTCTTTAACAGGTATTCTAGATTCTCCAGAAATAGCTTTCATTTGTCCAGGTGTTAAGTCTTGAATTAAGAATCTTTCTCCAGCTTTGTTAGTAACATATCTATTTTTGATTTGTCTAACTATTTCTGTAGAAGTAGGTACTATTGTATTGATAGCATGTTTCATTGTATTTCTTATCCAGTTTACATATTGTAATGGGAAAGATAATGGAACTTGTGGACTAATAGCTCCTACAGATGTAGATTCATTTAATATTTCTTTTGTGATGTTTTCCATCAATTGTGCCATACCTCTTAACTCTTGTCCATGGATATCATATGCGTCATTTGCTTTATCATAAACATAAGTTTCTAGTAATGCATTTTTAACTGCTTCTTGGTTTCTTGCAGATTCTAAGAAAGATGGGAAATCTCTTCCGAATTTCACACCATTGTTATTTCCAAGTGCTTGGAAACTTTCACAGATAGTAGCCATTGCTTTTGAAGCAGTAGCAACTCCTCCATTAACTTGAATATTTTTCATTATAATATTCCTCCTTTTTCTTCTTTAATTTAGTTAATTATTTTTGTGTTTATTGATTCTCTCTACTTTTAATAAGTAATTCTAATGATTTATTTGTACTTTCGATAATTCCTTTCATTTTTAGTAGGAAAGAATAATTATCTTTAGGTTTATTTTTATAAGCTTTAAAATCCAAGTAGGTGTTTGTTGAATCTAAAGCATTATTGATTTCATCAGTCAAAGCATTGAAAGTATCTTTCTCTGTTTGATTTATTGGATTAAATGTAGATATTCTAGTTTTTATTACCTCTAAGTTTTTATATGTACTTATTATATCATCTATAATAGCACTATTTTTAATTTTTTCTTCGATAGACATCTCACTATCTTCACCCATACCGTCATCTCCACCAGAATCATCTCCGAAACCTTCGTCTCCTCCATCTCCAGACATATCATCAGGGTTTTCTTCCCCATCTGGAGCTTCTCCTTCCGAATCATCTTCGTTAGCATTATCAGTATCAGGATTATCACTATCTGTATCATTATTTCCTTCATCATCATTGTTGTCTCCAGTAGTATCTTCACCAGTATCGTCAATTCCTCCAGGTGGTTCATCTCCACCTTCGTCACCTTCAGCTTCTAGTAATAGACTTTCTACAAATGACTCCACATGCTCTAATTCTTCTATAGAGTTATCTGGGATATTAGGATTATTATCTCTAATATCTTGTAGTTCTTTATTATTAATATCATCACCCTTTATTATAGTATCAACTGTCTCTGATTTGATAGTTGGGTTTACAGGGTTAGCTAACATATCACTAGCATTTTGTTTGTATTCTTCTAATAATGAAGTCATATCAAATGTGATTGGTTTACTAAATCTTTCAGTACTCAATATATCACCTCCTAGTCATTATTATCAGAATCTTGGTCTATATCTCTAGCTTCATCTCTAGCCCAAGAGTATCTTATTCTTTCAATTTCAGATTTCATTTTTTGCCTTATTCTAATAAGATTATACTTAGCTTTTCTGTCTCCAGAACTTTCAGCATCTCTTAATTTTTCTTCAACTATTTCTAGTTCATTCTTCAATTCTCTTAATAGTTTATTTCTTTCTCTTCTTCTAACTTTTGCCTGCATACATAGGGTAACTATAGCTGACACTACTCCTAAAAATGGATTTATTCCCCATGCAACTAGGTTTACTAAGCATAGTTTAAATATTTTACTTATAGCTGGTAATTTATCCATAATGATTTCTTCTCTGTCATCTTTACCACCTATATATAAATCTTTAGCAAATTTAGCAACTCCATTAATACCTCTATCTAAATAGTCTGATATTTTATTAGTTATCTTAACTGCTTTATTTATACCAGTAGCAACTGTTCTACCTATATTTTCATCTAATGTAACTTGTCCATTATAGAATACACAGTTAATAGTATTGAAGTTTTCTAATATTTTATTATAATCTAATACTCCATTACTCTTACCTATATTTCTTCTAATATTTCCATTAGTATATACTAAAGTATTTTTAGCAGTTTCATAAATATATCCAACAGGTCTTTTATCTAATGTAACTTCTAATAGTTTATGATTAATTATATCATAATCGAATATTCTAGATTCTTTTAATTTCTTTCCTATATTATTAAAAGCATGATAAGTGTCATTACTTTTTAATATATTACTTAATTCCATTTTTAAAATATTCTCTTTTAATGATTCATCAGTACCAAACTCTACAGTTGTTCCAGTAGATTCATCTTGGTCTGCTTTTCTATCATTAACAATTTCATCTATAGATGGTAAGTCTTTTACATTTTCTTCTGTAACTTCTTTAAGGTATTGTAAAGCTAGTAGTCCACCTATAGTAGATTCTTCTAAATAAAGTTTTTCCATTCCGATATCTCCTTTCATTTTAATTTTTTCTTTATCTAATAAAATTATTCTAAGTAAAGCTTCTAATCTTAATGTAGGATTATTTTCATATTGTATAGTCAATAGATTCTTTAATACTTGATTGAATGACATATCTTTATCAATAATATTCAATCCATTAATAATCTCTTTACCTTTATCTGTATGCTTCCAGCTCTCTAAAGGAATATCAAAGAACCTGTCTTTGTGAATCATCTTATCTGGTTTAAAGTTCTCTTTATAATAGTCTTTTAAAAAGAATGATTGCATCTTATTTACTACTTCTAATATATCAAAATTCTGAACTGTCTTAGAATAGAAGTTGATCATTTTGAATAATTCAGTATTAGCTGTAATAGTATTAAAAGTTAAAAAGCCATCATATATCTCATTAAGTGACATCTTATAATCTAATGAACCTGTTTCTCCTTTATAGAAATCAGAATAGTTTAATACATTAAAACCATTTCTAACCCCCAATAAATATATTATTAGTTCTAAATGATTATCATATAGGAATAGACTTCTTTTAATGTATTTATCTGATTCATATATAGTATTCCTTATAGCTAATCTTAGGCTATTTATATTCTCTTTATTTCTATAAATATCACTAAGTTTATCATATACAGATTTATTCGGAGTATTAATATTCAATATTCATCACCCCTTTCTTTTCTTTATTTTAACTTATATACTTGTTCTAAGCCTTAATTTATATAGGTTTTAATACCCTTATATTATTTACCATTTAAACTTAATGATAAATTTAATATTAATAAACAAAGGAGGAATTATATAATGAGTAAAGCGTTATACTTATTAAGAGAGACTGCAACAGTAGATGCTAACATCTCACTATTAGAATCAGCTAATTCATATGGCGAAGTAAAAATACTTGCTAATCTTCAAGATTTAAATAGAGTTAATAGAAATGGTAGATTATATGGTGATATAGTTAAGTCTGCTTTAGATTCTCCAGAAATAAGTGAATTAAAAGCTAATAGATCTTGGTTTGGTGAATTTGGACATCCATTATCACCAGAAATAGCTAGACAAGTTACTATAGATAATAAATTCATATCTCATGAAATACTAAGTACTAGTATAGAAGGAGATACTATCAGAGGAGTAATTTGTTCTATACCTACTAAACATGGTGAAGAATTTGGTAACTTAATTAGAAGAGGTACTAAGGTAGCATTCTCATTAAGAGCAGTAGGAAATGTTAAAAAGAATAGTCAAGGTATAATGGAAGTAGTAAATCCATTTAGAGTTATTACATATGACTGTGTAATATTACCTTCACATAAAATAGCATATCAAGATAGTATATTATCCGAATCTGCTATGATTAGAGAAGGAGCAATAGCACAACCTTATGGACATAATCTAATAATAGATGATGTACAATCATTAAAAGAATCTGCTATTATGTATGACATAGCAAATCTAGCTATGAAGAAATCTGATAATGTTAAAGCAGTTAGAGAAGCATTAGAATTTGACTTTACTAAAATATCTTTAACAGAAAATAATAGAGCTATTGTATTAACTAACACACAAGGAACAGAATTAACTATACCTTTAGAAAATTATGTAAGTAAAATGGTTACAAATATTTTAAGTGAAGCATTTACAAAATAGGGGGTGTATCTTATGAATACTAGAGAACCAGCACAACCTATGAGTCCTTCATTCTTATTAAAGAAATTAAATCTAAATTTAAATTTAGAAAGATTCCCTACAGTTGATAATGATTTAATAATGGATATAATATTAACAGAGACATTACCTACATTTAGTAATTATTTCCCATTAAAAGTAGATAGATTACTAGTAGACTTCTCTGAAAAGAATAGAGCACCAGAATCGCCTAATACTTTCTATCTTTATGATAAAGATGAAAATTTCCTAGGTAAAGATGTACTAATATTAGGTATACAAGAAATAAATACTTCTTGGGGAAATAACAATTCTAGAGGTGCTAACCTACATGGTATAACTAGTTGTAATTTTGGAGATGCTATGGTGAACTTATTTAATGGTATTGCTATGACAGGAGTTACTTCATTATTAAATGCTAACTCTATAGCTGGTACTTATGAATTTGTGCCACCTAATAAAGTAAAATTCTATACACCAATAACAGCAGCTGGATTATATCTAACATTAAAATGTACTCACCCATCTAATTTAACTACTATACCTCATACTAAAGGTGATTTCTTTTACAGACTAGCAGAATTAGATGTTAAGAGAGTATTATTTGAAAGATTGAGAATGTATAAGACTATAGAAACTACATATGGTAATATAGACTTACAAATAGATGAATGGCAAGATACTGATTTATCTAAAAGACAAGAATTAATAAATCAAATGGAAGAAAAATATCTTCTAGATGACCAAGTAAAAATAATAGCAATGTAAAAACAAAAGAATGAGTAGATAGGATAAACCTATCTACTCTTTTTATTTGTCATCATCATTGTTTGTTAATTTCTTTCCTTTAGCATGTTTCTTAGCTATTAAGTCTCTTAGCATCTTTCTAGCTAGTACTTGAGCTTTAGCTCCATACTTAGTTTGGAATTTTTCTTCAATATATCTTTCTTTCTTTTTATACATTACGAATTTTTCATATAGTGGGTCATTTGAATCCTTAGCTAGTTTTAATACAGCAACTTTAGTTAATTGTATTAATCTAGTCTTTTTGTCAAATCTAACTATATTTCTTTCTAGTAGTACACCTTCACTAATAGCATCTTGTACTTCATCAGATTCTTTGTGTTCTTCCATTTCATCTTCATCATCACAATCTGCTTCTAGTAATAAAGCTGCTTCTTTAATAGCTCTACATACTTCTTCCACTAATTCAGGATTTTCTTCATGTATATCTTCAAATTTTTGGTCAAGTTCATCTTTTTGTACAACAGCAACTTCACCATTTTCTCTTAAGTATTTTTTAAAATTTAATCCCATTATTATCCTCCTTTACTAGACATTTACTTAAATTATCTAGTAGTTCTTATTTAATCTTACATAGCTCTTTAAATAAAGGTAGCTTTTCTATCATATCACAGAATACTCCCCAATCATCTTTTAATTGGTGTCCTTTTCTTTGCTTATAGATATTTTTTAATTGTAAATAGTTAGTAGTTAAAGAACCTTGTTTCATTTGTCCTTGTGGTAATATGCTCATTAGATTATTAAATGCTTTAGTTCTTTCTTCTGCTGTATTAGCATTTTCATAAAGACTTCTAGCATATTCTAATTCTTCTATCATTTTATCTGATACTGTAGGAAATGCTTTTCTAAAATCTTGTTTCATTATAGTATGCATACTAGATGAAGAAGACACAAAATCAATAAAATGATATCTTTGTAATTGTGGTGACCAATATACTGGATAGTCTAATAGAATATTTACAGTAATTCCTTTAAGGAAACAATCATGTCCTTCACCACTACCACAAGATGCTAATCTAACACATCTTTTTAAATGGCTATTATTATAGTCTCTTTCTTTAATAGCTTTCTTAATTCTTTCAATGGTTTCAACGAATTGTACACTATCATAAGTCTCTATTAATTTAGGTAGAGCAGAAGAAGCTATAGAGAAAGCGATACCATGAACTTTTACATATTTAATTTTAATCATTACAAATCCTCCTTAAAATTTATTTATCTTAAAGTTTCTATAGATATTAAAATCCTATAGACTTCATATATTGAAAACACTAGAGTAAATAATGTATAGTGAAAGGAGGAATTATGTTACAACAAAAAAGAGTAATGCCTAAAGTATTCTACCACATAAATACTAAGAATGTAAGCTTTATTAAATGTGCTAGACAATTACAGATAATGGGCGTTAAAAATCATAAATTCCATTTAGTATTATTTGACCCAGATTTATTAAATATAGACCCTTGGAATATAGACCCAAATGATTTATTATCTCAAGCTAAAGTACTAGAAGAATGTAAGAAAAACTTTTGGTATTTTATTAGAGAAGTAGTCAGAGTAATGTCACCAGGGGGAGACCCTGTTCCATATGAATTACATAGAGGAAATTTAACTATGAACTATTGTCTTACAAGAAACTTATCAGTTTATATAGAATTACCTCGTCAAAACTATAAGTCTATCTCAGCATGTGCTTGGTATTTATGGTTGTACTTATTTGGTACAGTAAACTCACAAATGTTATTTGCAACAAAAGATAAAACATTTGCAAAAGAAAACCTTGAAAGAGTTAAGAAGCTATTAGATAGCTTACCTCATTATTTTAAATATAAAATATACTCAGAAGTATCTGGTAAAGAATTAAAAGAAAAATCATCAGTAGAAACTATGGAAAACTATTATAACCATAATAAGATAGTTACAATAGCTTCTGCTACATCAGAAACTAAAGCTGACCAATTAGGAAGAGGTTCGACTCAACCTTTACAATGGTATGATGAGTATGCTTTCATTAACCATAATGAAATAATATATAACTCAGCAGCACCAGCATTCTCACAAGCATCTAGATCAGCTAGAGCTAATAAGAGTCCTTATGGAATGTTAATGACATCTACTCCAGGTAGTATGAAGGAAACTAAAGGAGCAGCTGCATTTAAATTAATACAACAATCACCTAAATGGAATAATATACTATTTGATATGAATAGTCAAGAAATAGAACAGTATATAGAAAAGAACGGTGAAACTAACTTTATCTATATTAGATTCATGTATAATGAGATAGGTAGAGATGAAGCTTGGTTTAAAGAACAATGTAGAAACTTGAAGTACAACTGGGAAGCAATCAAACGGGAAGTACTTTTACAATGGAACTCTACATCTGATGAATGTCCATTCTCATATGAAGAATTGGATATGATTGAATCATTTGTAAAGCAACCTATTAGACAATTAAAATTATCTAAATACTATTCAGTAGACATATATGAAGAAGTAAATATAGCAGAACCACAAATAATAGGTGTCGATGTATCTGGAGGATATAGAAGAGATAACTCTGCTTTCGTAGCAATAAATAGTAAAACTACTAAAGTACAAGCAGTATTTAAAAACCCTAAGATAGGTCCTACAGAACTATCTAAGCTATTATTAGAATATGTGACTACTTATTCACCTAATGCAGTAATAGTAATAGAACGGAACTCATATGGTGAAGGAGTAATAGGAAACTTAAGAAATAGTAGTATATATAATAATTTATACTATACTATAAATAATAATGACCCTACTAGAGAGAAAACTAAAGATGGTTGGTCTATGCAAACAAGTAGTATAACTAAAGATTATGGTATATATACTACTAAAGAAGTTAGAGAAAGAATGCATGACCTATTAAGAGATAGAGTAATAGACCATCCAGATAAATTTATATCTCCAGTAATATTAGATGAAATGAAAGGTTTAATCTGGGATGCTAAACATAACAGAATAGACCATAGTGCTAATACACATGACGATACTATAATGGCTTATTTGATGGCTATGTATATGTATTACTATAGTGGAACTAATATACTAAATTTCGGTATAGCTAGAAGAGATATACCTAGATTTGGTGATGAATATGGAATAGAATCAGTAGAAGATATTACTAGTCAAGTAATAGACCCTATAATGAGAGTAGAACAAGATGAATATATGAAAACTTTATTTGGAACACCTAGAAAGACTGTTATGGATTATGTAAGAGAAACAGAAGACCAAAAAGCTTATGAATTAGCTGTAATGGATTCTGGTAAGAATATTGATAATGGATATATACTACAAACAAATGCAATGAAAATAAATAATGCTATTAATGCAGCAATGCTTAGTCCATTAGACATAAATCCAGGTATGGCACAAACTATGGGTGGAAATTATATAGTAGATATGGAACCAGATAATCTAGCTAATATATTCATGGGTAATATGGATACATTTTAACTATTTACACCAGAAGATGTTTAGTCTTCTGGTGTTCTACTGCCAATTATATAAAAAAGTATACTTTATAAAACTCAAATTTAATTAAAATAAAATATATTGAATAAAAGGAGTGATATTTTATGGATATCAATTTAGAAATAAGATTAAATAACCTAGAAAACCAAGTAGCACATTTACAAAACTGTATAGATGCTATTATGGATAAACTAGGAATAGTTATGGACAATGGTGATGATGATTATGAATACGATCCTAGATATGATGACTAAAGTAATAGAATATATACTATTTATAAAAGTATGTATTCTATTATTAATATTTATAATAGTATTATTTATATTTCATAAGATATCTGAGCATTTCAGAAAGAAGGTAAATGAATCAGAATATAATATTTATAAGTATATACTAATAAATAATTTATTTATACTAGGTGCATGTGGTACTATGGTAATAATAATACATTTATTAGGATTAAAATAAAGGAGGGCTACATAATATGTATAACGAAGAGGATATAATTGAGGGTAGAGATATAGATGCTGACGATACAGCTCTGGATATAAAGACAAAAATGGCATATAATATCTCTCCAGAAGTATTTAAGATAAGAATACTTAGTCAAATAAATGAACCATTAGAAATTGGTCCATTTTCAGTGAATCAATTACAACAATTTGATGAAAAAATAGAGATTTCTAAGAGAGAAGCACAAGAAGAAGGTAATGGAGAACTTTTAAACTATGCTACTCAAATAGAATTAGACACATATAACAATATTCTTACAAATATATGTGAAAAATATCAATTAGACTTAATGGATACATCAGCGTATCAGAAAGATTTAACAAAATTACTATTTAATTTCTTTGTAATGGGATTTAGAACTATTATTGAAGAATTTTTCTTTGCTTATATTATGGAAAATAGAAAAGAATACCATAGAGAGTATATAGAATTGAAAAAAGAAGACAATAATGTATCTTTAATGCCAAAGAAGATGTTTAAAGAAGGAAAAGACTCATATATTTTAGCTAATATTTTAAATATAGCTACTACTATTAGTCAATTAGATATAGAGGATGATAATTTCTTGAATTATATAATAGAAACAGATAGTGATATTAGCATAATAGCTAATTCATTCAAAAGATTATTAAATGATGGTGAAATATCTAAGTCAGGTAATACATTATTTGCTGAATTTATGGCACCATTGCATAATAGAATGGATTATTTAATAAATATATTAAATACAGTGTCAGATAAGCTATTAGATAGATTAAAATCTGATAATTATGACCCATATGGGAAAACATTAATGAATGATGGAGGAGATGTAGACAATGGAAATGAATAATGTTAAAGAAAAAGTAGTACAAGGACAAGTAGGAGAAATGGAAGGAAAACCAGCTGAGGGAGTTCAATTAAATAATGATGGACAAGAGCCAGTTAAATATGAAGAAAAAACAGAAGAAGCACCAGCAGAAAAAGAAGGTAGAGGTTCTGGAAGTAATTTACATTATATTGATACTCCTAATGGAGTAATTACTAATATGCCTAAGTATGCTGAAGATATAGAAAAAGATGCTGAAAAAGAATCTGAAGATAATTTTACAGAAGAAAAAAGAGAAGAAGTAATGCCAGGTGTTGAAGAAATGTCTGAAGAAGACTATAGAGCAATGAAATGGAAGTATAATATAGAATCTGGATTATCTAATCTTATGAAAAGTATATTAGAAGCAGCTAATGTATCTAAAGAAGAAGTAGAAGAATTAGATACAGGATTAAAAGAATTAATAGCTATGCACTGTAATGCAGAAAAGTTATTCTTGACAGATGAAGAATTAGTAAACTCATTTGTCTATAAAGAATTAATCACATTAAATGTACAAACAGCAGTAAATCATAAAGTAGCAGCTGAAGGAGAAGACCCTAAACTATTAGCATTAAAAGATTTAATCAGTGATTGTTATGTAAATCAAGATTTCTTCAATAATCCTGATAATGTAAATATGCTACAACAAAGAATGTTTCAAAAAGAAGTAATGGCTAATCCAGAAATACAAAAGGAAATGACAGAAAGAATAGTTAAACTTTATGAAAGTGATGAAACTGAACAGCAATTGAAAGATGCTATAGAAGAAGAGTATCTATTAATAAAGAAAAAATATAAAGACATACCTTTATTCTTAAGTAAAATATCTGAAGGATTAGGTATGTTAAAAAGAGATAGAAGTAAAGATAAGAAAGTAATTAAATCAGTAGATAGAATTAATAGAACATTTGCTGTTATGGCTATGGGTGTTAAATTAGCTGGAGAAGAAAAACAAAAAACTCCTACAGTATATCTAATGAATAAGAATCTAGAATTTATCTTACAAGCTTATTATAAACTAGTAGGATTAGATAAAGATTTCCAAAATGAAATAGATAGATTATTAGTATTATGTACTCTTAAAGTAGGTAAGACTACTAAGAATATCAGATTCAATGTTATGGGATATTATTACTTCATAACTCATAATGTAAAACTATATAAAGAGTTATGGCAAAAACAAAACCCAGAAAAAGAATTAAAAGATATAACAAATGAATTAAATGGAGGAGAATTCACTGAACAAGAAGATACAGACAAATTAAGAGAATTCTTAGAATCAATGAAGTCTTTCATTTTTACCTTTAATCATAGATAGTTTTAAAGTGTGTACCATACCGTCTTGGTATGGTACATTCCTTTTGTGTTAAAATAGCCTATTGAAACACATTATTAATTAAATATATGTAATAAGGAGGAATAATAATGGCTGTTAAAGGACAGAAACAGATAATGCAAAATATTGAAAATGTTGCAAAATTATCTGGAGAAATGAAACTAGATGCTACGGCTAAAGATAATGATATAACTAAAAGTATAGAAGCCGATGTGAAGGACTTTACTAAACTAGCTACTACTATAGATGATGATAAAAACAATACTATGTCTAGCATGAGTAAAAATATACAGACTTTAACTGATGCTATGAAGAATAGAGATGGTAAATTCTCTAATACTGAAGTAGACACAGCATTAATGTCACAATTAAATTTAATATATACAAATCCTGAAAGTTTATCTGTATTTAATAATGCTTACCAAGAAGGATTATTAAGAAATAGAGTATATGAGGATTATGATTTACTTATGAAATTCTTACCAATAACTAAGTCTATATTAAGAGATAATGTAGTACCTGCATTAATATCTCCTAATGACCATACTAAGAGTTTCTTAAATATAGAAAAAGTAGGAAATTATATAGATGATAAAGATGAAGCTGATTGGAAAGAAAAATATAAGGCAATGGAAATTGACTTAGCTTTACCTATAAAAATAAAAGAATTGGTAGAATATGTATGTTACTACGGTAGACAGTATGTCAGAGTAGTTCCATATAGTAAATTAATGACTAGATTATTAAGAAACTTGGATAATATAGATAATAGAATAGGCACATTCTATAATGGTGAATTTTCTGGAAGTAGTTCTATACCTATAGCACCTGGTATGGGATTAGGTGAAGCTTTTAGTAAATTTGAAGAAAAAAATCAAGAATCTATATATGAAGCATTAATAGAAGCTAACGGTAATACGAAAGCTAAAATGTTTAATAATACAGATTTATTAAATGAATCTACTACTGGTAATGGAATTATATATGACTTCACACAGGATAATGTATTCAGTATAAAAGATGCTAATAATACATATATGAATAAATTAAAAATATCTGGTGGTCGTAATAATAATTCTAATATAGATAAGCTTATGAATTTCTCTATTATGGAAAGATTAAATAATAATGTAGAAATACTAAATAGTGATTATAATTCATTATTAGAAAATCTATGTGCTACATTATCTACAGATAATTTTAAAGTATTAAATGAAATGATAAGTGAATCTGGTAATGATACTAAATTAAGAAATTTAAAAGCATTATTAGAAAGAGAATTCTTTAGTAAAGATGAAGAATATATTATGGGTTCAGCTAGACCTACTGGAGATTTAACTACAGATAAACAAAAATCAGCTGAAGCTTTTCTAGCAATGAATGAAGTAAGACCTACAGATAGAGATTATGTGAAATTAAATAAAAAGATATATTATGAAAGATTATGTATAAGAAAGACAAGACCTATTAAGATAAATGACATAGTTATGGGATATTATATATTTGAAAACCTAGGATGTTGTTCAAATAGATTTGGAAGTAATTTAGGACAGACTGTATATGGTACTGGTCAAAATACAGGATTAACTAACCCATATAACTCTTTAACAATGAGAGATGTAGAAAGATATATAGATAATAATAATGATTCATATAATGATGCTTATACAATGAGATTTGCTCAATTATTAATAAAGAAAATAAATAAGAAGTTCTTAGAGAAAAATCAAGACTTTGTAGAGTCAGTATATGAGATATTGAAGTATTATGATATTCATAATAATGATGTAAATCTAAGAGTTCGTTTTATACCTGCTGATGAAGTAGTTGAAGTGAAAATAAATGATGGTATATCATTATTAGATGATGCTTTATTCCCAGGTAAATTATATGTTACTTTACTATTAAGTAACTTTATGCTTAAACTAATAAGAAGTCAAGATAAGAGAGTTTATTATATTAAACAAGGTATAGATACTAATGTTACTAATACATTAATGAATGCTATTAGAAGTATTAAATCAGGAGAGATGTCTTTATCTGATTTTGGTAATATGAATAGACTAATGAATAGTATTGGTAGATTTACAGACTTATTTATACCAGTATCACCTAATGGAGATAAACCATTTGACTTTGAAATTATGTCTGGACAAGATGTAAATTTACAAGATGATTTTATGGAAGAATTAAAGAAAGCTACCATATTAGCTTTAGGTACACCATATGGAGTTACAGAGTATGATGAAAGAACAGATTTAGCTACTAGATTGGTATCTGAGAATATTAAATTTGCTTATCAAATAATATTCAAGCAAATGGAATTAGGACCTTACTTATCTAGACTATTATCTAAGATAATACAAGCATACTACCCAGAACACACAGAAGATGTTACTGTAGTATTACCAGCACCTATTAATCTAAAGATAAATATAATGTCTGAACAATTGAACAACCTTGGTGGAGTAGCTGATGCTATAGTAGAACAAACAGTAACTAATAGTGATGACCCATTAGCTGAAGCATATAAAGTAAAACTAAAGAGCAAAGTAATTAGAGACCTTGCAGGAGGAGTTCTAGACTTTGGTAAATATGATAAACTATTAGAAGAAGTTAAAATAGATGTAAAGAAACAAGCACACAATAATAAAGTAAAAGAAGATATTGAAAATTCATAAAATTGACAGTAGAAGACCGTATAGGAATTTCCTATACGGTCTAATTACATTTTATTTATATATCATATTGGTGATACTAGCATATCTGTATTGCTGTGATAGTTTCCACTTAACTATCACAGCTTACAATTGGTTTTTAAATTAAGAGTGCTATTAGATATGCCTTTGAATGGCACTCATTATTTTTTTGTTTACTAATATTAAAAATTATTATGAGTGTAATTTTGTTTTTTTTTTCTTATATATTATAATAGGAGTACAAGATAAAAAATAAAATTATGGAGGTATTTAAAATGACAAAACAAGATTTAGTAAAGGCTATAGGGACTTTTGATGAAAAGGATTTGCAAGATGTATTAGACTTATTAGAAATCATTAATGGTGAAAGATATAACAATAAAGAATTCAATGATAATATGGTATGGTCTAATATTAAAGGTGTTGCTAAAAATTTTAAAAATCCACAATATAAATATGTGGAAGTTTGGACAGCAACAAATGGTTTATCTGGAATGATAACTGAAGCAATAAATAAAGCTGAAGCTGATGGTTTTAGATGGCATGATACTCAGTACACTATGGGCAACAACCAAGGTGTATTAATACATTCAGCATTATTAATATTCAAGAAAGACTAATCTTTCTTGAATATAAGAGGAATAGAAATATTCCTCTTTATTTTTTTTTTTGATTTTTGACAAAGGATAACCTGGATACCAATAAAGTATCCAGGTTAAATTTATATACAATAAGGGTAGACTATAATTAGTTACCATATTTGATTTGGTCATTATCTGGTATAGGGAATTTATCTCTATATTTATATTCCAAATAGTTGACTGTCATTTTGATACCTTTAACTACTTGTAGTGCAAGGTTATTGATATCTGCTGAACTTCTCCAAATACCTCTAAATGTTAAATCTAATTGTTGTGCTTCAGTATTTGTTTTATCTGAGTTCAATTGTCCATCATGTGCCTTTGCAGGTATAATTCCATAAATCATTCCTGCTCTTATAGGAATTCCACCTCTATCTGTTAAGATATAAAGAGCTTCTGCTACTTCATAAGCAATGTTTGGAGTAGGGAATTGTGAAGAACCCATTAATCCATGATAATGTGTTATCTTAGTTATTGGGTCAGATATTCCAGATAACCATAATTCTAAGTATTCTAGTAATGGTAATCTATGTAAATCATAAGGAACTCCGATTGTGAATTCTTCAAATTGTTGTTCCACATTTGTTACATAAGAAAGTTTATTAGATGCAGAACCTCCTTCCATTTCTCCGAAGTTAGCTGACATATCTTGAATACCTTCAAATTTAGTTTGGAATTTTTCTACTATATTTTTAAATGTTTTTGTTAATTCAGGGAATTTAGCTTCCATAAATGAAGCCATCTTCAAGAAGATGAAATGATGTCTTCCTGATTGAAATGGTGACATATAGAATAAGTTACTATAGTTCCCTCTCATGATACCTCTAACAAAGTTTGTTTGTGAGTGGTCCATTAATGCAGTCTCTCTGGCTAAACCAGATTGTGGATAAATTGCCATCTATTTACACCTCCTTAAGCTGTTGGGTTACCAAGAACAACGATTTCGACTTTATTGTAAAGAGCAATGTCTTTAAATAATACTCTCAATACATCATTCAAGATACCTTTTTGTTGTTGATATGGAGTTTGAGTAATTTCGTACTCTAAACTTCTTACTTTATCTTTATATGGTGCTAATGCATCATTTGCTAATCTTACGAATCTCTTAATATCTTCAGGTTCAGTGAACTCGAATCTGTAATTTCTTACAGTAAGTAATAGTAATTTAGCCATTTCAGATAGCATTCTTGCATTGTTTGTATGCATTAATTTACTATCATATAGATACATTGTAACTTGTGCTTCAAATGTATCATATCCTTCACCTTCAGAAATGTAGTTACATCTTGCTCTGTATACAATATCTCTATCTGCTAGAGTATTTACTCTTGGCATAATTGTATCAGGGATAACACCTGTTACTCTACCTTTTTCTAATCCAGCCATTGGAATATGAGAACCCCAATCTCTGTAGTGTTGTGGTAGCATATATGATAATACATAAGGTGTTGTTACTGTTATTTCTTTTTCAGAAGCATCATCAACAACTCTCATATGTTGAGAGAATAATGATACGTTCCAGTTTGTACATGTAAATGTTTTTACCCAGTCAGAAACTGCTTTAGGTGTCTTTTGAATTTGACAGTCTAAATATGCATGCATATCTATTCTGTTAGATACTAAAGCAACCATAGCATTTTTAACTTTAATTGGGAAGTTAGCATCTAGTACATAACTAGCTCCTGTTTTAAGTACATTGAATATATTTGAGTTTATTTTACCCATATAGAAGTCAGCAAATTTATCAGCTAAGTTAGGCATAGCATCTGCTCCTGAGAAAGCAAATTTTTTACCAGCCCAGTCACCATCAGACCCTTCTTTTAAAGGTAATCCAGTAGCTTTAGATAATAATTCACCATTTGTTATTTCTACATATGTCACATCTGCATGTGAAACTAATAAATCTATTGATTCAGGTTTCACATTTTTAGCATCTGCAACTGGTTTAATGAATGTCATTAATTCTTCAATAACATCTTCATTTACTTTTACTACTACATCATTATTATAGTTAGCAACTACAGATTCAATATAAGAAGAAAGACCATTGCTTCTAGCGTCAGCTATCAATGAGCAAGTAATATTTTCACTTGCTTTTAATGTTCCTTTTTCATTTGTCAATAATTCAAATAAATAATTTGCATACATAGAAGTAGAATTTTCTAATTTGTCTTCTACCATTCTAACTGCGAAATCATTTCCATAAGCTCCTCTACCTTTTGATAATACACAGAATAGAGGGAATTTTTTCTTATTTCCATTTGGTGTTACTGTTAATTGAGCTTCAACTGTATCATATGCTTTTACATCAGCTAGAGAAGCTGTACTTAAATCAACTTTGATTTTATCTGTTCCATCAAGTTCAACTTCAGCATATACAACTGCATTGGCATATGTAGCTTTGTCATCAACTAATCTCATTCCTATTACCCAACCACCACTTTCAAGAGTTTTTAATACTTGGTAATATGGTTGTCCATGTCTTCTAAAGTTTTTAGCCCCGAATTCTCTTTCAGCTGCTGCTAAATCTCTTGAACCTCTGAATATAGCAAATTCTCCGTCTTTTCCTCTGTCAGAAACAAAAGGCATTAACAGAATAGCATTTGCAGATATTTCAGCGATTTCAGTAAATCTACTTTGGTCAGTTATCCAGATTATATCATGGGGTGCTTTATATGTAAAGCTTTTATCTACAACGATTTCCACTTTATATACCTCCTTTTAATTGGTTTTTAAATTATATTAATGTTAGATACCCTAATTTATAGGAGGTTTATATAGTTGAAAAAATAAAGCTTTTTAAAGAAAAAAAAGAGTAAGAAGTATAAAAACTTCTTACTCAAATATTTTTACTGAAAATAATCTGTCATTTGGTGGTGTAGAGTTATTATCTATTATATAGTAATCTAAGTATAAGTTGTTCTTAGCATTATATAATCTTTTAACTCTAAATGTTAATTCTTCTTTTAAAGATTTAGTATCATGTAAAGCGTCTACTATTATCATAGACATATCTAAAGAATTTTCTGAGAAATTTTCTAATAAGTTGTCTACATCTTCATAGTTATTACCTATTATAAATGCTTTTATTATAGGTATTATAATAGAATTCATCTTATCTTCCATTTCTTTTTCTTTCTCTATATTTACTTTAATACTATCTAATTCCTTTAAATCAATATTAGTCATATTATTATTCTCCTTTAGTATTTAATAGTATCTTCTAATGGAGATTCTACATCATCTTCCTGTTCGCCACTTCTAGCTCTAGCTATAGATGCTTGTAACATTTGATTCGGGTCTTCAAATGTAATAGCTGTAAATGTTGAGTTATTTTCAGCTATACTTCTAGCACTAGCACCTACCCAAGCAAATGGGTTATCAGTTTTACCATAAATCATTCTAAAAGGTTTAGATTTATCTTTCTTAGCTCTTATAGATTCTCCTACTATAAATGAGAATATAAGAGGAGATGAATCTAGATTCTTTTGTTTATTAATAGCCATATTGTCCAGCATCATAGGTAATACTGCATCATAAGGTACACAAGTTGGAAATTTTCCTCCTGTGAATATCTTAAAGAATTGCTCAGTATTAACAAATTTAGATACTATATTTCTATTAATGATTATTAAATCTTCACTATAATACTTTAATATCATATAAGTCTTTTCTCCTTCAGCAGGATTAAGAACCATAGTTCTTTTTTCTTGTGCTGTAGGTTGTGTCATAATCCTTGTAGGGAAATTAAATACAAGTAAAGGTGATGGGTCTTTACCAGTATCATCTTTAAAAAATCTCATATTGAATATCCCTAACAAGTCATATTGTATTCCTTTTTGTTCCATTTTAGCTGTTTGATAAAATCCTTCCTCTATATATGCTTCTGCATATTTATAAGGTTCTTTCATTTTTATTTGAACACCATCTATTTTAAGATATTTATTTCCTACTTTTTCTAAATGCATTCTAGTTCCTCCTTAGTATCTTTTACTGTGGTGTTTTTATATGCTAATATTTACTATCCTAAACTTATAATAGATACTTTCACTAGACTTTACTTGTTTTATTACTATAGAATAAATATCATTCTCAGCATCTACCACTTCATACTTTAAATAATATTTATCTTTATTAGTAGGTGATGTGAATAGCTGCTTAGTTACTATTACACATACATCATCTACTTTAATAAATTTCTTAAATTCTTTATTATCTAACATTTCTGTTATTTCTTTTGTAATATCAGTCATTTCATTCTCATCAATATCTACTAATCCTTCAAACCATTTTTTCATTACATTGGTTTTATTTAAGTCCTTAGTATACATCAACAAGTAACAACTATCTTTTATTAATTTCTTTTGTACATCATTCATTTCCTCTATTAATTGTGGTACAAAGTATATATTATCGGCTTCTATATATACTGAGCAACCAGTAGGTTTTGCCATTTTATTAAATACTTGATATATTAAGTCTCCTTGAAAACCATACATAGTATCTTTTTGTAATATTCTAGATACTTCATTATCTATTATCATATATCTTATTATATTATCTTCTTTACTTACTACTACATTATTTATGTAATAATAAATAGAATCACTTGCAAAATTCTTAGCTATTTGATTTAAGCTATTAAAAGCTTTTACATCACTACTTACCTTTGACATCTTCCATCACTCCTACTACATCTTCCATTTCAACCATTTTACTATCTTTCTTAATACACATATCAGCTAGATTAGATATATCACTATATGAAGGTAGATTTAACCATCTTTCTCCAGTATCTACATATTTCCTTGTAGAATAATTTATTAAGAATTCTCCATTAATATCTAATTTAGGATTATCTACTGGATTAATCTTCTTATAGTTCAATGTCCTTTCATTATCTTTTATATCTATAGTAAAATACATAGTATTCTGGTCTATATTAAATGCTCTTATATTACTTGGATATAGTGAAGCAAAGTCAAAGTCTACTATATTATCAAATACTCTATTAGATTTAACTCCATATAGTTTAGCACCATTCCTTGTATTCAATAATGGGTTACCAACTAATGCTCCAGAGAACTTTTCTTCATCTTCAGCTTCTTCTTCATTAAATGCTCCATATGAATAATCTATATTCTGATTATTTCCTATTACTAATCCTTTTAAATAATATTCATAAGTGAATTTATTCTTCAAGAATATAGTTTCATTGAATATCTTAGCATATCTAGTACAAGTATTTAATGAATATTGATACACTGTTTCTAAATCATGTGTCTTATTATCTATTAATAACTGTAACACAACATCCCGTATATTATATTTAACAAATATTCTGTAGTTCTTATATGGTAATTGTGCTAATGTATTTGCGTATTGATGATATTCTAATTTATCAAATCCACATTCTAATTTACCTATATTACTTAAACTATAACCACCTTTAGTTTTAGCAAAGTTCTTTCTTAATGAAGCATAAGTTATCATTTGACATAGATATACAGTATACCCTGATATCTCACTACTATCTCTTCTTCTTTTTTCTTCAATAGCTTTCTCATCTTTATGCCACCAAGCTTTAGCTACATCTTTAAAGTCTGGATGGCACATAACTGTCTCAGGTCTTATACCTGCTCTCTCTAATCTTCCCATTAATGTCAACATATCGAAAGCAAAGTTCCAACCTAAACAGAAATTAGGTTTTAATGCATTTATTATATTGAATAATGTAACTATCATTTCTATTTCATCATCAAAGAATGCTATTTTATAATTTAAATCTACTCCCATAACTTCTCTAAATTCATTAGTTATTTCTTGTAAGAAATCTGTTAAGTTATCTTCTAATTCTTGTATTTGTGGATTGTTTTTATTTCTTAATAGGAAAGTATAACAATCTTTAGTTTCATCATTAATAAATGTAATAGCATTTACTGGTGATGGTGCAATCTTTTCATCTGGGAATTGTCCAACTGGTAGATTAGTATAATCTACTTCTATATCCAGAAAGCTCTTAGTTATCTTAAAATGTTCTGGTGCTCCACATTCAACTAAATATCTATATCTTACATAGTCTTGAATATCCATATCTGAGTTAAATACTCTCTTAGCTTTATGGATATTCTTAGTTTCACTATATTGTCCTAATTTTATTTTATCAAAATAATATTCGACATATTTAGGACCTAATATGTCTGCTATATCTTTTGTTACATTTTTATAAGATACATCATATTCATCAACCTTATCTCTATCTATATAAGATAATTTATATGATGGTGTAAATTCTTCTTTACTTATATATACTTTCATTGTAGGTGACTCTACTCTTTCAGTTTTCATTTTACCATCAATCATATCTCTATATATAATTGACACTGAGTCATTACCCCATTTACCTGTGTTTTCATTTTTCTGTGCTCTGTGATAAAGCACATTAGTCAATAATATTTCTTTTTTTCTTTGAAAGGCTTTAAACATTACTTATCAACTCCTTTTTAGTTATTTTTTAGTTCCCAAACTAATGATTTCTTATGGTTAGTAAGAATTTTAATCTAAAACATCAAGGTAAATTAAATATACGAAATAAAGGAGGTAAATGGAATATGTATTTTAAAGAAGAAGAATGTATCAATCCCTTTGAGACATTAGGTCCAAGAAGAGATGCATTTGGTAATTTAGTTGAAGAAAAGAAAGATGAAGAAGATACATCTGGTTCTGCATTAAGTCAGTTACTAGGTGACGATAATATAGCTACAGAAGAAGATAAAGTTGAAGAAGTAGTAGAAGAAAAACCTATAATACTAGACTTTGCTGGATTAGCTGATGATATTAAATATAATCAAGAAAATAGAGAAACTATTTTAAAACAAAGACTAGGTATGGGTGAAGCTAAGAAATTCAATCCACCTAGTATGGAAGTAGGAGAAGCTCCTAAGAAAACTACTAGGAAAAAGAAAACTGACAAAGATGCTGATAGTGAAGAAGTCAATGAAAGAGAACAAGTAGATTTCTATGAAAAGAGATTTAGTAAACCTCTTAACAGAGTACAAAGCATTATTGATGAATTAGATATTAAGAAAGATAAAATGGAAGCTGAAGCTGAAGAAATGAGAGAAATATCTAAAAAAGCTCGTAATGGAGCAATATTAGAATACTTAGGTAAAACGGAATCTAATATTATAGATACTCTTAAAACAAAACTTGCAGCTGTAAAAGAAGAAGTAAATATTAATACTAAGATATCTGAATTAGAATTGAAGAAAGCTAAAGACAAAGCCGATACTTCAGGTGCTAATAATACTGATGCTATTATGTCTAAGATATATGCTAATATTGCTGGAGGAACATCACCAGCACAACAAATGCAACAAACTAACCCTCAAGTATTTCAAGGTAGTATGTCTATGAATGACATATATGATACTATGGTGAGTGATGATGGTTTTTTTAGTCCACAAGCATATGCTTCAGATGATAGTAGAGTAGATGAAATGATATCTAGTAGATATAATCATCTAGTTGACAGTGGTAGAATAGTAGAAACAGAAGCTGATAGGAATCTAAGATATGCTGGTAGAAGTATAACTATGTATGTTTATAAAGAAGATGCTGGACCTAACTGGAGATTTGCAGCTGTAGATAATGAAACTAATCAAGAAATATATGATTATGAAAAACCTACAGTATTAGGTAATAAGATGAATTTTGATGTAAGTAAAATGATAGCATATGATAATGTAAATAGATACCCACTAGTTCTAGTACCATATGTTGAAGAATATGAAGATAAGAGAATGGTATCTTCATATGGTGGTAGTGGACAATATGCTTATGATATTTAAAATATAAAAATAAACAGTAGAACCCTGTATGGAATTATATCCATACAGGGTTCAGATTCTATTAATTTCTAAGGTCTTTAAAATGAAAAACTATTATTCATGCTTGTTTCAAAATACTACTGATTTGTTCTAAGTATTAATTATTATTGTTATCATATAGAACATTTTCAGATGATTTTACTTTAGGTGCTCCATTAAGTAATATGAAGTTAGTTTCATAACTTTCAAAAGCATTATTGTGAGATATTACGAATACTTGTTCCATATCAAAGATACTCATAATATTTTCTAATACTCCTAAGAATTTTCTCTTATTATTATAATCTAATGGTCCATCCATTTCATCTATAGTTATTATATTATAATCTGTAGTACCTTGTGCAAATAAAGATACTGATAAGATTAATGATATAATAGCTTTCTCTCCCATAGACATTGTCTTTACATCAGTATTAACTACACCATTTAATTTCTTACAAGGTATATTAAATTCTTTATCATTTATTACAAATGGTAGTAATTCATATTCATCTGTTAATATCTCTTGTAATAATTTATTAGCTAGAGTTCTAGCTCTCTTCATATAGATATCTATAAATACTAATGGTATTCCTTTATTAGGTGAAGTTACATCTTTCAATAGTAATAGCTTATTATAGTTATCTTCTAATTCTTCTTTTTCTTTTTTGTATTCTTCTAACTTTCTCATATTTACTTCTATATCTAATTTTTCATCATTCAATTGCTCAGTATTATAATCTATACTGGTTAATGATTTCATTCTTTTCATTTTAGTTTTTTCCATCTCATACTTATACTCATATATCTCTTCTAATATAGACAATTTATTTTTAACTTCCTCTATATGAGTTCTATTAGCATTATAATTACTACATGCTTCTATTAGAGTATTATAAGCTTCTTTTCTTTTATCTATCTCTATTAGTCTATATGCATTACTTTCATTCTTTTTAAGTAACTCATTATACTTACTTCTAGCTTGAATTATCTCATCATTTAATTTAGCTATATCTTTATCTAATTCTTCTACATATTCCATTTGTACTACATAAGTATTCAATTTAGAATTAATGAATTCTAAATCTTTCTTATCTTTTTCTAACATTTCCTTTATAGTTAAATATTCAACTAATTCAGAGTTATCCCATTCTATACTATATAAATTATTCTTTAATCTATCTATGAATTTATCTATATTAGTTATAAAGTTATTTGGATATACTTTATCTATATACGTACTATTATTTTCTATATAGTCTATTATATGTAGAATAATCTTTTTAGCATTAGATATTTCATATAACTCTTCACATAGTTTTTCTTTTTCTTTTATTTCTACTTCATACTCTTTTATCTGTTTGCCTAAGTTATCTAAGTATTCTTTAGTTATTAATTTATCTTTCTCAATATTAATAAAAGGACAAGTGTTATTATTACAATCTTTAGGTTTCTTTTCTAAAACCTTAGATTGTTCATCTTTTGTTTTCATTGACATATCTAGAGTATATTGTAATTGGTTCTTGTTGTATATAACATCATTCATTTCTGCTCTCATAATATTCATTTCTTTAATTACATCATCATTCATTTTTTCTATAGCTTTAGTTACTATAGTAGGTGCATAATTAGTAGAAAGATTATTCACATTAGCAGCTATGCTTTTAAGATTTATACTAGCATTATTAGCTTCAAAAGAAGTTATATTTTTAATATCTTTAAACTCAGATGATTGTACTCTACTCTCATTCTTTTTAATATTATTTTCTAATTCTTCTTTTTTATTTAATAAACCATTATACTCATTATTAGAGATAATATTATTTCTTTTTGACGATTTATTTTCTAAGTCTTCTATCTTCATATTGAGTGAAGCATTTATTTCTCCAATTTTAATATTATTCTCTTCTGTGTCCTTATTAATATTATCCTGAGCATTAGTATATTCAGAAATTTTATTTCTAAATATGTCTAATACTTTATTTAAATCTGTTTCACTATTCTCTATATCTATACCATTATTTTTTAATATAGATTTAAGTCTAGTCATTTGTATATTAGCTACTTGTACTGCTTCTCTTAGTTTATCTATTTCTTCAGGTAAAAAATTAATAGATAGTCCCATAGTATTTAGCTTCTTGCTGTATTCATCCCATCTATAACTTTCTTTATGGGTTTCCTCAGCAAGGTTTTCTTTCAATGTCTTATAGTTATTTAATTCATTATCTATTACTTTAATTCTTGATTGTAATTCTGGTACATCTTTAATAGCATCTATATTACTACTAACTTTCAATATTAAATTTTTATATACCTTTACTTTCTCAGATAATTTCTTATGAGTTTCATTTATCTTTTCTAAAGTAGGTTGTATATCGTTAAAATATTTCTTTCTTTCAGCTGTAGTCATATTTACTATATTATTACTATTAATAGCTAATCTAGATAGTCTTAAATATAAAATAGAAATGCCTAACTCCCTTTCTACTATTTCAAGAAAGGGAGTTACATTTCCATTAGGATTTAATTCACTATAGTTTTCACTATCTATACTAGCTTTTCTTATATAAGATTTTACATTATGTCCAGTCTTACTTGGTGTGTATGAATGTATAATTATATACTTATTGTTATTATGTACATAATGTATTTCTTTTTCTCCTTCTACTCCAGATATTATTATAGAAGGTTTATCTTCTTCACCAAATGAGAATGGATGTAATGAATGTATTATTGTAGACTTACCAGAACCATTAGCTCCGAGAAATAAAGTAATCTTATTCTTAATATTGAATTTTATTTCTACTTCATTCTTATGGAGTCCATTCTTTACTCCTATATAATTTTTTAATCTAAGATAGGAAATCCACATAATATTACTCTCCTAATAATAAAGCATAATTTCTTAACATATCCTCAGTATTACATTCTTTTATAGAATTTATTTGATTGATACATTCATCAAAATCAATTTCTTTCTTACCATATCTAGTTAATACTGCTTTTATATCTTCTTCCTTTTGATTTGCAAAAGGTGATTTTAATATTTCATTTAATACGTTATCTAACTCTTCTTTTTGTTTTAATATTATATCTTCCATTATATTTCCTCCTATTATTGTTATTGTACTGCTATGTTTTCTATACTATTATTTTGAATTCTATGACATCTATTTTTGTTTCTAAATCAATAGTTTTAGTTATTAATTCATTGTGTGTATTTATCTCATATTTTACTTCACCTTCAAATATCTTATAGATAGCATCTGTTTTTACTAATACATCTATAACCATATCTTTAGCTACTGTAGAAATATATCTAGCGAAATTAGATGTAGCTATTCTAGTTATAGGTAAACTATCACCAAATACTGTTAATTTATTACCTGTAAACAATTCTACTGTAACATCACAATCCTCTTCACTTCTGTAAAGTAAATCATAGAATTCTGATAATTTCTTCATAAGTGTTTCCATATTCTTAAATGCTTTAAGAAGTTTAGTATTTAAACCTAATAAATTAATCATTGTATGATATTCTGCTCTTTCAGAAAATATTTCTGGTTCAAAATATTTACATACTAAAAGGTAACATAGATATTTGTCATTAAATTCTGGTATTATTCTTGGTCCATTATTAAACATAAAAAGATTATATACTAAGTCATGTAATAATGGATATTTTTCTTTTCCTTCTTCAGTATCCATCACATATCTATAAGCATCTCTGTCTAATATAGGAAACATATTGAAGAAGAAATTGAACCCATCTTTTATTTTATATTTTTCTTTGTTTGGGATGTATTCTTCTTTATATTCAAATCCAGTTACAGCAGCACTTTCATACTCACAGCTTCTTGCTAAAATAGATATATCAGTATCTCTACTCATCAATAAATTAGGTCTAAAACCTGTTCTCAAAGCAAATTCAATATATTCTTTAGTGATTGCTATGAATATCTTTTTAGAATTTTTTATTTGTTCTATTATTTCTTCTCTTAGATTGGTGAATACTGAAAAGTCTCCACCATCTAATATATTTAACATTTCTTCTGATTTCAATACTACTTCTACACTGACAGCATCCATAACTTCTTTTACATTAATCTTACTGTCTATACTTAATATTGCTACACTTTTCTTTTTATTAAATATTCTATTTAGTGTTGAAGCATCAAATTGATTGTATACATTAGTATTTGTGGTATCATAGATTATTACTTCTTTATCTTTAAGTATGTTATTCATTTATTTCACCTCTTTGATTCTATTCAATATGGCTATTAATTCATCAGCATGATAATATAACTCATACCCACCATATCTAATACATAAACCACCTACATTAACATTGTCTGATAAGAATTTTTCAAATTCATCAGCTATATCTTGTCTGATATTAGATGCTGAGTGTCTTTTTATTATAGCATCTTCTGCTTCTGATATTTTATTATTTACGATATCATTTATCTCATCTAATGAAATATCTTCTATTTTATCCAATCCTACTCTTTCCATATGTTCATTAACAGACATATTATTGTATCTACCAATTATAGTTTTATCTGGACTCATTATTATTCTTTCTATATTATATAATCTATTAATAATGCTTTTTAATTGAGCTTTTATATATTTCAATAATATTTCATTATCTGTCTGATATATTTTTCTTTCTTGTATAGTATTTAGAATATCATGTATAATATTCATATAATAAGCATTATCTACATTATTAGATAAATATCCTTTAAATAATAAATAGAATTTTTCAGATACATCTATAAATCTGGAAACACTACTATTATGCATAGTAGTCCATTCTATTGGTGATTTTGTTATTGTGCAGAATGGTCTTATATATAAATACATTTTATATGGTAATTTTAAAATTGGATTACCACTATTAAGTATGTCTATTAAATTTAATAGTTTATCACATACAGCATATCTTAAATTACTATCATTCCTAATTTCTTTATCTTTATTATTGAAAAATTCTAATATTCTATTAAAAGTCATATTGTACATATCTAATTGTAAAGGCACATCATCAATACTTGTTGCTAATTCTATATTTCTATCTATAATACTTAATTCAAAATTTACTGTTGTCATTTATAATACCTCCATTATTTAATTAATTCTTTTATTTTATCTAATGCTTTTTGTATGTCTTCTATATTTTCAATAACCATTGACCCATTTAGCATAATATTATCAGCCCAAGAGCACTTCTTGCACTTATTTATTATATACTCTAGATCATCTATTGCTTTTTCAGTATTCTTTGATTTATTTTTAATTTCTGTTAGTTCTCTTGTTCTTTTTATAATGTGCTCTGTAATCTTTTTATCCAATTCTTCTTTTGATAATGGTTCTTTTCTATATATTCCAAATGTTTTCATATCTTTTCTAATAGATGTTTCATAATATCCTTTTATATATTCATCTAGATTTAATATCCCCTCTTCTTCAAGTCTAGCTGACATAGTTGATACTATATATCTAACATAGTCTACAGTCAGTTCATCACTAGATATAGGGTCTGCTTTATGTATAAGAATCATTAAGTTATTTCTATAATAATCTGTAGATTGTATACCGTATAAGTAGTCTTCAAATATTTCTAATGCTTTATTAGTTACATCTATTAGACTATCTAATTCATGTCCTAGAATACTATAATCATTGTCATCAATATAAAGATTTTCAAATTTATTTTCTAGCATACCTCTTAATATATTTGGTATAAATATTAATTCATTATTATTTGGACTTCTATTTATTATCCAGAATATTAATTCTAATACCCCTTTACCTAATTCTTTTTCATCTTCAGTATACTTTATTGGTATACTGAATATTTTTATTAACTCATTATATGCTGAATATATTTGATACATTCTTTCATCTCTATTTTCAATTCCATTTATTCTATTTAACATTTCTTTTAGAAATTTCAATCTTGTTATTACATCATCCATTTATATCCTCCCATTCTATATGGTATTTATTCTTTTTAATATGTAATTCTCTATTTATTTTATCTATTTCTTTTCTTAATCTTTGTTTTAGATTGTTCTTCCAAGGTAAGTCTATTTCAAATCTAGTGAAAGGGTGTTTTATATCTGGATCTATACCTAAGTGTCCTTGTAATACTTCCTTTAACTTATCCCACACTAATTGCTGACTTATCACAAATCTAGTCAAAGCCTCATTTTTATTTATCATTATAATTTTATTCATTTTAATATATTCCCATTTGTCATTACTAAATACTTCTATATTAATTAGAAGCATATCATTAGCATATAGACTTATATTTGATAAATTATAATCATATTTTATCTTTTGACGGTCAGTATAATTTACAACAAATGCACACTTATATTTCATTACTATTCCTCCTTAATATTTAAAATTGATATTTGAATAAAATACTACTTATTGTCGGTATTAGTAGTTCTTTCATCTCTTTTGTAGGATTCAACATACCTTCTACAAATATACCATAGAAAGCATCACTTTTGTCAATAAATTCTTTTAATTTGGTATCTAATTCTTTTCTTGCAAATTTCATATTCTGACCAGGCATAGTATCCCACATATACTGTAAACCAGGATATTCTTTCATTATATTTCTAGCCATTCTGTAGTAAATCTTTTCTTTCATTTTAATTGAACCTCCTATAGTTTTAAATAAAACACACTTCTACCATTTTCGTGCTTTTGTAATTTGAATTTTAATTTTTTATATAGTGAAATAGCATTAGTGTTAAAATCATAAACTGCTAATTCTATTTTACTATATTTTAATTTAATATAATAATTTATTACTATTTTTAATAAGTATTCGCCTATTTTTAATCCTCTAGAACCTGTATCTACCCATAATGCATTTATATGACCTATTTTCTTATCACTTTCATTAGTTATTTCTATAAATCCAGCATCTTTACTTTTAGCTTCTGCTATAAATACAGTTTTATTACTATTATTAAAATCTTTTATAATAGCATCCTTTAACTCATTATCATTAATATTATCTAATTTTAAATTTTTCTTATGTAAATCATACAATTGTTTATGCCATTTTAATAGTGTGTCAGCATCTTCAACAGTACCTCTTCTATGCCTAACATTATAACTTTCAACTTCCATTTCTTTAAATCCTTCTAACAAATATTTATTTATCATAAATTCCTCCTTTCAAAATATTAAAGAACAGAGATACTATATGTATCTCTGTTAAATCTTATGTGTTAGTCAGTTAAGTCCTTCATAGCTCTATCTAAAGCAATTAAATATCGAGTAGTATTAATAGATAGAAGCTTTATTGTATTATCTATTTTAACTGTGTAATTATCAAGATTTGCAGTATTATTTATACTATTTTTCACATCACCTATATTCTTGTATAATAGCTCTTTTATATCTTCTAAACCACTTTTAAACTTTTCTTTATCGAAACTTTCTATAGGCTCAGCTGCCATCTTTTTATATATTTCTATCCTACTATGTAGACTGTTTAAGTATTGATACATATAAGCTCTTTGGTTTTCCATGCAATCAAGTTCTTTTGGTAAAATATATTTTGATTTATCACTATTTAAAAACTTATCTAATTTATCATATTTTATTTGAAGTTCCTTTTCTTCAAGTAATACTCTTTTTATATGATCTGGACATTCAAATCCTATATAAACTATTGGCAGATTCTCAGGTCTAAATAGTTCTTCAAATTTATCTAAATAAATATTGAATTGATCATCACCTTCTCCACAGCTTTGTATAGATATATCATTTATTATATTTATAAGATGTGATGCTTTAATTGGGTCTCCTGCATACCAACCATTTCTATCAAGAGTTCCATCTACAATGTTATAAAGTTCTACCGATTTCTTAAGTGGGATAACTCTAGTTTCACCATACTTTTCTTTAATTCCCTTAATTACTAATTCTTTTAATTCATGATTTGTCATTTTACTACTCCTTTCAAAATAAAATAAGAGATACATAAAGTATCTCTGTTAAAAATCTATTATATTACTATACACTGTATTACTATCTAATGTAGGTAAGACATGTCCACCTAATGATGAGAATACTGGTAAGAATGCTGATATACTATCATTAATAATTGTATCATAATCAATATAATTATGTGTCCATTCTGGTATTATATCTACATCTTCTGGTATTGCTATCCATTTAACCCCATATGAAGATATTTGAGTATTTTTATTATTATATACTTCTTTATATAGTTTCTCATATATCTCTGGATGTGTTTCACTCAATGGTTGAGCATCTATTAACTTACCTAATTTTAACCTTAATAATTTAACATTGTTTGGTAATTGTATTGGTGTCTCAGGATATAATAAATCCCAAGTCATACATCCTCTAATACCTGCCATTCTTAATGGGTCAGAATAAGCATTAGGGTGATTTACTTTAGCTGGTTTTAAGAATCTAGTTTCTTTCTTAATACTATCTATTACTAAATCTTCTACAGCTTTTACTTTATTGATAACTAATCCAATATCTATTTTATTAGATTTTAATATATCTTCTTCTAATATATCTATTAGCATCTGACTTACTTCAGGGTTAGTTACTGTCTTAATTAATTGTAGTCCTTTAATATCTAAGAATGGTGGATTTAATAAAGCTCCTTCTTGTGATAATACTAATGAAGCATAGTTCTTTTTAGCATCTGTAGTTAATACTCTTTTCATAAGAAACTCATTCTTCATTTGTATTATTTTAGCTTTATTATCATCTTCTACATTACAAGATTTGACCATAGTATACAATGCATTACTAATATAATATGTACATATATGTGCCATCAAATTTACTATACATATTCTTTCTTCAGTATCATTTAAATTATATACTATTGGTGACTCTTCTTCAATTATTTCTTCTCTTACAAAATTATAGAACTCATCTAAATTTATAAAGTTAGAGTCAGTATCTATAGTAATAACTCTTTGTCTTCTTCTATACACTAGATTATTTATTCTATTAATAGAAGGAGTATAATCCATTACTGCTAATTCTATTAAATACTTTAACTCATCTACCCATACCTTAACTATTTCTGGAGCTTCATTAGCATCCATAAATAATTTAAATTCCCCATAAGAATTAGTTTCTGTAGGTATTCTATAATTTATTTTACCTTTACTATCTACTATTTTAAAATCTTCTTCATTCAATTCTCCCATAGTGTATAAAGTATTCCTAATAAGATTTCTACAATATCTACTATCTCTTAAGAATTGTACTAAGTTATTCTTATAGTATAACTTAGTAACTTGGTCATCACTCATAGAGTTTATTAATTTTCTTAATCTGTATTCTTCTTGTGGTGTAGGTGTGAATTGATAATTCTCATCTTCTACATATATCTGAGATATTATTCTATTATATAAATCATTCTTAGATATACTAGTATTGATGTATTGAGTTATATCAAAATCTTTAGATAGTGTACCTAATAATTCCATTATATGAGATATTGCTTCATCTACAGATAAGTAAAATGTATTTCCTGCTAAGAATTTTTCAAAACTACACATAGCATTACTTATTAATGATTGTCCTTTAGCTGTTACTGATATTGCAACATCTCTATTATAGAATATACAAGATGGTGCTCCTGAACCTCCATAATATGAGTTCATATCTTTCTTTTCACCATTCTGTGCTATATTGAATCTGATGAATTGCTCAGATAATTTACCAAACTCTTCTCCAGCTTTAAGCATTTGCTTTTTAATAGCTTTTCTTTTAATACCCATTTCTTCTAATATCTCAGCATTTGGATTTCTAGCATCCTTATGTTGTTTATATAGAGAACCTTTCTCTGTTATAATAGGATGCTTATCTTCTAAGAAATCTAATACTTCTAATGTATTAGATTCTTTATTTAATCCTTTATATGTATTTCTTAATTCTACTGGTAATATATTTATTTTATTCATTATATCCATATCTAGCAATTCTAAAAATTTATTTTTATCTAAATCTGGATTTGTAAATAAAGCATATTGTAATGCTTCCTCTTTATATTTTTGAATAAATTTTGAATTTTGAATATCCATATTACTCTCCTAATAAAGTAGTTAATCTTCCAATATCATCTGGTTGATGTCCATCATATTCTGGTGCTTTTTCTAATTCTTTCACATTAAATAAATCCCAGTATCTATTATTGTAATGATAAGTATACTGTCCAGCAGGTGTATCTATACCTACTATAAACATATCATCGAACATTGTACCATCATGATGTTGTCTAGCTTTCCATGCTTTATCTTTATAAGTCTCTAATATTACTTTGAATAGTATCATCCTATTAAAGTATAATTCATTCATTGTATGCCAACCATCTGAAATATATGGTTCTGCATTTTTCTTCTCACTATATAATTTCTTTAATTCTTTTAAATCCATCTTATCAACTCCTTTAAGAATGAGTTTTTAGTAGAGTAATAACTAATAAATTCTAGTTATTACTCTACTTTTTAATTTATAACTGTTGTATTTATATTATTCTTTATATATGTTTTTAATGCAGTTCTTACCATCTTATTGTCTAAAAAGAAACATATCTCATCATCTGTCAATTTACAATTGTCATCAACATTAGTAAATATAGTAGCACTAAATACTATGTTATCGTTACTATTAAATACAAAATCTAAATATCCTGCCTCACTACTTTCAATCAATTCATTTTTACTATAATTACTACTACCTCTACCTGTCCAAAATATGAATCTCTGCTCATCTTTTATATATTTAAAAGATATAAAAGTCCTATCCTCATCACTTCTAAACATCAATTCTTCTGGGAAACTAGAATCTAATTTTCTATCTATCTTTTCTTCCTTCATATCATACTCCTATTTTATTATGTTCTTTAAGCTCATTTAAAAGTTTTTGTTTTCTTTTAACTATACTATCTTTAGCACTTCTTAAATTTGTTACATTGCCTCTAAATACACTTAATTTAGTATTTAAGTTTGAATTCAGAAAACTCTTCTCAGTTGCTGATTTAGCAGAGTATATCAATAGTTGGACTTCCAAAATATCTTCTAGTGCTGACAATCTTTTATCTATAATATCTAATAATTCATTATCTGCTTTCAATTGTTTTTCTAATAATTCTAATGTTAAATTATGTCCCATAGTAACTCCTTTACTAATTAAATATATAATACCTCATAATCTCCAAACATTTCAGCTTTAGATAAATATTCACCAACAACTAAAAGTACTTTAGCTTCATCTAAAGTCATACTGCCTATATCTAATCTATACTTTAATCTATTAAAACAAACCCTAGCAGTTAAATCAATATCTATAAATAATGCTCTACCTTCTTGTCTTACTTGTTTTAATAGTTCTTGTCTATGGTGGCATTTAGTGCCTTTAAATCTTTCATCATTGTCTATGATATATCTACCTGCTTCAAATACTGCTTGTCTTAATATCTCTTTCTTTATTACATATTTCATATCTTTATCATACTTCATCTTTCTATATTGTGTTTTTAGTTTCATAGTAATTCCTCCTCATCTTTATCTCCAATATTTCTTTTCTTACCTTTTACTGTACTAAATGCATTTACTTGTTTATTGTAAGTACCTTCAACCTCACTACATCTAATAGTACCCAACTCTTCTTCAGGAAATCCTAAATAAGATATCATATTAAGTCCTGCATTATATAAGTCAAATCTTTCTATATGATATAAGAAAGTTTCTAATATATCTACAGTTACTATAATACTATCATCAGGAAAAGTTATTAGTACTGATTCTATGTCTTGACCTTCTTCATTAGTATCTATATATGGTGAAAAGAAAATTAAATTATTAACACTTTCAAATGAGTATTTTATATCCTTACTTCCTCTACTATGAATTAATCTATTATTCTTCATTACAAATATTGGATTTTCTGTATCATAGTATAAAGATAAGAATTCTTTTAATACTCTAACAAATCTTGGTATATTACCATTATTTAAAAATATATTAGCTTGATTATTTCTACCTATCTCCAATGTAAGGAAACTAGAGAAGCTTAATTTCAAACTAATTAAAGTACTCTTATCTGAGTACTGACTACTTTTATATCTATATTCTTTATGATATGATTGTCTAGACGTATCTGTTTCATCATATCCAAAATTACCTAATTTAACTTGGTGCTTTAATAATAAACCACCAAGTCTTAATACATCTGAACTTACTTTTTCTAAATCATCATATTTAGTATACATTAATTCTTACTCCTATTTAAATTTTACTGTTATAGTATTTCTTGTGTTATGTACTATTATAGATTTTAAGTTATACTTCTTATCAAATATTAATTCTGTATTTTCTGGTATAGCTTTTACAATCTTTTTAATAATATTTACATTATTTATTATATCATATTCATCTTTACCAGTATGGAATATTGTTTGTATATCTAATTTAATATCTAGTATCAATATTAAATCTAATAAGCTATCAATAAGAGTACCTTTTATTTTTCTTAATTCTAAATATTGACCATCGTTTCTTACTTCATCATTATAGTAGTCGTATTGTTCTAATAAATCTAGAAACTCTTTCTTAGTATACTGATGTTTATTAATTTTTTGAATATCCATGTATTCTCAACTCCTTATTTTATATAGTATAAATAAGTTAAAAGTGTGGTAGATACTAATCTACCACACAAATTTCATCTTTGTTTCTGTATAAGGATATTTATCATATACTTTATATTTAGAATAAGTTTCCTTATCTACATATACTTTATTTAATTCATCTATTTCTTTAGAGTATATTACAAATATAAACTCTTCATCATGATGAACTGTTTGAGGTACATATGTAGTACTTTTACCAATAGTCATTGGTGTAAATATTTGAGTATAAGATTCTTCATTATGTATCTTATCTGCTATATGTGATTCGTGATAAGTTATATGAGTAGTAACTACATGTCTAGTACAAAACCAGTTGATACATAAGTAAGTACATAATGTTACACATATAGCTAATAATATATTTCTTGCTGTTTTAATCATTACTAATACCACCTTATATTTTAGTATTTAATATCTTTCTTACTTGAGTTTTAATTATCTTTAATCTAGATTTATATTGGTTAATACATTCAGGTATAGATACATCATAACAGTCAAAAAATAATCCACCATCTCTTAATCTACCTATCATTTGCTCAGTATTTACTTCAGACTTATATGTCTCAGTATTTATTATTACTCTAAGATTAGCAATGTCTTTAGCTGTACCAAGTGACTTCATAGGAGATATTATTATTCTTGAATTATTATATACATCTTCCTTTACTTTAGTATTCATTTTAGAATGATATACTCCAATCATATCTTTAGGATAACCTAACTCTTCTATCATATATTCTCTAAAGCTTTCGCATTCTTCTATTGTAGATATATAGATTATACATCTATATCCACCAAATAGTTTACTATATATAGCTAATGCATGTTTAATATATCTATATACTGGCATATTAGTATCTGAGAAAGCATACTGTGCATACTTAGTACTAGATAAGCCTTTAACTGTTTTTAAACTTTCTCTCTTATACATATTAGCATTACTATTTAATTCATATATAACAGCCTTTAATTCTTTTGTAGATGTATCAAATAAATCCATTCCATATTCAGGCATATGTGAAAATGTTAATTGATATATCTTATTCATCTTAGGGTCAGATTGTTTAGGTGTAGCTGTTACATAAAAGGTCTTATTGGTATTAGTATGAAAGTCTGTTCTATACATGTTTTTAATTTCTTTATGTGACTCATCATACACCTTAATACCAATTTTTAGCTTTTCAAATAATTTATCTAAGTTTTCCCAACCAATTTTCCTAGCAATTCCATCTATAGTATCGTGAGTTGTTGAGTAAAATTTATATTTTTCTGCATCAAAATTTTCATCATTCCATATATCAAATAAATTAGTTGGATTTAATTGCAATACTTCATTTTCTTTTATAGTAGTATACTGCAATACTCTATCTACCCATTGTTGCCTAGTCTTGCTATCAAAATTTATAACTATAGCTCTAGCTTTAAATAATGATATACCAGCAATAGCACAATAAGTTTTACCTGTACCAGTAGGCATAGTCAACATAAGTTGACTATACTTAGTGGTATACTTAAACTCCCCTACACCATAAAGATACATTAGAATTATCTTCTGATTATTATCTCTAGGTGGTACTACCATATCTATATCTATCTTATGTAGTTTATTAGGTTTTATATAGTTAAATCTTTCATCTTTATATTGCATGAATTCATTTAACCCTATTCCTTTTGGAACATACAAAATCTTATTATTTTCATCATACTCAAGAGCAACATCTATCACTTTGTAATAGATGTCGTCAAAAGTAGTTAATGCTTTTTCTAATCTTTTATCTTGACCTAGCTCATAATTGTATATCTTATAAGCTGTACTAGTTACATCAATATTCATAATTATCCTTTCTTATTGAATCTAGTATTTAACCAATCAAAATTATTTATAGTTATTGCCTTTCTTTCTATTTCTTGTGAATCTTTTCTGTCTTTTATTATAGAACCAGAAACTGATTTACTAGTATTTTTAAATTCTGGTTTTACATGTTGCATATTCTTCATTGAAACTTTATATGCTTCTAATGCTTCAGAATATTTTGATAAACAAGTGTCTCTTTGTTTAGTTTTGTCTATGAGTCTAATGCCTTTTAACTTAATAGAGTCTGTTAATCTACCATCTTCATTTTGTGCATAGTCTACTAATTTATATTTATCATCTTCTGATATACAACGATACTTATTTTCTTCTAATGCTTTTTGTGCTTCTTCAACAGTATTAAATCCAATTTCACCAGGATTTAATACTCCTAGTATATTATTTCTCATTCCTAATTTCTTTTCAATATTTCCAATAATCATATTATCTATAGAATCCATATGCACATATAAATACACTCTACCATTCTTAATCATCTTAGATGCTAATATAAATTCAGAAGTATTTTCTATGTCTATATAATATTTATTACCCATATTTTTCATTTCTAGTTTAATAAAATAGTCCATATTACTAGCTAATTTATTATTAGTGCAAGTTAATTCATTATACTCATTTATATAAATTATTCCTATATAATTTGGTAAATTATCTTGTGCTACTGAAGTCATATTGCTACTCATATGTGGTATATGAGTATATGCTATAGTTTCAACTTCTCTTTCCATTCTAGTTGCAGGGTGTATTATTTCATATGTCACAGAATTATCATCTTTATCAACCCCTTTAAATCCATATATTTCTAAAATATCTGATATTATTGATTTAAATTCTATAGCATATGTCTTATCATTCTTTTCTCCAGATATCATACTTTCAAATCTATTTTCACCTGAATTGAATTTAAAAGTTATAATAGTACCATAATTAGTTGCTCTACTTAAATCTATAAGTAATTTAGTTATTATTCTTTCAGTACCTACTATAAATTCTGCTTCTCTTATCTTTTCACTATTACTATTTAATTCCTTCTTTATCAAATGTAACAATCCTTCATATTTTGTCATTACTTTTCCTCCTTAAATATATTAAATTTTGTTTAAACTATTCCAAATAATTAATCCTACAAATACAAGTATTGATACATATTTTATTACTCTTACACATTTAAGTATCTTACTCATATTCTCTCTACTTTTAAAGAAATTCTTTATCTTATTCACACCAAGCCTCCTTTAATTCCAAAGTATTTTCTTAGTATCCTCTTTATGAGTTTCTTCTTCTGTACGGGACTTTAATAATGCGTTATATGAATCTACTAACTTATTATATGTACTTATTAGAGTTTCTTCTATTTTATCATATGCTTCTATAAATTTCTTTATATCTCTTTCTATATTATCTGATTCTTCATACAATCTTACTAATTTATAGAAAGTAAATATCATAGTTATTCTATTAATAAAACCTACAAAGTTTTCTCCCATAGCATATTCTGGATTTAATCTATAGCTAAGAGTTCTATTAGAATATTTAGAGTTAGCTCTGTGCATATCTTTATAGATAGTATAAGTTTCATATACATAGTAATCATCTGTCCCATTTTCTCTTATTATTCCTAATGGCGTATGTGATACTCCAGTAGTTCTACGATTGTAGTGAGCTTCCATTTTATTCAGTATTTCTATTGCTCTTTTAATACAGTATTTCCCGTTTATTAATTCTAATAGTTCTCCACCTTCTTTAAAATCTGGATCGAAACAGAAAGGTGCTAATATAGTTACTATTAAGCTTCTAGGGAAATCTTTTTCTATATCACTGTATAATTTCTTATCTTTTATTACAGCTTTCAAAGTTCCTATTATTCTCTTTACTGATAACACATTAAACTCTCTAGCATTACCATCTACTAATTGGAATGGTCCTACAAAGTTTATGCTAGTTATAAGAGAGAATAATTTAAATTGTTCAGTAAAGTCTCCTTTAAATCCAACAGTTACTTTAGGTAATGTGAATAATAATTCTGTACACATACCGTGTTGATTAGGGATACTGAATCCTATCTTTATAAAATTCTTATATTTATCATCTACATTCTTAACTATACTCTCATACTTCTTTATAGTTTCTTTCATATCATCTGGTGTAAATGTAGTTGATTTATCAATCTTTAATTTTAGCTTTTCCTTAGTATTTGAGTTCTTATTATATAAATCTGTATTGTCTACAAGACTTTTCATTGCTCTCATTATAAAATCAATAAAGTCTTGTATTGGCTCATCTAATCTATAATAAGCATTCACATAATATTTCAATTGTGCTATAGAGAACATAGTAGATTTAAATCCTGTTAGTTCTCTTCCGAAGTTACAAATCTCAGCTACTGCTGGTAACAAATAATTTCTCATTGAATCTTGTTTCATATATTCCTCCTTATTAATAAAAATACTAAGTAGAGATTGTCTCTACTTAGTATATCTTCTTTTAAATAATGGGTCTGTTGCTGATGGTTGAGTTTTAGCATATGTACTAGGTTTTTGTATTTGACTTTCAAACTTTTGGAATGATAATGCAGATACTACACCAGTATGGAATATTGCTGTTGACAATCTTAATATTGTATAATCAGCATTATTTCTAACTCTCCAATCAGGTATCTTAATTTGATTACTTGCAGACTTAACCATATTTCTTAATACACATTCAAAATGAACCATAGGTAATGCTTTATCTGGGTCTGCTCTATACATTATATCTATTAAGTCATTTGTAAATTGTGAATAAGTTTTATTTTGTACTCCAGCATTAGTATCTAATAATGCTGTTGTTTCAGTGAAGTCATTAGTCAAATCTGTATTTACTAATGGCAATAGGAATAAATCAGTAGAAGGGTCTTCTAATTTCTTTATCTCTATTTCTAATGTATCACTATCTTCATCTTTCTTTAACCATAATGCTATCAAATCTGGAGAAAGACTAAGTCCAGGATTAATAGGTTTCATTTCTATTAAATCTTCATTCTTTTTATTAGTACTTAAATAGAATTTGTCTACTACATATTCATCTGTCTCCTCATCTAAGTTTACATCTTCTTCTTTAAGTATTATCTTGTATTTCTTATAATTCTCATTATTCATATTTATTCTAACATCTACTACATCTAATATGAAGTACTTATAGAATTCATCATTGAATTTATTTTCTACACTATTAGATTTTAATATATGCTTAGCTGATAATGAGTTTTGTGTTAGTTTTTCTGAAGCTGTTCTTGCACCAAAGTTACCTGCTCCTATATCATTATTAATATAAGCTAAGTCACCATAACATTTAAAGCATATTTCATTATTATTATTTGCACATGTAATAGGACTTCTAACACTTATTTCTTCTCCTATTAAATGTGTATCTTTTTCTGTTATTAGTACTAGACTATCATCATCTAATACTCTATATCTACCTATGTATCTATGTAATATATTTTCATTTCTGATATATACTTTAAGATAATTTCTAGTACCACAATCACTATGAGGGTCTTTACTTATATAGATATCTGAAGCTAATTTAGATATCTTTCTTGCAAAGTCTCCAGTATCAGCAGTTCTAGTTTTAGTTATAATTTGAGCAACTCTACCACCTTGTGAATCTACAAAATATTCTGATGCTGTTCTTATTCCTGATATGAAGTTAGTCTTTACTATTTTGGGAATAATACTTCCTAACCCATCAGGACTCATTCCTACAGCTATAGCATACTTTGTAAATTGGTCTTTATTCAATCCTTGATAACCTGCTTGTATTATAGGATATAAACAATGCTCTTTATGTTTACTAATTTTGTCAAATGCTACTTTAGTAGCATCTTTTAAGTAGTCTTCTATTTCTTTTGGTGTCATACTATTATCTAATTTACTATAAGCATGTAATGCATTATAATAGTCTTTATCTTCATCCATTAAATCTACATCTGATAATAAATCAATAGTAGTTCCTAATATACGACTGAATTTAGCTGATATTGTAGTAAACTCATACATTATATTAGTCAATACTGTATTAATTAATTTCTTTTCTGTTTCCTTTAAGAATCTATTTATTATTCTATTATCTAAATATTTCTTGAAAGTACCTTGTGTTACATTAGTGCCGTCAAATAAATCTTTTTCAGATAATGGTTGTCTGAAATAAAATAGATTTGTAAACATTATAAGATTTAAATACATATTGGCTGGATGCATTTCATATCTCTTATTATTAATAGTAAATGACACTATTGAAGTATTAAACTCATGTAAGTCTATATACATTGATATATTCTTAAATAAGTCTAATTTAAATTTTTGTATATGCTGTAAATACTCAGTATTATACAAATATGTATTGATTTCTCCAATATCTATATTAGAGAATTCAATTTCTTTTCTCTTAGCTACCTCTAATTTTGCTTTTTCCAGTTCTACTAAATCTACTATCATGATAATATCTCCTTTTTATCATTAATATTTAATATTGTTATTAATCTAGTTATTTTGATAGTTAAATACTATGTATTCATTATATTGACCTCCTTCCTAGCTTCATCAATATAATATATGAAGAAAATCATTTTAGGATAAGAGTATAAAAAAATATATCAGGAGAGCTTTTACACTCTCCTGAATACTTATATTAGGCTACTATTTTATATCTGTCTAATCTAAACTTATACTTTTTAGACAATCTTCCCATAAACTCTATATAGTTCTTAGCATTTACATATATAAAGAATGCTAAAACACTAAACCCCACTAATTTGATATGATGTATAGATACTATATTTGAGAATAGTTTTGGATATGCTAATCTCAATACATCATAACCAGATACAAATAATGAGAAGCCTAATAGTGCATACAACCCTGCCATTATATTTTCATGAAGAGCTGTAAATGTTTGCACATCTATACGGTAAATCTTAGTAGTAAGAATTACACTCTTTCTTGTCAAATCTTTTACCAATTGTTTCTTATGTGAATTTACTCCTGAAACCACAAATACTGATACTACTAATATTATCAAAGTTATTATATTCATAAACATATTTAATTCCTCCTTATTAATAACATATAAAACTAATTTCAACCATAGCTGCTAAAATATTAAAATACTCTACTTCTGGATTTCTTTTATAATCAGCTATTGCTTTTACAAATTGGTCATAACTAAACATTTCAAATTGATCAATACTACCACAATTGAATTTATAAGAAACTAAACCATCTGCTGCATATACTGGTAAGTATTTGTCTACATTAAAATATTTCTTCCATATATTCCAAACATCATCACCAAATTCAGATACTGTTCTTTCAGTATTCTCATCTGTCGCATCTTCTTCCCATTTTTTCAATATAGCTTTAGCTCTTTCTATAAGAGATTCATCTATTGTAAAATCAGTCATTTCTACCTTATCTATGTTTTGCATTTCCATTGCTATTCCTCCTATTATGATATTATTTCTTTAACTGCTGCATCTACAATTTCATCCATTTTTTCTTTAGCCAAATAAATATCATCTATTATAGATTTACTGTATCTTATTATCTCAGACATAGTAAATCTATCTGAAACAAAATACCAGCATTTTACTGTAGATATATCTGCTTGTCTACATAATCTAACTGGGTATTTTGATCTATACTGTTCACCTTTAGCATACATTAATCTATGTAACTCTAATGGAAATGTAATATAAGTTTGTCCATTATTTAATAACTTAATATGACATCCTCTATATACTATATATCTAGCAACTAAAAATTCTCCATCTAATGGCATATTATCATTATCAGGCAAATCAGTAATATCTAATTTATTTGTCATATTTCTTTTATGTTCATCTTCTAATTCTTTTAATTTTCTATCTTTAAATTTCTCAAATGCTATCTTATCCATTACTATTAGTATTAAAGCTACTAATACTGTTATATATACTAATTTCATAATTATCCCCTTTCATTATAAAAGTCTGTACAAATAAATTGCACATATAATTATCAATCCCCATAACGCACAACCTATTTCTTTTTTAGGTCCTTGAAATAAAGCAATTGCTATAAGAATAAATACTAATAATTTCATTCTTCATCACCTCTGTCAAAGCATTCTTCATTGGCTAGTAATAATATAGGTTTAAATGAACTTACACTACCTTCTAAATTTCTGTTATATTCTATTATAGAATTATTCAAGTATTGTAAGAAGTCATATCCCATATCATATTTTATTCTATAACATAATGCTTTTCCTTTAGTGAATTTTTCATCATTAGCATATAAATTTCTTATAGGTTCATATATAGCAGCATACTCATAAGCATGTGTATCTGTTCTTCTATTGACACCAAATGCTCTCATTGCATCTGTTACTAACTTTCTTATTATTGATAAATGTGGATTTAAATCAACAACTCTCTTTCCTTCTACAAATACAATAAAATTCATAGGTGATTTTAATATACTTTGTCCTTTTAATCTATTGTATCTATCAAAAGTCTTAGTTACATCTTTCACATCTACTTGAATTACACCTTTATTATTGATATTAAATACTTCACCATTATTGATGAATTTTATTTTCTTTATAAGTCCTTGTTTCCAAATTTTATCAGTAACCATTTTTACAAAATTACTATAATCTTTTCTATGTAATACTTCTAATACTACTATTAATATTGTCTTATTCTTTAATTCGCTTCTTTGAAGTGTCATCTTATATTCATAGTCATTATTATTCCAATCAGTTAGTATTAGTTTTTCTAAAGCTTTTATATCATCTTTATTTCCTTCAAATTTACATACATTAATCATTATTATCTCTCCTTAATAATTATTTCTTTGTAATGCATTATTAGCTATAGTCATAGCTACTTTAATATGATCTACATTACAATATTTAGTATAATTCTCTAATATGATAGCCAAGTATTTTAAATCATCTTCACTAAAGTATTCTAATAAATCATCTACACACAATAATGTGGTTTTTGTATCAGTTGAATCTTCCTCATCTTTATATACTATACTATCAATAACATATGCTAATTTAGTATATGTATCTATCAACTTAACATCCATATTTATTGATTTACCTTCAGCTTTCATTTTATTTAGATTCTTAACATCAAATACTTTCTCCATACTAGTGTATAATATTTGTGCATAATAACCATCTAAAATATTATAACCTTCATCTTTTACAATTTGGTCAAATATTTCTCTTTTTGTCCTTAACTCTTTTAGTCTAACTTCTACTTCTTTTCTTTTGTTTTCTTGTTCCTTTTCTTTTCCACGCCAAAACATTTTAAATCCTCCTATTTTAAATTATTAGTGTAGTAAAGTATTGCTACTCTACTACACTAATATAATATATTAATTAATTGTAGATTTAAATTTTCTTAGTGTTTGTAGTAGCATTAGTTTAATTGCTATATTACCAAAATGTGTAATATGTACAATATCACAATCTTCACATTTTCCTGTATGTGAAAAGTCTGATAAATATTGTCCATTTTCTTCTCTAACTCCTACATCTATTATTACTCTCTTCATACCATCATAAGTGGCTAACATTTGTTGTGATATTGAATTAGCTCCTGTACAAGTTATAATCAAATCTCCAGAAGTACAAGCTTCTATCCGTTTATTGTTACTTGCTGATGAGTCTAATTCTATTAATTTAAATTTATATCCATAATCTTGCTTTAATCTTTTTAAGAATGAAGCTACTGGATGTCCAACTAGCATCCCTTTACCTATAACTACTACTTTCTTAGCATCATACAAATATTTCCTAGCTGCTAATATAATTGCTAATGAAGTAGGTGGTAATTTACTTAATGTATATAATGGTAAAGTTCTCCAGCATTCAGTCTTATCATTCTTTGCTGGATATAAGAATTCTTCAGAATCTCTTCTATAAATATCTCCTATATGTCTTCTACTAATATCATTTATATACTCTTGTCCTACTTTTATTACATTTTCTCCTGGATATTTATTGATACTGAAACCTATACAAGACATCTTATCAAAATTTCTAATTAGTATTTCATGTCTATATGCTTCTTCATATTTTAATCCAAAGCTTTCTATTATTTTCTTTTTATTTTTCATATAATAATAAATATCCTTAGGAGTGTCTTTTGTGATATCTAATACATCTACAAAAGGTGGGATTTCTTTATCTCCTAGTACTTTCTTTAAATGTCTTATCTCTGCTTTTATTAATCTGTCTAAGAAGAAACTCTTCATTTTAATTTCTTTAATCATTATTGTTTATCTCCCTTACTGTAATTTTCATTAAACCCACATAAAAATTTTAAAGCTTCACTATATCTTTCCATTAGTGATTTTGGTAATTCCAAATTGTGTTTTATAAATCTTCCAATATTCATATTGTCTTCTAAATCTAATATCTTAACTTTCTTAGCTATACTATTATTAGAAACTCTTATTATGTATTCTCTATAAGACTCTTCTTCATTTCTAGTTATAGCTACTATAGCTTCTATTATCTCATCATCTAGTCCTAACCCTCTTAATTCATCTATAGTTGTATTTGTATCCTCTAGGATATCGTGAAGTAGTGCTACTACTTCACATTTAAATCCTAGCTCATTAACTATAGATGCTAAATAGACTCTAAATATATGATTTACATATTTATCCCCTGCTTTGTCTTTTTGACCAGCATGTCTTTCTTTAACAAAATCTAATATTTTGTCTTTTATAGCATCTTCCATTATTCTATAATTCTCCTTTCAATAATTTCTCCATAGTACAAGTGCTTACTAATATATGGAATTCTTCCTCTGTTAATACTCTGCATTTAAATGGGAGAGATTTCTTTATTTTAGCAGGTACTTTATTACTAACTAAGAAATCTACAGTATTGTCTAAACAGCAACCAATATTACCATCTAGCTTCTTAATATATTTTTCTAATCTCTCTGTACTAGAGAATTCAAAATTTGCATATGTGTCTAGTACAACAAAATTCTTATCTGTAAATAGTTTTATTCTTTCTACACCAGTTTTAGGTATGAAAGGTTTTCTAGTCACCTTAGTGATTACTCCTAACTTTCTAAATTTATCTAATAGGTTAGTTCTATCTATGTATCTTATTTGTGATTTAACAAAATTTATTTGTGGTAGATACATTCCACATTCTATTAATTTCTCATCACTTATTGTTAGTATGTCAGATAAGTCTTCTATACTGTATACTATCTTTTTAGATATGTATGCTTTTAATGTACCACAAGAGATACCTAAAAGTATTTCATGTGGTTCTCTAGTTTTAATATCCTCTATAGTATCACAGATATTATTAACTGTTATCATATCTTTACCTAATACATTGCATATCTCTTTCTTACTTAATTTTAATTTGAAAATATCGTCAATCTCATTCAAGAAACCTAAATTGAATAGTATACCTATCTCCCTAGTAGTTATTGGAACTTTGAATACTGATAGTAAATGTTCAGTATTCAACTTTCTTCTTGATTTATTATCTAAAGTAGAGTCTTTAGTTACTGCCATTAATTCTTCTAATTCATTAGTAGTTTGATAGTTTCCAATTCCATCGTGTAATTGTTCCTTTAAAAATTTAATCTTTTCATTAATTCTCATATTATATCATCCTTTCTCATTAGTATTATATTATATCACTGCCATAACTTATCTAATTATTTATTATTTTGTATACCTTTTATATCTATACTTTCTAATCTAACATTTGCTTGTCTTGCTGTTAATATCATTTCATTAACTATAGTCTTTATCATTAATGGATTATCTTCTATATTACACATCTTATGATTATACCCACCAAGTATTAATTTACCTTCTTTTAATGGGAAACTAGGAAACATTTTATCCAATAACAGAGTTACATATCCTATATTTCTATGTGCTCCCATTAGTGAGAAATATAGTCCACTATTTTCTAAAAGCATTTTCACATTCTTAATGCTACCTGTATTATCCACATAATTTATATCCACTATTCTTTTACCAAATAAATATTTTATTGATACATCTTTTATAGTAGATAGTAAATATAATCCATCTTTTATTTTCTTATTCTTATTAGTTACTTTTATTTGTAATAGATTATCATAATCTGTTACTACAGTAGGCATAGGTACTTCTATGTATCTGAATACTGGAGCTTTCTCTACTGCTATTATCATCTTATTAACAAACTCAGATAATACTTCTGTTCCATGTATTGATAATATGTATGACACCATATCAAGCAAATCTAATACAAATTGCTTATTGTAGCATATTCCATAAGCTTCATCAATAGCACTCATTATATCAATTAATGCTTTGTGCTCTTGATAGTTAGTTGTTCTTAATCCTTTATATTGATATATTGTGCTGTACTTTCTTTCTAATGTACCAACAACTAACTTATTGTCAGATAACCAATCTTCTATTGTTGGGTTTACTGAACTATTATCTCTGTATTTATACATATTCATTACAAATCTTATCTTTTGTTCTATATCATATAGTGCTAATGTAGAACAGCTTAAGATACTATCCTTGAAATACACATTTACTGCTATATTTGGTCTAGGTAAACATAAAACCCCTGTATCAAATGCTGTTAATACACTTGCTGATGATATATGGTTTTTGTATATAGATTTTTCAATACTATCATGTATTTTAGCGGCGATTTCTCTTATTTCAGAAGTATTGAACACATTAGCCAATAGATAAGTAACACCTATCTGAAAACCATTTCTAGCAGGGTGCATAGTAAAATCTTTATCATACTTACTATTATCTACATTTATTGGGTTTACATTATTCATTACGAACAATTTACTATTTAATCTCATAATATCTCCTTATTATATCATTATTTTGTTTTCAATTAATTTTATCTTATCTCGAGTAACTCCAATATCTTTATCTAATTCATTATAGTATATAGTAATAGGATATTCAAATTTATATTTACCTATACCTTCTACCATTCTAGTATAATAGTCATAAGATACATCTTTATCAGAAAATATATGGAATTCTGTATTAATAAATCCATTCTTTATTAATTGCTTTATCGTGTACTCATATGAAGCACCACAAACAGCAACAAATATACTATTAGATTTATCTGTATCTAAATTCATATATGCTGATAATATATCAAATGTACCTTCTGCAAGATATACTTTTGATTTATGAATTATATCAATCTTACTGGGTATACTATAGAACTTCATCCCATCATCAGTACCAGATATATTATATGAAATATACTTCTTATTGTGTATATCTCTAAATACTATATGTGTACTATCTTTAGATAAAAATCCTATAGCATTATTCTCAAGATAATAAGCCATTTTATCAGTCATTATATTTGTATCTAGTTTTATATTATTTTGCATAAGGAACTCTTCAAAAGATAGTATTATTTTGTATTTATACACTTCTTCTATCTTTATATTAGTACCTAATCTATTATTAATATACTCTAGCTTTTCTAAAGATAACTTATTATTTCTTCTGGGTATGTTTACTAATTTCTTATACTTCATAAATGAATCATCAGTATACTTTTTATTTCTACTATTCAATTTCTTTACAAAGTTAATAATATCAATATCATAAATCCCCCAGAGTTTTAAATCATCTTCTTTTACTATCTTAGTATTATTAATAGGACATTCAGGTTGAAAGCATCTCATTACTACTCTATCATTTATAGATTGTGGGATAGAGACATTGAAATGTGTTGTATCCTTATGCTTCTTACTATCAAAACAATAAGGACACCTGAACATCACCCATTTACCACCACTATGCAATTTAGCATATGGCATAGCTCTAATTAGAATATTGACAAATTTTTCTTTCAATTTATCAAAGTCTTCCATTGTAATACCTCCTATATTTCATTTATAAATCTTAAAACTTCTTCAATTATTAAATCCTCTGATACTCTATTCACATCTATTCTAACTCCTCTCATTTTTTCATTATCATATGAGATTAATTCCATATCTGCAAATAAAGCAAAGTTAAGTAAGTCTAATATTATTCCAGATTTTTCAACAGTTTGAGAAGTTCTAGTATACTTTGTTTCTATTATTCTGTCTATTCTAGGCTGTATCTTATTTAACATCTTAGCTGTTACATTTTTCTTAGGATTTAGTCTTATTACTTTACCACACATTAAGTATTGTAATATTATAAATCCTTTTCTTTTCATCATTCTCATCATAATAGCTATCAATGTTGCATATTGGTCTATCTTAACATACTTAAGCATATTAGTAGAACTAAAGTATTTAGCAAACCATAAAGATACCATATTAACTTGTATCTTTTCTCCAATATTTATATTATTAATATAATATTGAATTTCTTCTTTACTTACTGCTCCATATTCTTTAATTAAGTATTCTATAGTCTTAGCTATATTTACTTTAACAAGTATCAATTTAGATTCATTTTCTTTCATTGTATCTATCTCTAACTTGTCTAACTTACTAAGTCCATCACTATCTCTTTCTGTTTCATTTATTTCTTGAGATGGATACTTAGATTTGAAATTTTTCTCATTATCCTTTATATTATTAACAAATGCTATATTCAAATGTATTATATTTGAATCAAAGATATATTTTGGAAATGCAGATGCTGTTAAACTATCTAACATTTTCTCAATTAATCCTATTGGTGTCTTACCAAATATTAATAGCTTATTAAATAGTAAATGATTACTTGTAAATGTGCTTTCAGCATTGTTTATTATACTTTCATTTAATTTTTGTAATATATTTATTGGTGTATTATATTTTTCACTGAAATAATTATTTACTAGATATATTGTATACTTAGATATATCTAAAAGCATTTTATTCACTATTTTACCTTCAGTATTGGTATTTATACTAGAGTCATATTTTTTAGCAATTGTTAAATATAATAGTATAGCATGATTTGCTAATGGTATTAATAATCTTGATATTATACTCAATACATATAATAAATCACAATGTACTTTAGTGAATTTACTATACTCTGCACCAGTATAAGGTGTTGCTTCATAATCTATAATTACATTGTTATAAATAACCATATCATAGATTTTATCAAGATTTTGTTTTGTCAGTAATATCTTTTCTAGTATTACTTTAGTAAAGTATTCATATGTAAATACTTCATGGTGTTCTAAATCTTCATTAACTGATTCTATGAATGCATTATCAATACATCTTTTAGCATACATTAACCCAACAAAGAAAGTTTTATCTTTATCAAAGTATTCATAGAAGTAATTACAGTATTGAAGATACTTTAAACTTGGATTTTTAAGTATATTCTTATGAGCTACTCTTACTAATCTAAATAAACATAGATTACTCATTAAGAATTCTCTTTCTTCTTCACTTATTTTACTCTTTTCATCACCTCTTTCTAACTTTAAAAAGTCTACTACTACAACATTTGAGTTATTTGGAATAGCTCCATAGTATTGTGGTAGCATCTCATTACTAATTTCATCTACCAATGGAATTGTTGCCATTTTAGTACCTCCGATAAGTAATACTGGAATACGAATTCAGATATCCATATTCCAGTATTATAATATATTAATGTATCATCTTTTCCTTTTAGGCTTAACTATCTTACTTTTGTTAGCACCTATAGGTGTTACCTTACCCTTATTGTGATTTGAAGTTCTAGTTACTGTACTACCTTGAGTAGTAGGACTAGTTTTCTTCAAGTCTTCCTTTTGTTTTTCTTTCTCTTTTCTTTTAGCTTCTGCTTGTTTTCTTTTTAAAAGCTCATATTCTTTTAATACTTCATCTGGTTTTCTTAAATTCTTATACATATCAACCATGAAGTTCTTATCATCTTTATATTTATCTTTATTTAGCATTCCTTTTCTTATAGCTGTCAATAAAGTAAATACTAATATCTTTTCATAACCCACAACACTATAAGGATTTCTTGTCTTAGGTGCTGTGTGTTTTACTTCTCTACTATATTTAGCTTTAAAAGATTCTATTATCAGTTTCTCTCTTAGAAATACATGAGCAAATGTGAAGTTAAATGAAGGTGAGTTCACATAAACTTTCATATCTGCTGTCTTTTCTAAGTTAGATGAAGTGTCTTTATCATTTGGTGTTAATTCTATTACACATTGATAATAACACTTGTCTACTGATTGAGATTCTAATTTAGCATAGATATAGTATTTCTTTTTATACTTAAATGCCTTTATTATGACATCTCTTTTCATTTCTTCATATTTCTTAAATTTCTCTAGAAATACTTCATATATAACTTTACTATTTACTGCTGCACCCTTACCAGAAGGGTTATCTAAATATTCTCTTATAGTCATATACTAACTCCTATTTTGACATATAGATATTATCTTCCAATGTACTTAATATAAATTGGTTAGCTACTACTAAGTCTGCTACTACACCTATAGCTGTTTCTACTACTACTATATCTGTAAGGGTAGGATTTATTACTGTATCATTAAATGACCCAGTTATTAAATCGAATGGTTTTCTATCTTCTACAGATTTAGTAATTAATTTATTTACTGTAGCATCATCATAGAATTTGCTAATTAATAATTTATATAAATCTATAAACGCATCTCTAGTAGCTGTTAATAGTAATATGCTCTTTTGATATACATCTATTTGTGCTTGTTTTGTTTCTTTTTCTATTATACCTTGCAATTCTAAGATAGAATCATTTAATGCTAATATAATGTCTAAGTTACATCCTTTACTATATCCAAATTTAGATGTAGCTTTAATAGCTCTAATAGCATCATCAAATAAATCTATTCTAGCTTTCTTAATTGTATCTGTTTCTCCACCTACATATAATCTTAAAGTCTTATTAGTTAAGAATGATAAATGCTCTCTTAATTGAGCTATTTCTAATTCACCTGTTGAAGGTAATTTTAATTTTCTATTTAATTCTACAGTAGTCTCATTTATTCTAGCTACATGTAAATCAGACCCTGCTCCTTGTGGATTTTCAAAAATTGTATAATCTGAATATGACATTACATCACTCTTACCAAAATACTTATTATCTTTCATGAACTGAAGTGCTTCACTAGCTTTATCTTTAATTGGTTTATTGAAATATTCTTCTGTAGGTAATTCTTCAAATCCAGGTAATATATTTGTAGCAACATTTATAGGTTTAGCATTTAATACTATTCCTAAATCAGCTACTCTTTCTTTTTGATTCTTAGTTCCTATTGGTATTTCTACTATATTTATAGTATTAGCATTTAATCTATTAGAATGATGTAATACTACTGATAAATATGTAGCTAATCTTACTGACATTCCACCTAATATAATAGTAAGTGGTTTACCTTGTTCTCTATATTCATTTATTAATAACTTAATCATTTCTTCATGTTCTAAATTATTAGGTGTTCCTTCAAATATTAATATATCTGAATTTTGTAATTTAACTGCATTATCTTCACCATCATTAATCATAGATGCACTATAGTACCCATAGTCTAATCTATATCCTACAGAAGGTACTATCTTAAATTCTTCATCTGGAGATGATTGTACTATGATATTTCCATCTACCCCTACTGTTCTATATGCTTCTATTAATACATCTGCTAATGGTTTATCATTATTTAATGATATTGTAGCTATTCTACCTAATGTATCTAATAATTCATTATTATCTACAGGTAACTTATTAGCACTTTCCATTAATTTATCTTGAACTAGTTTAGTTACTCCTCTAAGTGCTATAGATATATCATGAGGTCTAGCATTTAATTTACCATTAGATATTAAATCATATATTCTATTAAATATCTTAGATGTAGCTATAAATGCTGTAGTAGTACCATCTCCTACTATTTGATTTACTTTTCTACTTGTTTGTAAGAAGTATTGAAATAAAGAGTTCTCCATAGCTCCTCTAAAAGATATTCTTTCCAATACTGATATACCATCTTTTGTAAATTCTGCTTTACCTCTAGGTATATCTGTATATAATGAGTGAGAACCATTTGGTCCATATGTATTAGCAACTGCTTCACTTGCTATATTTAATACTTCTCTTGCTGATTCTAATGTTTTTTCTCTATCTACTATATTTGTAGTAGTAGCATAGTCTAAAATTGATTGTCTTTGTTGTTCCATTATATTTCCTCCTAATTGTTATCCATATATATCAAAGTCTGTATTATCTGCGAATAAATTAAATACACCTATAGCATGACAAGGTAAATCTACACCTTCATCATATACAAATTTTATATGTCTTTTGTTTGTTATTGGACTATATTTTGTATTATATCCAGTTAAAGCTATTCCTATTTCATGCTCGTGCTTTAATTTATTAGCTTTATAGTCTTCTTCTAGTTGTTTTATTGAACCATATATAATACAAGTATAATCATCATAAGTTTCTGGCTTATTAGTTATTATTCTAAGATTAGGATTATTCTCAGATTGCAATAATTCTAATACCATAACTGCTTCTACTTCATTATCTATGTATATATCCACTCTTTTAGTACCTTTTATAGCAAATGCCATACAAATACCAGTAACTAAGTCTGTTGTTTGTGGATATTCTAGTATAGCTGCATCAATATACTTCAATAAATCATCAATATTATCATAAATGTCTTTTCTTGTTACCTCTCCTTTAGATAACATAGCAAACCAATCTTCATCTTCTCTTGTCATATACTGATAAATACAAGATTCATAGGTACTAAATTGTATAGGTACGAATGACATACCTAAATCTATGAATTTTTTCCTTAAAATATCAGAATGATAGATTGCTATGTAGATAGAAAGGTCAAAAAAATATAATAAATCTCTACCGTAGCAGAGAATATACTCATTTCTCTTGACAAAATCATTTGCGTTCATAAAAAAATCACCCATTTAAGAATATCTAGGTATAGTATACTCATCATATACTATACCTACATTCATTTTAATTTATTTTTCTAATTCAGCTGCTATTTCATCTGCATTTATGTCAGCTTGTTCAGCAACTGGTGTATTTATTGTTCTTTTTGGTCTCTTAGAAGTAGAAGTTCCTGTAGAAATTCCTTGAGTTTCTAAGAATTTACCTAAAGCTTCTTTAATATAGTTCATGTTGTAATTCATAGCTTCTTTAACTGAGTGAGCCATACCAAAACTCAATGCCATTTCAGCTTGTCTTAATGTATCTATGAACTCATATATCTTATTTTCAAATACAACTTCTTCACCAGAGTCAATTTTACCTTCTTCTCTGTTTAAAACAACAGAGTTATCAGTAAATTCATGAAGAATGCTATATTCTAATTGCCAAGTGTCAGTATTAAGTAACTCTAACTTCACATAAGGATTACAATTATATTTTTTACCAGTACCTATAGTTAATATTGCTCCTTTTGTTGTACATACTGATACTTCAGTATTTTCTGATTTAGAAGTACCTTTTAATATAGGGTCAATGAACTTATCAAACCCAAATATCAATGCTCTTATCAAGTGTCTAGGTAAGAACATTCTGCTTTCAGAATCTAAATCATAACTAGATTCTCCTTCTTTTCTTTTATTAATAGGTAAAGCAGGATTAAATTTAATTTCTACTAATTGACCGAAGAAATTTACAGTCAACATAGAAGGGTCTACCTTACTGTCAATATTATAAAATTTTTGTCCAAATGTGTTTGCTGAAGAAGATGTTGTCTTCTTTCCATAATTGTTTTTGTCTCCAAATGCCATTACTATATCCTCCCTTTTATTTATACTAAACATAGTATTTCTATTATTTCTTGCATTGTATAATATTTTCCATCATATTCTACTATAGGAGCACTCATAATTCTTGTAGCACTTCCTATTTTCATTAATTCTTTTTGGTCATCACTATATTCATATTCAATCTTATTATTATCTAAGATATTCTTTAATGATATACAGTTACCACAATTTTGTTTTCCATAAACTTTTAATTTTACATCAGTCATTATCTATTCAACCCTTTCTACAATTTATTTCTTTGTATCATTTTGTTGCTTAGATAATGGTTTTCTACCATACCTTGCTAATTCTTGTTCAGACATCAATTCAAAATGAGGTCCATCATAGAACTTTTCATCTGTTGTAATTCCATTCATATTCCAATCTGCTCCTCTTCTTGCATCTATTCCTAATTCCTTAGCACATTGTATTAAAACTTCTCCTACTTTATTGAAAGCAGCTAAATCATTCCAACCATTAAAAGGATAAGGAAGAAAGTCAAAAGCTCTTGCTGGATATTCACAATGCTTACTGTTCATAGTTTGTGAAGCTCCTTTCTTTACAAGTTCTTTTTGTCTTTCTTTTGTCCTATGTCCTTCTATTATAGAGAAATCTATTCTTTGGATAGCTAACTTAGCTATCTTAATTAAATCTGGATGACAATCCTTTAATAACGCTAAGCTCTTAGCACTAAAACTTGGCATAAAAACCACGCTCCTTTAATGTGTATTGTTTGTATTAAAGGATTGTTTTAACCATAAATTTATCTAGCTTTTGTCTTACTCCAAGATAGATTCTCCACACCTCTATTAGTTAGATTAGCAAATACCATATGGTCATGTTTATTATATCTGAAATTTATTCTTATATCTATCTTTACATCTGAGCTATCTTCTAGAGAATCTATTAATTGTCCAAATATGCTAAAGAAAGCATTATTATATTTATAGATAGGTATCATTTTTACATTATCAAAGTATTTATTATACAATGAGCTAAAGAATACTGTATTGAATAAATCATCTACACTTTTTGTAGATAATTCTTTATTCTTACTTAGAATATCATAGGCATTGTCTATATAGGTATTCTTGTATGTAAATTCTTTTGGTTCATTTAAGAATGTACTGAATGTATACATGAAACCTTTCTCATTTAATATATTACCCATATCGGTTAATATATCATTAGCTCTATCTGTTATCAACTTACTAGGAAACTTCACTTGTAGTTTTATCTTCTCTACTGTGAAAGTTGTCTTATCTTTCTTTATCTTATTTCTTATCCAGTTTACTAAAGTTTGTTTATCTTCATCACCTTTATAAGAAAAAATATTTGCACTACTAATACTATCTAAATTATAGACATTACTAAATAAATCCTTATAGTCATTACACAATTTTACATGGTGCTCAAACTTAGTACTATCGAATTTATTATTCTGTCTATCATCATTAAATATTCTACTAAATGAAGTTAGAGGTGGTATATCCATATAGATATAATTAACTTCATAATTACATATCCTTCTTTCTAACATTACATCTCTATCAATATTAAGCAATAAATCTTTTCTATCATTTCTTAATGCTTGATATATAAATGCACTAGCATCCCATCTATCTGTTATTAGAACATCATCTACCTTAGCTAGTATGTCTAGTCTTGATTCTTTTACTACAGCTATCTGTTCAAGAATAGATAAATCTGTATCTATTAATTTCTTTCTATATTCTCCTGATGGTTGAGCTGTATAATTCAACCATAGACAATATCTACTGAATTCATTTTTAAGGTGTTTGATAAGGGTAGTTTTACCTACCCCATCAGGACCTTCTATTGCAAATACTTGTACCATACTATAGTTTACCTCCTATGAAATTCATTAAATAATAGAATTCTTTTAATCCAAACTCTATTCTATTTCTTGTAATATAAGATAAATCATTCTCATCTCTTATTTGAATTATTTTTGGCATATTTTTATCTCCTATTACTGTAAAATCACCTCTAGATTTGAATGTGAAACCAGATGCTGCTTTATGTCCACCACCATTTCCACCAAATAATGTACCTAAATAATTTGCTATACTATATGCTGGTATATCATAATTATCATTTGTATATACTGAAGCACCATACAAATTATAACAAATTACAACATCAGTATCTGGATTATGTTTTATATATAGCTCTTTTACTCCAGTAGCAAATTTCCAAGGAATAGGTGCTAATAATACTTTATGTGATTTACCACTAGAACTGTATACAATTATTCCTAAATCTTTTATTTTATTGAATTCATTAATTAATAATTCCTTAAATTGTAAATAGCATTCATCTATTGTAGGCATCATAGCTTTTAATAAATCATAATCCTCATTACCTACTTCAGTAGTTTCTTTTAAAGCATCCCACATTTTAAAATATATTAATTTCTCATTTTCAATTATCTTATCCACTGTTCCAATTTTTTGCCCTAATAAGCTTTCATAAGAATCTGGTTCATATCTCTTTTTCCATAAGAATGTATCCCATAGATTAACAGCATTAGACATAGTAAACATTTTTCTTCTGAATATCTCATATAATAAACTATCATCAACAAATCTATCTAAAACTGCTTCATATGTCAATGTAGCACCACACCAGTCATCAGTAGTTCTGTTACAATATCCTTTTAATCTACTTCCAACTATTTCTCTGATTCCTTCTTCTGATACAGCATTTCCTTCATGATGGTCATACCATGAGAATTTTACTCTATCATCAAAATTCTTTTTAATATCATTTATTATATAATCATGATTAGGAATAAACATTCTATCACATATAACAAACTCAATTTCATAATAATTCCCAGCTTTATATCTAGCATATGATTCACTTACTAAATCCCAAGTGATGTCAGCTTGAGGATTTCTTTCTAAATACACTACAAAGTTATCTCCTCTTAGTTGTGCTTGAAAAGCAAAATTGATAGCTGAAGTAACCCCATCCATATCAGAATGTGATATTATAATCCAAAGCTTTTCTCCTCTTCTTCCACTACATTCATGAGTATAGCATTTTTCTTCTAATAAAGCATCCTCAAAACATTCATCAAATACACTTGTCACACATTTAAATTCATTTGGATAATTAACCATTTTACTTCCATCCTTTCTTACTCTTATATGAGTCTATTTTTGATTTTTAATTGTATATAATATTTAATAATTTGCTGTCATATTCATCATCTGACGAATAAACCGTTTTTACAATATTACCATCTTTATCTGTCACAATGATAATATTTTTATTGTTATTATAGAAGATTTTACCATCTCTGTTCTGATATAAAAAGATAGCTGAATTTGCTAATGACAATATTTTATTCTTAGCAATATTGATATCCAACATTGGACAAAATCTTTCTAAATATCTTTCTACTGCATGATTACTTACTGTTTTCATACTTCTAATCTCCTCCTTTCTTTTGGAGTAAATAAGCAATACAAATCTCTTTTTCTAATCTCTTCTCTGATTTCTTCTAGATATTCAGCACTATCACTATAATCTTGAACACCTAGTTCATTATTAATCTTTATTGCTTCTATTGTTCCATAGTACTCATTGACGATTTCATCATCGTTCATCTCATTAAATTTTGACATATTAGTTACCTCCTTTTCTTATTGTATCACTTATATAATATATAAAAAATAATAGAGTTAGATTTTACTCTAACTCTATTAAGGACTTTAAAGTCCTCTCTTTTTAGCCACTAAACTTATAAATCCTTCATTACTTGCTTTACTCATAATTTCAGGCATTAAATCTAGGTTTACGATAGGGTCTATATCTTCAACCTTTTCTATTGTATTGTGTTTAGTTTCTTTTATTAGAGATGACTTAGTTTCTTGTATCATGTGTTTCAACATCTTCTCTGCAATGAAATCTCTTTCTTTACATAAGTCAGTTAATACACATTTAAGATTATCTTTATTCAGATAACAGCTTTCTAAGTCAAATCTGAAATCTGATTTAAATATTACTTTTGCTCCTTCACCATAAATTTCTTTGTCTAAATTATCTTTGTATACTTCAGGCTCTACCATATTATCATCAAAGAAATTATTAGACATATTATTTATTGGACATAAGTTACCAGATAGTCCTGGGTCACCATTACTACTTGTACTTATATCTAATCTACCCATATGTGATGGGTATATTCTTCTATAGCTATCAGGAACTTTATTTGTTTTATTCCCTAATGTACTAATCCCCTTTGTAGTGTATTTAAGGGTATCAAATACACTCATATCATTTACTGAGTTATCATATTTAAGTAAAGGAGATTCTTGCATCTTATATATTAAGTGTGTAGGCTTAATACTTAATGCATTCTCTAATTTATTCATATCTACTTTACTTTCCTTTAACAATTTATAAAGTTTTATTGATACCTCATTAACTATTTCTGCTGCTAAGTATTCTGCTATTCTAACTCTCTTATTAGACAAATTATAATTATCCTTTTCTAATAGAGAATCGAAGTTTTGTAATATCCATCTTAGTACAGCATACATATCCTGTTTATTTTCAGGTTTTAATCTTAGATTTTCCTGTGTTATGAAATCTAAGGATATATCGAGACTATATAAAGAAGATTCCCCTTTCTTTTGTAATGTGTTTGCTAGTGTTGATGTAGTAAACTTCTTACCTAGCTTCTTTATCCAATGGTCTCTATTTAAAATATCTACTCCATCTTTAGTTCCTATTATCTCTTTATTCATAAGCATAGCTATTATTGATTGTAAATATTTATCTGTTTCTAATCTATTCTTATCCACATGACAATATAAACTATTACCTAGCTTGAATACTACAATATCCTCACTATCTGGAATTTCATATTTTAATATTCTAATAAACTCAGTTACATCTAAATAAGTCAATCCATCTATTAATCCATCTTTAGCTAAAAAATATAGTATAGGTGGTAATGATGTTCCTTGTTTACCATATTTTATTTCATATGTGAAATTATTCAATTTCCATACATTGCCTTTAGTATCCTCTACCTCAACTTCTGATTTTATAACTCTTATAGGTGTACGGAGTGTTTTAAGCACTACCGTATCACCATTCATAACATATGTAGAGTTTTCCACCACTTGGTAGATTGGATATAGTTTATTACTATTAATTAGATAATAGTACACATTGTATGGTTTAGGTATTAAAAGATTAATTGTTTTCTCTTTTGTCTTACCTTCAAGATTTATTTCAAATACTACTTCTAGTAGATTATATCTACTATCAGCTATACTTCTTGTATTATCTAGCATTTCTTTTAACTGCTTCTTATACATAAACTTCTCCATCTCAAATTTGTTTATGTCTATTTTTCTTTCATCAGTTATAAGTATTGCTGACTTCATCTTATAAGGACCTAATCTTTCATAATCTTTTAATACCATTATTATATATCTTACTAATTCCTCATTCCTATTTGAGTAAATTAAGTTCTCATTGAATCTCCTATCTGGGAATTTCTCTGAGTGTAATTTTGATATATTGATGTCCATACTAATGTCTCCTTATTATCCTCTCATGTTTCTTAATAATATTCTTAATGCTCCTCTAAGATTATTGTTGTTTAATTCAAGTTTTAATTTATGTAATGCCATACCATTCATTCTTAATAATGTATCTTTAAATACACCATAGAATGATGTATGTATTACATTTATTCCTTGAATTATTTCTAGCCTTTCTTGTTTAGTCACATAGTCTGGCTTGTAACTTTCAACAAGATGTGGGAATTCTTCAGCTGAATCTTCACCTATTATTGGGTTAGGATTTTCTTGTTTACATTTATTTGTATTTATAGGTCTGTCTTTTATTCTATATTCAAATCCAAATCTATGGCATAATTTTTCTATATCTAATGTTGGTGAATCAGTTTTGTCTATAAATGCAGTACAACAAACTCCTTCACCTTGCTTATTTGATAATTCAAATTTCATATGTCTATACATTGTCATATTAGATACATTAGCAAATAAAAATAATTCAACATCACTTGTCTCTACTGCTAAATTAATATTTTCTATTTTAGGGATATCTGCTTTTATCTTAGCTATTAATTCATCTGCAAATTTAGAAGCATTGTCAATTGTTTCAAATACTATTATTACACTGTCACCATCAGTGCTATACCCAGCTTCTAATATACTATCATCAATAGCTATGCTATCCATTAATTTATATACTTCTTCTGAATTATCTAATACCTTTTTAATTCTATTTACCAATAAGTATGCTTTCCCTGATTCTATAACTACTTCTTTAGAAGGTATTTCTTCATCAGTATTTTCACAACATCCTTCTCCTGTTTCTTTTGTTAAACATTGTATTGCTTCTAATACTTTATCTAATGTAACTTCATCTAAACCAACCATTTTACCATTTTCATCTACTTTCAATTCTAGTGCTTTAATCATTATTCATCCTCTCCTTCATTTTCATTATTATTATTTTCTAATCCTCTAAACTTGTTTACCATATCAATAGCATCATTTGTAAATATGCTATCTTTTTCAAAATCAAATCCAGCAGAAAAAGCTACAACAGGTTTACCCATTGGATTTCTAGCTCCTTCTTTATCTTGTAATATAAGACAGTATTCTAAGTCTAATATATCAGTAAGAGTTTCAAATCTCTTATTAGTTATATTACCAGTAACTAGAGATTTATTCATATTATTCAAATCATGAATTTTATCAACTCTATCTGTGAATGCTGTTAGAGGCATTCTCTTTTCATTTAATACTCTTTTAATTCCAGTTGTTAGAAAGTTATCTATTAATGGGTCTTCAGATATTACTACACTTCCACTACTACCATCATAAATATCTTTCATATCACTAATACCACTGTCATGGTATTCTTTAGTAATGTCATTGAAGTTATCTCCAATTTCCATTTCCACATTCTCTACTTTAAATACTTCTGCTAGTTCTTTATCTGTTATCTGATAGCCATTCTCATTAGTATATGAGATACCAAACTCGTCTGTATATACATTAGGATAATAATATCCTTCATGTAAGACTACTTGGTTTAATTCAATATTCTCAGGAGTATTAACATAGAATATCCCTTTTGAATTTTTAATGTACATTTGAATATCCTCCTTATTATTAGTATAAAAAATATATCCCTTTTTAGCAAGGGATATATTTAATTCTTGCTTTTTCGACTTCATGTAATATCTCACTATTTTCTTTAGGTCTTATTAGAAAGATATTATTAGAAACCGATTTAGCAGAATTAGTAGTACAATCATACTGATCTATGAATACTCTCGCAACATAGAAATCAGTATTATTGTTTTTAAACTTTACTACATCAGTAGTAGAGTTATATAAAACACCATCATTATTTATTATTGATGTAGTATATAGATTATTATTGTAACTTATACCTTTTATTAAAAGGTATATTAAATTACTATTATAATTTAAACTCTTTAAATATGTATAATTACTACTTTCATAAAGAGTTTCCTCACAGATAGGTAATGTCTTTACATAACCTGTCTTTATTGATACATATATTCCAAATTTTAAATCTTCTCTCAATATTACCAATGATTGCGTATTAATAATATTAATGAAATATTTCTTTTCTTCTATTAATAGAGTGTGTTGTTGAATAGCATTCTTTTCTCCTGAAATGATATTCAACATCACCCCATCAATATAATTCTTTAATTTATCATAAACTTCTTCACTCATTTCTAATCCTTCAACTAAGGTAGTGTAGAAGTTCCTATTATAACTATCAAATTCTTCAATAGTTTTAAATAGTCTCTTAGTTTCCATATAATTTCATCTTCTCCTTTTCATCTTTATATTTTTTTATTATTTTAATTTGGAAGTATTATAATGACAAAGACGCAGACTACTAAGAGAGAAGATGAAACTAATTAACTAAGATTATTTTTCTTCTTTCTCTTTCTTTTCTGCTTTCTTATCTTCTGATTTTTCTTCCACCATAGCATCCGATTTAAGACGCTTTTTGATTTCTTGGTCAGCTGTTATAGATAATACTTTATCTGGAGTAATACTATATTCTGCTACTCCAGGTATAACTACTTTCAATTCCTCATCTGTTACATTTTCTTCTAGGAATTTTTTAGTAGCTAATAGATATCTAACTATTAAAGTTTTAATCCATTCTACTCCAAGTTTCTTAGATAAATTTCTAATCATGTATTGATATATTCTATCTACATAATCTGATTCATGGATATTTTCATGAACTACAACTTCCTTTTTATCTGTAGGTACATATTCACCAAATCCTACAGATATAACAAAGTTTCCATCTTCTTTGTCTTTTCCTGGTAAAGCTTTAACTGCATAATGTCCTACAACTTTTCCATATTCTTCTGGTGATAAGTCAGTAATATCTAATACAAAAGTATTATTATTATTCTTTTTAGCACCAAGTACATATCCAGCAACTATAAATGGAACTGGGAATGTATCCTCAATTTCATCTACCTTTATAGACAATTTGTCTATAGTTAATTCCTTTTTTACAAATTCTAAAAATTCTCCATCCTTAAATAATTTTTCAACCATTTCTAAATCCTCCTTAAATTAAATTTTTATTATCATTATTTTCTAATGGTTCACTACTATAATATATTATCAAAAATAAGATAGATAATAGAGTAAGTCAAATTATGAACTTACTCTATTACTACTTATTGACTGATATTTAAAGCTGTATTAATTAGTTAGATACTATATTATTTTTAATAATCTTATTGATTACCTACAATATCTTCAACTGCTTCTTCTACAGTCTTACCTTTTTCTATTTCTTCATTTAATTGGTCTACCCTATCTTGTGCTAAGATATTTGTAACTACTGTAGGATTTTCAAAGTCTAAATCTGCAAATAAGTCAGGACAATAGTACATAGCTTTTTCTATTGTAAATAAATCTGGTTGTCCATTAGCTTGTATATCTTCCTTTTCCTCTCTTAACCATTTTGCATTTGTTTCTAGAGGACCATATTCTACTTTCTTTAGATTTCTATCTATTTCATCAGTATCTTCAGAATAGTCGAAGTCTTCTAGAGTTCTTCTGTCTTCTCCTACTGTAGGTCTTTTACAGATATCTTCAAATTTATCTTTAGCTTGTTTAAGTAGTTGGTTATTGATATAGAAATTTCTAGCTTCTATTATTTCTATATCGTTATTTCTACACATATTGTACATTAATCTAACAGCAGTATCTGACATCATTTCTGATGAGAATACAGCTAGTCTGATATTTATTTCAAAGTCTAATGGCATTAATTCACCATAAGAAATTTCACAAGTACATTCTTTTTCTTTAGCAATGTTTTCCATAAATACTGCTGATACAGCAGCTCCTAATACTGGTGTTAATCTAGTATTAGGTTGGTTAGGGTCATAATTATAATATCCAGTAGAATTTCTTAAGCCTTCCATACCTAAGAACATTCCAATTTCCATATTATCTGTAGTATTGATAATATCTAGGATTAGGTCATCATTGTAACCAAAGTCTCTTAATTCTTTTATTACACCTCCCATATCTAAGCTTTCTAATGTTAGACCCATTATTGCTAATAATTCAGGTTCTTTGAAGAATAATCTCATAATCTTATTTCTTAATCCAAGATGATTTTTCTTTAATTGCACCATAGAAGTTTGGTTAAATATCATATTTAGTACATTCATTGTAGCTTCATCATTACCATACTTTTCAACAAATTTTGCTTTTAAATTTTTAGATGATATAATTCTTGATGCTGCTGCAAAGAATCTCATGTATAGATGATACATTTGTAGAACAAACTTTCTTTCTCCTGCTTCTTCTCCTTTCTTTGCTATATAGTCTCTCATAGCTGGATGTATAGCTATGAATTTATCACTTTTAAGTAATTTCATTATACCTTCTTCAGATACAGATAATCCTCTTCCTAAGTAATCTATATCTTCATATTGAATACCTAAGTAATCTGCTAAGTCATCTTTATAGAAATTTACGAATAATAAATCTCTAGGGTCTTTAACTCTTACAGATAAATCACTTAAAAGTTTCTTGAATTCAGGTTCTTGTCTACCTGATACCACTTGAAAGATTTCAGTAAATCTTTCTTTTAATGTAGGTTTTTCTGGAATATTTAATAATTTAGGTTCTATTACAACATCAGGTATATTTAATTTTTCATTGTTTACTTTTTCAGATACTTCTTCTACTCTATTAGGAGCCCCATCAACTCTAGATACTATTACAGTATCTCCTACATTTATTTTCTTGTCATTTAAATCTTTTAAATCTCCAACTTCAGCATTTATCATACTGTCATTGTCTACTACATCTGCATCTATAGTTATAACATGCTTACCATCAATCATGTCATAGTTGAAATCTTTTATAGTAGCTGATACAAAATCATGATCTACTATAAAAGCTGCTTTTTGTGCTTTTTCCATAGATGAACTCATATCCATACAGAATACTCCTATTGAAGTAGGTCTACTAGAATTTCTTTCATTTTTGTAGTGTTTATTATAGAAGTCTATATTTAATTGATGTAATAGTTTGTCTTGTGTATCAGTAAGAATATTTATAGTTGCCATTTTCCATTGGAATGGAGAATCATATAAACCACCTGGAGAATACATCTTATTTAATGAATCATATGTATTTCCATTGTCTTCCATATATACTGGTACAAATTCAATATGAGAAAAATCATTATCTCTCATAGCTAATAATGTTAATTCTCTTATTGTAAATCTTTTCATATTGTATTTTAGTATGTAATCTTTTAAGAATAATGTATTGATATATGCTTGTACATATACAGTATTTGAAAGATTAACATCAAATGGAAGTCTGAAGCATTCTTCTTTTGATGGATTTACATAATCTACTACATATATTGCATTATTTACTACTCTTCCATATACAGCATCATACAAAGGAGTAGTCATTATAGTTTTAGTCTTTGTACCAATATCTTCTTTATAAAAAGGCATATTTGATAAATCTGTAGTATATACCTTAAGGTTATTATTACAATATCTTCCTATACCTTTTTCTTCATCTACATCTCTACCAACTTTATTAGCTTGGTTTGGAATACCAGAAACCTTTTCTAGATTTTCTGCTTCTTCTTTTATTTCTTTCATTTTTTCAGCATAGCATTTAGCTGTTTTGTCTTCTTTCTTTTCTTCTTTAGTTTCAGTAGCTTCTACTTTAACTCCATTAGCTGCTTCTTTCATTTGTTCTATTGTGCCTCCTTTTCTCATTATTTCTATAGCTCTTCTAATATCAGCCATAGGTTTACCATTATCTATCATTTCATCAATGATTTTATCTTTTTCTAAATCTTCTGGTGTTTGGTCACCATCAAATATACTTCTACCTTCTTGTGCTCTTCTTGAGTGTTTATCCACAAGCATAGTATTAGCTTCTTCTAGAGCAGCATTTAGCATATCACTGTCTAATGGTTGAGTAAATTGTGCTTCATCAGCTACTTCTCTTAATTTCATATCATTGACTTCTACTTCTCTTAATCTTTCATGTCCATCATTTATTTCAGTATTTCTTGCCTTTATATTTTTCTTTCCATTTTTATTCTTTTGTAATTTTGCCATTTTAATTCCTCCTATTATCTTTTAAATTTTAACAAAATAAGCCTGTAAGAGAATAACTCTTACAGGCAGTCTATTATCTATATTATCCCATAACTACAGTTGCTTCATTTACTTTTCTATTAAGTACTGAGTCAGTGTAGTTTACTAATCTTAATGTACTATTTAATTCTATAATTATAGCAGATATATTATTGTAATAAGCTCTGTATTCTTCTCTTACTTCAGCATCTACTTTCTTATAGTTATAAATGATATCATTAAGTATTAACAAAAATTCATCTACTAGTTTAGCATAGTTTATTCTATACTTTCTAGTGATGTCTACCATAAATAACCCCTCTTCTATTGTCTCATTAGTTTCTGATACTTTATCCTCTACTATTAATTGTCTTGCTTTTTGGATATAAGTAATATCAGGATAATTCGATATATCATCTGAATTGAATGGTTTATCTACTATACTTCTACAATCAAATGTATCAAACAATTCCTCATCAACCTCATCTAATGCTTCTCTAGAAGTATCTTCATCTTCACCAATAACAGCCATTGAAGGTTTATATTGGTTATTAACTTTCTCTTCCAAATCTCTCATTGGTCTATTTACATATTTTTCAACTATTCCATTACATAATAATAATATAGCATCTGAATTTATTACAGGATGGAACATTTCTGAGTTCATCACTAGTTTTATACTTTCTAATTCATTATCTGGTCTTTGTTCCATATCTTTAATGAATTGGTATATATTCTGTTTTATCATACTCATTTTGTTTATAGTACTGTCATCAAATTCAATTCCAATCTCTGTTATTTTCTTTTCTATTGTAATCAAACAAAACGCTGCTAAGACATCTTCTATTGTTAAATCATCTTTTTTGATTTTATAAATATTGTCTATCAAAGTATCCATCTTTTTATCAATCTCTAAAAATAACTCTTTCTCATTACTATTTGTGAACACTCTACTATTTTTATAAATATCTAATACTAATTTTAAATTTT